AATAATTGATTCGTTAGCAGTTTCGCTAGGAACGACGCCAATATTTACCGGCTGTGAAAAGTTTCCACATTTATCAGCTGTGACAAGAGAATAATAGCTGACTACATTATTTTCTATATTCCGATCAACAAATTCAAAATCTGTAGAATTACCAACATAAACTAATACAGCAGAATTACTTACTTTTTTGAGTCACCATCGATAATTGGGCTTCCTTTATCTGACCAATATACTAATATTTTGAGAAACATTTTGATCATCAACCCTCATCCCATAATATATATGCTTTGGCATTTCCAGTGACAAAGCGTACATTATTTAATTGAGGAAGATAAGATAAAGTTATAGCTGCATTTTTTGCATTTATATTTTCAAATTCAGGTATTGAGATTTGCAGCTCTGGAGAATCTGATGAAAGACTTGTATTTCCCAGAACGTTTTGAGTATACAATCTGAAGTAATAATTACGCAAATGAACATAATCAAATGGCAAAGCTACGACTGTTTCGCCTGCTATTGCGGTTTTTGCATGCACCTCAAGGCCATCATATTCATTATTTATATGTTCTCCGTAACCGTTTAATATTAAATACGGCTCTGTAATTACTTCGGATGTAGCTCCGGTTGCTTGCGGTTCTTGATAATCAAAATTAGCAGTACCAATAGCTTCCTTGCGTATAATTTTTACATTTCCACCCTGATAATTAAAATCTTGGCTAACAAAGTATTTTAATATTACTAATCTGTCGCCGTTGTCAACTACTTTTCTTGCCAATGATGTTGGCATTTCTGATGCAGCAAAAATATAGCTTTCGCTACGTATAGTATTATGGACGCTTATTTCCGTAATTTTACCAAGAAATTGATTTTCTGCCCCACCAATATAAACATTCATTCCGGATTCGCTATACTTGATACCTTTTGTCAAAGATCCAGTGCCAGAAAAACACCATCCAAATAGAAATTTGCATATAAAAGATCAGTATCAAAACAAACCGTTACATGTTGCCATTTACCTAGATCCAAAACCCCTTCACTTACGGCAATAGTTACATCATCTAACGTAAATGTTAATTTACCATTTGTGTCAATTCCAAATTTGTACGACAAATTACTTGTTGCATAATCTTCTCTTGTGAAAATATTTCTATTTTGCGAAAAATTAAATGCATAAATCCAAGCTATAATGGTAAAATTATTCGAAATAATTTTATTGCTCGAATCCATACCAGAAAAATATGTTGAGCCGTCAAGTCGCAAACCGCTAGTGCCATCAGGAACATCAGTGCTACTCAGCCAAATTGTATCATTTTTATTACTAGTAAGTATCAAATTCGAATCTGAAAAATCATACAGAACATTCTCGTCAGCTTCGTTCATGTGCCAAAGGCCAACAGTGTTGTTATCGCGTTTACGACCAGTTCCTGTAATTATTCTATATGTGAAATTTCCAGCACCTCTTGGCAATATTTTCTCATGCGTAGTAACTTTAAGAAATTTTCCTCGGCTAAATACGCCATCAACATTATAGGTATAAGCGGCATAATAATAGGTTTGGTTTGTTTCAAGATTCTCATCTAAAGCCCGCTGAAACAAGCCTTCAGAAACTACATCTCCATCTAATGGATTTTCTGGATATCCGTCCAATTTTCTCACAATACGCACACCCGCATAGCCGCTTTCCTGATCTGCAAAAAGGCTTGAGACACTGCTGCAACATTACTTGTATTTACTTGATCTGATTCTACAACAGCAAAAAATCAAGTTTGATTGGGGCTGCTCCATAGGTTGCTAAATTATATCTTACCTCACCTGGATAAGTAGCTTCCAACTTTATCAATCATTTTTTTCGTTAATACGTGCCGCAATCCAGTATTATCATTCCAGCTCTGAGAACCACTCTGATCCACCACAACCGAAACTAATCTATTAGATAAACCTAAAGCCACTTTATCTGTTGACTCATCAATATTTACAATTTTAGTTTGTACAAAATTGGGAGAAAGTTTGTTGTCGCTAAATTTTTGCACATCTAATGATATCGATGTTGCGGGTGGAATGATAATTTTTCAGATTTAGTATCTAAAGAGTTGTGAAATGTAAAATATTTTACCGCATATTTACTGTCACAATTTATAACATAAGAACTTGCCTTCGTCATCATATGTCAATACACATGTATTTGCAGAAAGAACCGACTGATCATCAGCGTAATCCCATGTAAGATACTGCGTATCGCTTGATCCCGACACGAAAAAGGCCTAAAGCATAATTGCCCGAAAAATCTATATCATTTGTACCAGGTATAGATTTGAGAACAAAATTGTACCAATTGTCTCTAATTATTTCATTTAGAGTAGTTTTATAGCCATAAAAATTCAGGGTAGATATAATATTATTTTGAGCATTCAGATTGAATAATTTACAATGCAACGTGCAAAAAGCATTTTTGAAATGAAGATTTGTTGGTAATACATTACTTTGCGTTACTACTATAGTATCAATGTAATAATTTGCGGTAGTTGGCTGTAAAGTAATATCTATTTTTTGTCATCTTTTTAAATATCAAATCAGTGGATATCCACTGCCAAGCATCATCAACTACAAGGTTTTCTGTGGTTTTTTGATAGATACCATCAATAAAGCAATTCAAGTGAAAAGTATTTTGTCCGCCATTTTTCTTTATTCGCAAATATATATAATGCTTGCCTGCAGATGCTTTAATTGGATATGTCATATACCCAAATTGTTGTGAAGTTCCTGACTGTCCTACTTCCATACATCCAGCATGTAGAGAGCCAGAAATATTTGGATTAAAAATTATATAATTTTCATCTTGCGATAAATAGGAAAAATTAGCTGCACTAAAAGCAACATTGCTTCCTGATGGCACTATGAAAGCTGCACTGCTATCAATTGAACCAACTGTTCTTATATAAACTGATGCCTTAGTTAAATTCATGCTTGAACATACCTTATTTTTTATTTACAAGAGGATATGCATCTTATACAATTATTTTCATCAATATCTTGCAAAACTAGATAATTATCGTCAACGCAATCTTGAACCAGTGGCGAGTTTTTTGATATAACTTTCTTTACTCAATTGATAATTATTGCCACCAAATAAATATGTGTCAGTTTGCGTTTTTAATATTTTATGTAAATTACCTAGCTTTGATTGGTTTGTCACAAAATCAGAACCATATTGTATATATTTGCCATCACTTAGAGCGATATATGCAACCTGTTCATGTACGAATATGTCATTAATTGCAACAGACGCAGAAAGTTCTAAATCTTCAAAAACATCAAGTAGCTGCAGCTGCAATCTACCACTATAGAACGTGCCATTATCTTGATACAAACCAGCATTAGTGCCGACAAGTATCTTGTTTTTAAATTTACTAATTACGTTAATCGTTTTACCGGAAACTCTACCCAAGCTATTCCATGAATACACCATCATTAGTAGACAAAATTGCTGAAGCATTTGTTATTGCAAAAGCAGAGTCAGGAACAATCATCTGCAAAATAGGATCATTTGTTGTGAGCACTTTCACAAATGAAGAGGCATCTAGCTGCCTAGCATAGATACCCGTATCTCCGCCCACAATTATAGTATTATTCCTAAAAATTAAAAAACAATTCAATTTATTGGGCAGTCCTGTTATATTTTCTTTTGTAACAGCTTCAGTATTGATATTATATTTATAGATATATCTTTCATCCAAAATGTAAATATAATTATCAAATCTTTTTATATCAACGATTTGCAATAATTTATCTGCGGATAAATTAATTTTTGATATTGAATTTGTAATTTCATCAATAACAATTACGCCACCATATCCGCCTACCCATATTTGTTTTTTATCTACGTAAGCAAAAATTGATTTGGGATAAGGTATAAGTAAATTTTTGTTCCCTGCATCTAATTCAAGATTATAGTCAATTGTGGAGTTTATTCGATCATAAAAATTATTATTTTTTGGCACTATGTATTTTGCTTGATATTCCGGAGCTGTAAATTTTTGATAATTAGGATATAGTTTTTCTTGCCCTATGCCTCCGCAAATAACATTTGCATGATGGATTTGACTTAAGTGTGATGGCATACCAGAATTAACCCATTCAAGAGTGTCTTCAACTGTTATATGTGGCAAACCAACATTAGTCAACGAAGGATTACGCACGCTTATTTGCATTTTATCATATTTTGTGACCGATTGGGCCAAACTTAAAGTTCCGTCCGTAGAGTTTGCTATGCCCACTATTTCATGACGAGCATAGTTTTCTGGAAATTTATCTCCAACAGATCCAGTAAATGTGTATTTGTATCTTGGGTACCCGAAACCAGCAACCTTGTCACTGTTGATTGTTCCACCTAAAGATGCGATTCTGTACTTGCCAAATTTAGCAACTTTAGTTCTGCTTGCATATTCAGCTGGAATTTTAGTGTCAAATCCTGGAATTATTTGCGTTGTTGGATCTATAGATAATAAAACATCTTCATAATCAAAATAACTTAAAGGCAGAGGACTTGGAGGTGCGTAAGTTATTTTATGAGAGAACTACTGTAGCTTCGATATAATATGCTGCATTATAAAATTTTTGTAGCTACTTCAGCCATTTCTTGCAATGTAATCTGTCTATTGCCTAAAACGGTCCACCAAATAATCCCTGTGCAACCTACTTTAAATGCAGCTTTTATTTAAAAAATCACAAATATCATCATTCAAAGTTGCTTCTTGACGTAAATCTTTTGGCCATGTAAATATATATGTCTTTTTTTGCTTTTCTTCCAATTTCCATACAATCGCGCAAACTCAATAGGTAAAACAATTTTTCCTGAATTGGATCGCCTTGTCTTCTACCGTTTTGTGTGATTTGCAAAGGAATATCATAAGGCGCTTGTTTGTTGAAATAGGTAAAGAGAAGGCGCAATATAGTCAAAAGATTTTATCCATTCATCCCAATAAAACATTTCTTGCTCAGCAGCACTTATTTATAACATCTGGATTTGCTTTACCAAAATTCAAACCGTCTAATCGCCATGAATTAGCCTCTGGATTAGCTGCATAAAAACCTATTTTTTACGTTAGGTCTAACTTCTCTGATGGTTTTATTTAATTCCTGCATATAATAAAGCCAACGGCTCGCCCATGTTTTTTGTAAATAATCACTTTGTTGGGCTTCATTTTTATTTACAGACCAACCCCCTGGGTTAACCTGATCTTCAACCCATATCCACCAATTTCTTAATGTTCTAGGAGCTAGACCAGAATTTGGTGAAGACCTAAACAGTCTTGTTGTTGCCGTATCAAACATATCAAGACCATAACCAATAGATACTCTGTAACTAGATCCGTCTGGGGAAGTTAATGCCATTTCAAAATTATGAAATATGTCTCCATCATACGATTCCGACAAATAGCGCCAGCTGGTCTAAAAATTCCACGTAAATTATTAGCGAGCGTTTGTTTTGCTTTATTAAGTTTGTCCTCTTGATACAACCATAATAGAGAGTCACCACTCATAGATTGTAATTCATTTCCAATTGCCGAACAAGGAACCCATGCTTGACAGACTACCCGAAGGCAAAGACCAGTCATAATATGCATCGAACTGATATAAACCCATCATATTTTTTACTTTTGGTGGATTTGCGGTATAACTTTTATGAAAATCATCTGGAACACAAACTTTTCTATTCAAAACTGGATCAGCTACTCTACATACCGAATCATTGCCTATAGGATGCACGCTTGAATATAAAACAAAATCATCTTTCCAATTGATCTTGTTTGGATATAGACATTCATTTCTAACTATTCTACCAATAGTAACCGGCACTGCTTGATATTTATTTTCTATTAATTGCACATAAGAATCATAAGCTTGTCTTGTTTGATCATTATTTCCAAAATCAGCATACCAAGAATCAATAGACATATATACCCATGGATCGAAACCTTGCAATAATAAATCTAAAAACCAATCACGACCACCTTTGGCATAATCACTGCTCAGAAACTCTGAACGATCAATATAGCTAGGCACGGCTAAATTATACAACGAGTTGTCGTTTTTACTCAAAACACTAAGAGTTGAAGACGAATAAGACCTTCTCCAACCTTCTAAATAGTTAAACACATAACGATCGGACAAGTTGTTAGGAATATTTGATAAAGACAAGCCACTTGAGGCAATTAATCCTCCGTCATCAAAGTTGTTTTTTATACTACTTAGATGTTGCGGATTATTAATATTAAAATTTTGAGCAGCTTCACTATAACTACCTAAATTTACCTTTTTTAACGCATCAGGAGCAGCAAAAAAATACGAAAATTATTTTCAGATTCCCATTGCTTTAGCTCTGCCAAAGTATTTCGCAAATTGATTGGTAAATTTGCAAAATAAGATGGATTGCTTCCAGTGTCATTATTGCCCCATCCAGATATATTAAATAGCATGGCAGCCTTATATCCATGTAATTTTAAGAGTGCCAAATCTAAAATATTGTCTAATAATTTTTCCAACCAGATACATTTTGTGGATTTACAAAATTCTGACCAGGTAACGGCACCAAGCCATTCAGGCTAGATTTGGTAGCAGTTTCAAATAGATAATATCTTCTTGGATTATCTTTAGCTTGAAAATATGATTTAGGAGCATTTGCTCCGCCTAAACTAACGCCATATATTCTTCCGCTCACTCTAGGCCCATGATTTGCATCAGGATAATTTTCCCAGTACCAAGCAAAATATGGTTCATACGAACACAGAGCTGCAATTTTCCTATAGGTAAGATTGCCATGCCTTGTGATTGGAGCATCAAAAGAACACATATTATTGTAGTTTTCAAATCGCAACCATATTTTCCACGTTCGCGTCTCTCCAGGAGCAAACCTGTCAGTAACGCCTATGCTTGGGACGTTAATATTGTTGTCAATTCTAAAATACGCCTTCAGAGTCAATGGATCCAAAATCGCCATAAATTTTGAAAGGATATCTATAGTTTGTTGATACACTCATCATCTGCAAACCTTCAGAAACAAAACCATTAGATACATAATTATCAATAGTTAAACATGGCGAAAACCAGTTTTATGCTGTAAATAGCGTTCTTATTTCCAAAATAATCTGTTGCAGGATTTTTATTCGTGGGATATTGTATTTGCTCAAGTCTTATTCCGTATGAATCGTGATTAGTGCAATTTCTAACATGTCTCCAGTATGAATTACTACCAGCTGCATTCCAATTAGGATGATACATGCCACTATCAATTTTTATACTGAGGAGCAGGCTGCTCAGTCTGTGTTTTATTCGTAAGGGTTATTGTAATATTTATTCCGCGCCACTCAATCGTTTGTTTTTCAAATATAATATCCCATGTAGATGCATTTTGTGACAGAGGATTACCCGTATTTGCTTCACGCAAAATATCTGCATTATAATTATTAATATCTAACCAAATATATCTCTGCGCATTTGGATTGCCGCTTTCACGCGGAGAAAATAATGACATTTCATCCTCCTAAATCTGTTGTACTTTTAGCTGTCGCACCAGTAGCAGTATTTATGTTAGCGGTAATATCTGAAGTAGTATCAGGTAGTAGAACGCCACCTGCAATATTTTCGCCACCACCATTGCTACCAAAATCTGCCGTTCCTCAATCAGCTCTTGTTTCAAATTGAATGTATCGTCTAATTCGCTACCATATCTTCCAGGAAGCGAACTACTCGGATAGTTCTTATCCATTCATTATATAAGCCATGCGTACCTATATAAGATTTATTATAAGAAGTTGATTTGTTTAAAAGAAGCACTCTAAATTCAGGAGGAACAAAATCAACAGTAGAAGCTGTTCCATCAGTATTGGTAACACTTATAGTGCGTGCATCTTCGTAAATTTGGGACAAGAATTTATTTAAGGAATCAAATGTGGCAACGACATGATCTTTATCAAAGTTTTTGAATGACACAAAAGCATTATTTTCATCAAGATTCTTTTCAACTAAAGAAGACCTTGCGGCATTAAATGCTGTCAATGCAGCATCTGCTCCAAAGCATGAGCGTTTCTGTCGTTATAAACGGGCAGAATCAAAGCTTCAACTGAATCGGCTGGTTTTTCTGCCAAACTAATTTCATTAATTGCTACGCCGTTTAAAAATAAAGTTACAGAAGATAGGTAGTTATCATTTACCCAGCCACCATATTTAGCAGTAAATACTCTATATTGATTAGCAACAGTAACTACCGATCCAAATGGTAACTTTGCATCAAAACATAGATATTTACCAAGACTAGAGTTGCTTGTGGTAAATCTGTATCCTATTTTTGTGGCTCACCATTTATATATATTGTAGGCATGACCCCTTGCGATTGTTCGAAATGGATTGCAAGATTATTTGTTCTTTCGCTTATGTACAAACGGTTTTCTGTTCCTATAAAAAGCTTACCATCAATCACATTCAGTGAAGTAATTGGCAATTGTTGATTTTTAATTTGCAAATTAGGAAATGCAATTTCAAATTTTATATCACTATCTGTATAAATATTATTTCGAGATGACGAAACCAATAGCCCAAGGTCAGTGGAGACATAAATTCGATTTTGCCAAATAACCATTAGCCGTGAAACCTGGACATCTTCTAACACACCTATTCTTTGATAGAATGATGTTGTCAAAGATTTCCTAAAAACCATAAAATCAGTTAATGCAAAAATATAATTATCATCTTGCAATAATGCATATATAGGCTTTTGTTGCGTAAATTCATCGATGAAGAACCAATTCTTACCGCCGTCTACCGATTCAAATAAACCAAAATTATTACTTACTAACAATCTTTGCAAAACATTATCATAAAGAAGAGCATATCCTTCAGTGCTCGCAGGGCCAAAAATAGGCAGCTGTTCTAGGTAAAAAACATTTTCTCCGATTGATTTATTTAGTTTATAAACTCCAAGATCGCTGCTACAATATATTTCGCCATTTTTGTCTTGAACAATATCACGTATTATTTTTGTGTTTTCTGCTCCGGAAACTTCTCTCCAATCATTGAAATCATTGGCAGTTTCGCCTCTTCCGTAAAAAAATCCAGTATTTGTAGGCCGCAAAGAAAGATTTGTATTTATTTGAATAATAAAATTTTAGACACTGGTGTTACTAATGACTTTTTCTTATTCCAAGTATTACCATAGTCGGCACTGGTATAAATGCCATCGCTTGTGGCGGCTAGTAATTCAACATTCGTACTATTAATTGGAATGATATCGTAAAATACTACAGCATCTCCAAAAAATTCGTTTTGATTTTCCAGAGTATATCGATATCACTCCATCTAAATCTATGGTTGACAACTGCAACGGAACTAATTCTTCCTTGTAACGCCCATCATGATTTATATCAAATAATTGTCTTTTCTCAAATAATCCAGATGTTATTTGTGTTGCGTCAACTGTTTTTACTCTATTAGCAGGCAATACACCATCCACTTCTTCTATGCCGCCAAAGCTTGCAGTTACATCAGGTAATGTTGTAAAAGGGTATGTCCCGGCATCAGCTTCGTATCCTGTTTCTGCCAGCTTCGTTTCAAACGTAATTTTGCCGAGCTGTTTATCTAAAATATAAATGATATTATAATCACTTACTTTTTATTATTTAGATAAACCTCGTAGTTAGAAGTTTTTGAAATATCTGTAGAAGTAGTGAATGTTTGATTATCAACAGTTGCCCAATCAATTACAAGCAGCTGATCGTTTAAATTTATTCTTCTATCATCATCATCCGCATAATATTGATGCTTATGGGTAGCCAAGACTTTTCTTGTTTCAATCCTGACTGGATCTTCCAATCCAGCAATATTTCTAGCAACTGATGTGTCAATAAACACTACTGCATCTTGTATATTTATTTTTGCCAACAATACAGCATTTGTGACTGTATTATTGCTTTCTGTAACATATGGTTCAGCTTCATTTCTATATTTGCGCAAAATATAATATATCTTAGCAGTTTTAATTAATGCATTCTGATCTAAAAAATAACTACTTGAAGATGGGACGTTTGTTAAATATTCAAAAGAATATTTATTACCAACTGATTTGTATATTTCATAACCATCAAAAACTCCACCAGTTGGTTGCCAAGACAAGGCGATATTGTTTCCTACAATCTCGCATGAAAAATCGTCAATAATAGGCAAAGACGATAGAGACTTAGGTCTTCCTGCAACAAATGACTGTGATGCAAGTGAGTTATCGAAAAAATTGACTGAGCGAAGCCCTGCCTTATTAATAGCTACAACAAAATATGCATATGATATTCCATTTTCAACTTCATAATCCGTATATGAATACTGATTGCCATCTAGACTCTCAATCAAAGAAAAATCAGATGAAGTCAAATCATACTGGTCCATAGCCCTATAAACTTCAAAATTCTGTATATCAGCAAAAGTATCAAGCGTCCAAGTAATTATATTTTGTTTATCACCAACAAAAATATTAATACGAGGTGGCAAAGGCCTATTTATTTGTGAATTGATTGTTAATGTATACTGCGTAGAAACAATATCACTTTGATTAGCAAACTCATCACTGCAGTACACATCCACAAAATATTCTGCGTTCGTTTGCACGTATTTTTTTATCCAATAAATAGGAAATTTGCCTTACCTATATTTTTATAATCAAAAATAGTTGTTTGTACGTTATTGAGCTTTTGCTTTATACGTATGTAATTATTCGCAAAAATTGATTGTGAATTTAAAAAGTTTATACTTAGACTATAATCAAGATTTTGAGTAATTTCCAGATTATATGGAGCTTCCGGCTTAACATAGCTTCTTGTAACATGCTTTACACGCTTACCAACACTCGTGGTACCATCATCTAATGCATTTTTAACTGTGATATAATACGTTTTACGTGGCTCAATAGACTTGTAGAAAATACTGTTATCTTTCTTATATGCAAATATTTCTATAGATTTTGTGCTTATACCACCAGATATGCTAATCATTTCACTTGTAATTACGAATCCATCCGATCCGTATTCCTCAATTAAAATTTGACCTAAACCGTCAAATTCCTCATATGGTGAATCGTAAGATCCCATGAAATATTTAATCCGTTGCGATTTTGTGATGTAATATTTTCATAGTCTATTACGTTTATAAATAATATATCTGGTGGTCCGACGTAAAATCTTGGAGTTGCTCTTTTTGGGACCCCACTACTTTGCACTTTATTTGTGGATACAGATTTTAAAACAATTAAATATAATTGATCATTATCTAAGTTATTTATTGTAAGATCAACTTTATCATAATTGGCTTCATAAAGTACTGTCAACCCTTGCACTATTCCATCAACAGATATTGGGGTTACTTCAGCAACGTATTTCGAAATATCACCGAACGCAGCACTGTTCCATGTCAAATAAATCAAATTTTTACCGCTTACGACTTGTACGTTGGTTGGATTTGCAGGAACAGACAAATCCGCATTAGTAACAGTAGTTAATACCGATGAAAAATTGCTTGTATTACCAGAAAAATCTACACTTTTTATTTTATAATAATATATTTTATTTTCTGTGAGGCCAGTATCTGTGTAAGAATTATTGTCAGTATCAAAAATTAATTCATATGAAATATTATCTACACTTCTGTAAATTAAAAATTTACTGAAATCATAGTCATTATTTGCGTCCCAACTCAACGATAATGAATCTATACTAGTTCCAGTTGCTTTTATATTTGCGGGCACTGCTGGTGGCGTAGAGTCAAAATAATTAATTGATACAATATTTGAGAAACCACTCAATTGACCAGTAACGCCTGGTCGTCCTCGCATCCAAATATAGTATTGCGAATTATCTACTAATGATCTTGCATAGTCACCATATGTCTTAGTAATTTGGCGACCAATCATACCCCAGCCTTCGGTTACTTTCAGAGTTAAATTATTATCAACAGACATGCTCCAGCCTTGTATTACACCTGGTCCTATTAGATCAGATATAAAAGCCATGCCTTGATCAATCGTGTCAAACCTTCTTTTATCTATTGCTCCTGAATAGTAATCACCAAGAACAAAATACTCGATACCAAAATGTGGAGTTTTTTCTGCCATTACACTTTAACTCGCATGCTTAGAAACTCGTTATTTTCAAGCTCAAACATAATTGCAAAAATTTTGACTACAGGCACATCACTGTAATCGCCACAATAAATTTGAGAGGCAGTATCATTTGCCTTAAATGTGAATGAATTACTATTGTTTTCAAAACTCACTCCGTCATATACGTCAACAGATAAATAATATGTACGATTAGGTTCTATATAGCTTAATAATGGAGTAAATGTTATCGTAGTTGTTTGTCCTGGATCCATTGTTACTCCATATACACTAATCATCTCTGTTCCAGCAAACCAATTTGTAACATCATTGCCGCTAAATGCTGTAGTATTTTAGATCGGTTCTTTCTGGATTATTATAAAATCTTATGCGGAAGTGATAATTTTCAGATATGGTTTTTGTATTCATAAAGTCAAATGTTATAGTATCAACAAAAGTAGTGGCGCAAGTTTGATAGAAAATATTATCATTCAAAATTAAATTTGTACCACTACTGCTTGTATCTTCAATCTTTACGTAATATATAGTATTACAACGAAGAGGAGTTTCTCCAACGGGGGTATGATAAACTTTACGGTTTGATTTTGATTAAGTGATACACCGCCAGTTGGGAATATATCTCCATCAAGACTAAATCCAAGCACGGAATCTGATGAATTAGCAGAATAAATCAATCGCTGCAAAGAACTATCACTGTAAAAAGCTACTTTGAAGTTATATGTTGTAGCAATAGAATTTATATTTTCAAAATTCCATTCAAGTGAATTAAGCATAGCCATTTCGCCATATGGAGTATGCTCTGGCGCAAAACCTGATGGCTCAAATTTTGTGGGAGTAATTAAACGTATGCCAACTCTCATATTTTGACCATTCTGAATTTCTTCAGTTGTAAAAATTCTGTTTTCATCTATAATTTGATATTCAGAAAAACTAGTTGAGTCTTTAGTGCTAATACCAAATACAACCTCCGCAGATACAGGTAGCAGTTTTGTTGAAGTCAATATGCCTCCTTTCAATCTGCTTGGTAAAACAAAATTTGTAGTGAAGAAATGTGTTGAATCACTTGCAATCATGCGTACTACAACGTTTTTGACTGAAGGGACTTAGACTTCTAACAAAACTACGCAAAACTATTTTGAACTGCAAAAATTGACCCGATAAAAACCGTATATCTGCAGACAAGTCTTTACCGTCTACAACATATGAAAATTCTGCATCTAAAAGAGCATCTCTAGTGTTTGCAGTTCTTACATGTAATTCCATGCCTGTGTTGTCAGGAATGCTTTGCTTCCTAAATAATCTTGTCCCAGGACACAAAATTATTTGAACCATTAAATATCTCAGAATAATATTCACCGAGTTCTTGCTCAATGATGTCAGCAGAATAAAATTTGCTATTACCTTCTCTAATCGCTTTTGCATTTCCAAATTCATCAACTTGCAAAATTTCTATTTTGATTTATAAAATCTGTTAAATTACTTATATTAATTTCTGCAACCAAATTTTCATCCAAAACTGTTTGAGCAGCATCAGTGTACAATGAAGTTGCATTACCGGCCTTATCAATAAGCTTTAAATAAATTCCTTTTTGTATTATCAATTTTTGCAATCTTGTAAATATAAGAATCGCTTATAAACCAGATTGTATCATCATCGCCACCAACAATTGCATTTATTGTTTCAGTGTGCGTAAATTTATTGATCCAGACATTATCAAGGTAATATATAGAACTACCTATAGATGCATACAAAATATCATTAATATTTACGATGCTTTTTACCGCACTTGGTATTGTTTTAAATGAATGTATAAAACTTCCATCTGGAGTACGTGATCGTTTAATTTGACCATTACTGCTGTAACCAGCAAATACAAACTCGGTTTGATTAACATTTGCAACGCCAACTGCTTAAGCAATTTCTATCAGCGTTGACATCAACAATCTGCTTGAGTATTATTTACAGGATCTAGCTTGTAGACACGACCTTCCGAGCCAGTACCCGCATACAATTCACCCTTAGAGTGGGCAAGAGAATACACTGCATTACTAATGCCCGTAAAAATTTGTTTTGTAGTTACTCCATCGTATGAATATAAGGAGCCAGAACCACTACCGCCGCCACCACCAAAATAAAGCACATCGTCATAAACAATTGCACAATAAGCATGTGTATTATTAGGTAGCGTTCTAAATAAATCAAATTTGTTGGTATTGTTATTAAGTATATATATTTTAGCTATACCATTTACTGATCCAGTACTAACATATATATTATTATTATAATCTATAATAAATTCAACAGAGGCATTTACATCAGAAACTCCAGCAACAATCTCCAGCCTATCAAATAATTGCCAAGTTTTTGTTTGATTGTCAAATTTATATATATTTGCTGGTTCAGCAGTTCCTGCTAAATATGTAATATTACCACCAACTGGTTGATAAGCAAGTATTCTTCTTCCCTTGCCTTTGATGTAAATGTAAACTGCTTTGTGGCTGAATCAAAAATATCACCTATGTTATGCAATAAAAAATCTTGAAAACACTAGCAGGAGCAAGTTCATTTTCCCCGATCTGAAGTGAAAAACTTCGTAAAATTAGAAACCACCATTTTGCCATCATAACCATGAAACTTCATCAAATATAGCATTAGTATCCGTACTCAAAGGATCAACTTTCACTTCAAAAACTGTGCGGTCTCTTCATTCCCAACAAGATTTTTACCTTGCGGTAGGTTTTCGATCAAGTATGATCTCATCGTATGGAAGATCTGTTTGCGCTACTGATTGATCTGCAGAGAACTAATGTCACCGCCAGTACTTGCAAAAAATGTTGTTTTTGGCTGGTATTATCTTTTGTAGACGTGTCGCCTCTGCTACCAATTGCTAGCTCTTCAGCTTTGTTTTGTGCAAAATTACCAAGATTCTCTATATCAAAACGCACATTTTACTTTGACTAAGCAATCAGATTCAAATAATGGATAATTGAATCGTAAAAACTTTATTCTTTGGCGAGAAAGAAAACCTCTCTTGTTATTGGATTAAGCCATTAAGTGTTACTTCATATAAAGCATTTGAGGGAATAGAATAGATCATCCAAACCTACAAGCTTGTAGGTAGACAGTCCATCGTTCCTGTAGTACGATGTATTTTGTAATGCATAATCATCTACTAATAAATTTAGTAACTTCAACTCGCTCAGTACTAAATGCTTCATCTACAAAAGTTATTTGATAGATACTTGAACTTGAGGAAACAAATAATATATTTGGATTTTTCCACGCAATTGCTTGTGCGTTAATAAAAATTGGCATCTTTATATCGCCACGTTTAATTTCATCTTTTAGAAGCTGGTGGTATTTGTGTTGTCGAATGACAACCCAGATATTGATATACCCAACATTTTATTAATACCAGCGGTGGTTGCTATATATCGTATTGCAGTATTTCTTATAGCAATATCATTTATTTTATTTGATTTCAACCATTTGCCTGTGTAAATACAACTATACTACCAGCTTCATACCTAATAAGGCCTTGATCTGAACCGATCCAGACTATGTTGGCTGCATCAACTTTAACTATCGGTCAACTTATTCGTAGGAAGACCGCTTACATAGTATTTACTATAGAAAATCATTATTAGTCAAAGTAATTTTTCTAACTGTTTCCACATCTGTTTTACTTACAATAATCTTATCATATATGTTAGATAACTTTATAATAAATAAACCTTGATCAGATGCGACATATAACCTATCAAAACCATCCACATCCAAAGACTTTGGATTGATTAAGTTTGGAATTTCTAATTTATAAAAGTAAGCATGATCAGATGAAACATAGACACTGGCTGTCTGCGTAATATTTGAATAACCAATAGCGTACATGTTGGATTTTGCATCGAATGCAATTTTTTCTATTTGTAAGCCTTGTAAACCATAATCCACATTATCAAGATGATATGCTGTATTAGTATCATTCGTATAGAATATCAAACCTTTACTAGTTCCTATCCAAGCATCTCCATTATTGTTAGGAATCGAACAGTACATATTAGCATCTACTATATTAGTTGTAGTAGATGATATTAATTTGATGGAAAATGGCTCAACACTATCAGCACAATAATATTTTATATTTCCAATTACCAAACGAGATGACACGTTATCAGAGAAATCACCAAATCGTAATTCTTTGCGTCCATACTTACTATCAATACTCAACTCGCCAGCCCCATATGCGTCATGCATGTAAACGTCATATGATGGCGCGAATGAATAATCGAAAAGTATATCTTTTATTTGCGAAAACAAGTTCTTGTTAGGAAGAATTTCACCCGACTTACTAGTCTCATTACTTTCATAGAGAATATGCAAGTAACCAGAAAAAACAGGAGGTATTGATGGCCGATAAGCAAGCCTTGGTAAATCATAAATAAATTCTACATCAAAAGAAGTTGAATAGCCCGCTGGTCTGTTTTGATTGCTGCTAAACCAAGATTGCGTAGCAGTATCGAATTTTAGCATGTATATAGAAGGAGTCTTGAAAGAAACTTCACTACCTTTACCGCCATAAACATCATAAGGATTTATTTCGGCTCTGTGATAAATTCCTGTTGTTTTTCAAAAACAACATAAATATCACCAGTTGATGTATCTAAACTAGAATCAGGATGCACAGCATCAAAATTACCAGTAGTTAACTGTATAATATTTTTAGAAAATACCAAACGAGAGTTTATAGTACGTGAAAATAACTGTAGATTATTGTCAATTACATCTTGCCATACAACAATAATTTGACCTTTGAGATCAACAATTACTGTGGAATTATCAGGCTTAATTGCTGCAAGACCCGAAACCAAATAATCAGAGCCATTCTGTCCACTACTATTCCAATAAGATTGACCTTCATCAAGTATTGCCAACTTAATTGCTGAGTTACCCGAATTTTCGAAAGATGTCCAGGTTAAATAGAGACTATTATTATTGACGCATAGGCACGGCCTTTTTGCAGCTATCGCTTCTTTTGTTACTTGAATAGAACTTGTACCAAATAAATCACTTGACCATTGCCCATTAGCAGCATTTCTCTTTATATAGAAAATTTGCGGCTGCGATAATCTATAATCTTCCCAGACCACATGCACATTATCTCTTGAATCAACTACTATTCTTGGATTAAACGAATCGTATATACCAGAGGATATAAGATAAGGATCAGACCATCCAGATGAATTTTTAACAATTACTGATATATCTGTGTAATCAGCTTTTTGTTGTTTCATATATTACATATAAAATATTATTTGTATCACATGCTATTTGCGGATTAGATGAGCTGAATGAATCTGAAACAATCAATTCTGGCTCAGACCAACTACCAATCAATCCGTCATAAAAACTGTAAAAAATCTGTCGTTTATTTATACCCGATCCATCATCGTGCCATACGGCGTGCAAATTATTTGACTTATCAGCAACAACATGCGGACGACCCGGAGTTACCCAATTTAGTAGCCAAATCTTTAGGACTAGATTCGGCAAGCAATCTATAATTTTGTTCTGTACTTTTCTTGCTAAATAATTTTATTTTGTTTTTCTTTCCTACTAAACGATAACTCGACATTTCAGTTGTATCATAAACGTAGGATTTACTGGTTGGATTCAAAAATAATTTCTTGTGGCAAAAACCAAAAATTTTCAGCTATAACGCCATCATTTACGTATACACCAATTCCCTTAGGCAAACCTGTATTCGAAGGGCTATCGCTGTCTTCAACCTGATCAACTCTAAAATCAAAATCAACAGTCCAGCCGGTTTCATTATTAACTTTATCAAACCATGGAGTGCCCTTTTTTCTTTGAGTATAAAACCATTTACCAGTATTAAGAGTTCCGTAGGGAGTGGTATTATATACATCAATTATTTCATATTGCCCAAAAACAGTTAAGGAAGGAAAAAGATTAGTTTGATTCATTGCTGTCAATCTATTTGCAGCTTGCGAACCTATGCTAGAATTATTGATATATACTTCATAAAAAAGTGAGAAGTAATAATTTTCTGAAGTTATTAAAGAGTTTAATTCAGTAAGTAATTGATTAATATTTTTGTTAGCAAGTTGTGTCCTAAATACTTCCGTGCTTGTACCCGCCAGATAAATAGATAGGATAATCTTCATCAACAGTTACATCAAAATTATATGTAAAAATACTATCATATAATGAAGCAAATGTAATAGCTTCAGTATTTACAGTAAGAATAACTTCATTTGGCGTGTTAGAAAGAATTGTTTGTCTTGCAGATACTGTTGTATCTATTACCATACCTTCTTCAATGTAACTCAGAGCATCAAATGGAGCTGTTTTAACAAGCTCCCAGAGATTTGTTTCGGGATCAAAACCAGCACTGAAAATTGTGCTACTATCATATTTTGGTATAAAATAATTTACAAAAGAAGTTGATCCATATGAGTGAGATACTTGAAGAACATTTTGATTAGGTGATAAACTGAAAGAATTTATTCGCAGATCAAAGAAATCGACGTTTTCAGTTGCAGCAGAAATAGTATCCGTAGTTTCCTTATTTTGTAGATCTTACCACTTTCTTGTTCGTTAATTGGATTTGCAGCTATAATAACGTCGCCATTATTTTGCGTGATATGTCTGCAATTGACATATTAACAAAACCAAAAAATTTCTCTAAACGAATGTCAGCAAATTTTGCATCGCCTGCTTCATAGTATCCATCAATATTATAGACAAACCTCTTCACAAAAATCTCAGCATCTGATTTGGCATCAGTGCCAATGTCTATAAATCTATCAGTGCTTTTTTGAATATATTTATTAGTTCCATCAAAAATAATTTCATTTTCAAGATACATTTTTATGGTATCATTTTTTGCAACAAGCAAATAATTTCGCATAACGGTGGCATCTACATCAAAAGCTCAAAACATCTTTTTGACTCAGATACATTTCAATTTTGTCCGCATAGAATCTTGTTTCAACAAATTTCGCCCCATCACCAATAGAAACTCGTCCGTAACTTTTTGTATCTGCAACCTTAAGAGAGAATTCAACAGTCCAACCTCTAGAATTATCTACTTGAAGAGCCCACAAATTACCCATAACTCTAAAACGAGTTGATGCAAAGTTTGCAAAATTATCATTGGTATCGCTAACTGCAACCGAAACATAATAATCAAATCCTCTGCGTATAATATTATCTGGTAATACAAATTTATTTTCATACGTTTCTATTATGTCTTCATATATTTGAAGCACCAGGAGCTGTTCCAATCCTTATTTTTGCATAACGACTCGACCGATTATAAGGCTGAATTACGTCCCATTCAACTACGGGGTTCACGCCTTTTACATTTAAATTGTCCTGATTTCCATCTACAAGTAAGTTGATGATTCTAAAACCTGCATCTTGTATTATTGTGATATTAGAAGAAATTGTTTCCCCATACGCAATTCCATCAAATGGTGTAATAACAAAGTATACAGCATCATCTGGCTTGAGATCAAATCTAACAAATTTTTGATTATCGGCATTTTCAATATGTTGATTATTAACATACCAGGCAATTTTACTTTTATCTTTAGTTATTAAATTTTGTGTTTGTCCGTCATTTGTGACGAAGTTTGCCTCAAGAATATCATTTACATTAGGATTAATAGGTAATATCTGCAAATTTTTGCTGATTGGAGCATTTTTCAAAACATTTACTGATTTTGCAAAAAATGTGCTTCCATATTCTATCCCATCATATGGAGTAATTTCACAATACCAATTGTCATTAAACTGTAAATATTCAGTTGAAATTTTGAGAAAATTATCAAATTGCGAATAGTATTTACCATTTCTAAACCATTTAATTTTACAATTTACAGAGTCTGAGGAAGTAGAATAATTTAAAACAAGATCATCGCTCTTGCTTGGTTTTTCAGGTAATATTTTTGCGGTCTTTACGAAAGGTAGCCTATTTACAACAAACTTAAACTTAACCCATTCGCTTTCGTTTTCTAATGTATCCTTTATACGTATTTGCCCGTAATACGTGTTGCCTCTTTGTATAAATTTTGTTTTCAATCTCCAATATTGTGCGCTATCTTTTGAATATGGTTGACTTATGACATCTGCTGTAAACGATGATGTTCCCCACCCAACATTATTCTTAGCTACTCGTATTTCATAGGCATTTTGCTTCAGAGATGCTAGATTGACTTCATATTCCCAATTTAATGTGACAAGATCAAGCGGAACTATAGAAGAATTATCCGCAACAATTTTGTTATTAATTTTTAAATTTTTAATACTAATAGCCATTAATTAAATCCTGACGGAACCTTTAAAAATTTGCAACGATCCATCTTTTATATCTATTATCGATTTTGCATCTAATTTATTTTTCTTTATAAATTTAGTTTCATCAGCATTTGCAAAATCCCTTCGAGACTGCCACATTACTCTGTCGCCTTTATATATATTGCCATCATTTCTGCCAGCGTAAAAATTCTTACCATTACTTAGCACAGAAGTAACGCCGAGAAATGTCGGATCATCAAATGCAAAACAATTATGCACAAAATTACGATATGTCAAAGATTTATCAATTATAAATTTAGTTCCATAATTTATAACTGTCGCCAAAGCATCACTATCAATAATAAATTTATTAAAAAAAACTAATTCGTCGATAGTTCCGTTATTATTACGCAAAACACTGCTATAGCCAACGGCTGAATTATTTATAGTAAAAGGTATAACAGGATTGTCGTATATATTTGTAGGAATTTGAAATCCATCTTCGCTATACAAGCCTACTTCCTTGCCATCTATGAATATTTGTAATTTTCTTGATGGACCATAGTCAGGCAATCCAAAAATGATGAAATTTTCCTGTTTCGTATTTTTCTGTTTCTACATTAGTTTCACGAAAGTCACTACCTATAAGAACAATTTTCAAAACATTGAAACCATCATCACGACATTCTTCATAAAATACAAAACTACCAGAATCAACACTCGTATATCCAGTTGAGCTACTATAAGAAAAATTTACTTTGTCAAACAAAGACATGCGATAATATACTGGCAAGCCTGTTAGATTACTTACGTTCGGGCGCAATGTAGCTTGGTCTAAGCCAAAAGCCCAATGAAAATTCAGAATTATTAGATAAAAATAGCGGTATTTGAAATTTGTTTTTAGGTTGAAAATTAAGAGCCTTATCATGAGGCCCATGAACCAAAGAATAAACCGAATCGCCTGATGACTGAACTACCTGTGCGTTAATTTGATTAGTAATAGGCAGTCTATCAAAATCTAAAAAAACTTAGCAGCATTTTCTAAAATATATTTACTGTAATCACTGGCAGCAATGTTAAGATTTACTTGTTCCATTTTATACTCTACTATAATTTAGGCTAAGAGAAAATCGGTTATTTTCATAAGCCGTCATTTATACTAGCAATACTTCTTTCAACCCAAATGTATACTGCCTCGTATGGCTTCAGATCATTTCCGCTTGCCCGGTTATTTCCAATATTTATTGGGATACTATTCCCAAATGTAATTGGCGAATAAAACTCCGTAATATTACTTCCGGTTGGTGGCTGTGTTGATGTTTTGTTTCTAGTAGCAGGTGCCGTATCAATTTCAAATTTATCACCAGGGGATATATTATAAGGCAACCTCTCATCAACAACAATAGTGCCGCTATTACTTATAAAAGATTTAATTATGCCGTTTGTTTCAAATTATTACCAGAAATAAATGTAATTGGAGTGCACAACAAAATGATTATCGGAGTAAACGTTTATAAAATTATAAACAGAAAAACTTGTTATACCGGCAGTTGAAGCTTCAGCAACCTTAAAATCTGAATTTGGAACTTCGATGGCTATTTTTATATTTGACAAATTGTTCCTACTATAAGTATTAAAAAATATTAACATCCTTGGCCGTATTAGTGGAATTAATATTTTTTATAGCCAAACACCTGAATTGCTTTCTATCAGTGCCAAAATTAGCATCAAAAAAAGAATTTTTTATTAATTCACGAATTACGGTTCCCTGCGAGTGCATTCGCAACGGCGTAGCAAACACATTTCTTTCAGACACATAAGCACTCAAACCAATCCATTTATCAATCCTAACAACTTCATCATTGATTTGTAAAAATTCATTTTTTTGCATATCAATAACTGAAAAATCATTCGACAAAGCGTTTTCATCAACAACAAGAATTTTTTCATATATTGAAATACTATCCTTGAGCAACAAACCTCGACAAACTTGGGTTGTGCTGATAAAACCACCAATAGATTGATTATAATTTTTTTGCTCTGACAACGGCTCTGCAGTCGTGAGATAAAATCGCAAATCTTTGCCTAATTGATAATAAGTGGAATTTATATCCTTACTAAAGCAGCTAAAATATACCCAAGAACCATTACTTGTAGTAAAAGCTGTATCTTCTACAAGGCGTTGACACGTAACCGGCAGAATTTGCAACTTCGGCATAAGTGTCTGGATATTGATTTATCTTTTGAATGAGATCATCGATGCTCTGTCCAATAAGAGGTATCTGTATTAGAGTTGTCTCGCTATTATTCTCATCAATATAAACGCCTACAAATATTTTAATTCCCTCAACAGTAATTATGCAATATTTTGCAGAAATATAGGTTGACGTAGAATTTAAATTGCGTACAAATCGCAACTTCAAACAGAATTTTGCAACAATTCATTCGATGCTTGCACGTCGGAAGTTAGATCATAAGTGCCAACTATCGCTTTTTTGTCAAAGACACTAGTCATATTGTAACCTCAATAAAATTTTTGCCATCATAAACATATATTGTTTTGCTGTTTTGCAATACAATGTAAAGTAAATTGTTATCTGAATACAATCTGGATATTTGATTGCCAAAATTTCTAACAGACACTATGGTTGTTTTGTCATATACTGAAAGAGTTCCATTTTTTGCACCGCAATATAAATTTGCACCGTATTCACACATGGTAATTATTTCAGGAATCACTTGCAGTCAAAGCAAAACCTGCTCAATAACAAAACCAGTATATCTATAAACCAACCCGGTATAATCTGATGTTTTTGCAGCTATGTATAAAACGTCATCATAGAATGTAATTGCATTTATTTTTTCATTTATCTCAGTAACATATGAAGTGTTGGGTGTAAATTTATAAATATTTCCTTTCAATGTGTTTACGGCCATCCAGACATTTTCATCTGATTTTTGCAAAGCAATATCAGTGATTTGAGCAGTTTCAATATCATATAAAATACGGAAAGTTTTATCTATATTTAAAGTTCTATTTCCGCCATAATCCTGGAATTTAACTTTAATGGTTTTTACACCATCTATATCTGACAACTGCCAATACTTCATGTTACTGAAAGACTCTTGTCCTTCTATAGTTTTTTCATCTTCTTCTATAAACTGCATAGCATAATGCCAGTTGAATCGTCATAAGCATATAGTCTTACAGAAACATCTAAACTTTTCGTATATTGATCAGAATTATTAATTTGCAAATATCCTGTTGGTGGCTTGGTGTCAATTATAAAGAAATTATCATGCAAAATGGCAACATTTTGAATATTGACTTCCTGTGATTTGTTGCCATCATCATCAGTCAGATATACAGTCAACACATAGTCATCAGAAGCAGGTAGTGAAAGTATGTCCCAACGCAAAGGACCAAGACCAACTGGCACATTTTGTATTATTGGTGTAAATGGAATTTCGGCTTTTGCTGAACTAAAATAAATGTTATACTTTGCACGTTGTGAAAAAGCATTGGTTATTGCTGAATCGTCAAAAATAAATTTGATATTTTTGCTATATCTCGCGTTAGGAATTGGAGACAAAACTAGGGGCATAAGGTATAGACTTTCTTATTGAAAAAGATGCTGCTGATACCGACATGTCAGTTCTTTCTCCACGACTATTTACGCCACGTATGCCACATCTCACATTTTTGCTTTTGATGTTATTGCCAACTTTCCAGTTATATTTACCTATTCCAGAAGGTACCGAGGCAATCATTTTCCAGTCAGGCTCGGTGACGTAATCATAATTTTCGCAGAAAAACAATTCATACCATATTTCGCGTTCCATCTACTGTTGGAGGAAAGTTTTCTATCCAACTAACTTCTATCTCTCTCGTCAAAATATCTTCGTTGCCGTTTGGATATAAACGAGTTGGGTCTAGTTAGTAGCATTTTGAGGACCGTTTGTAAACTAATGTTGGAAAATTAATAGCTACCGCTTCCGACACAACCTTCCATTGGAAATTGACATCAAATGTATCTGGTACGCTCCAAACATAATTCACAGTTATCGTAGGCAATTTTTATCTCCATTAACTTTCAACAGTATAGTCTATCGCTAAATCTCCGCTTTTAAGACCTGAATTTTCTGTGGCAAAATTTACTTGAAAAACAACTGAATTGACACTATTTTTTGCAAAATTACTGGCAAGTTAGTTAGATTCGATATTACAATATTACTACTATTTGTTTCAACTGAATTTATAGTTATGTTCTTATAAATGCCAGAATTACTGAGTGTGTACGTTTTACTTAGAGGTCTTCCTTTTGCAAAGTTCCTAACACATACGTTGCCCCGTCAACAACATTTGAGTTTACATCAGAAATTGACGCTCCACTTTTAAAGACCAAATTGTATTGGGGTAAAATATTGAAGTTAACTCTAGCTACAAATTCAGGAGCATTAATGTCACTTGATAGAATTCTAATTACACCAGTTTTGCTACCTTCTGATGCATTATTTATGTAGAATTTTATATTTGCAGTGGCAGCTATAACTAAATTAGTATTCGATTGCACTGAATCTTCAGCAACAGTAATGTCTCCGCTGAAAGATACGGAATTCTATTACTAAAACATTAGTGCCTACGTTACGAACAAGCAAAGTTAATTTATTTGAAACGTCTTTGGGATATGAACTGAGAGCAACGTTACCGTTGTTCAATATTGAAAGGTTGTTGTATTCTAACGAAACTTTGCCAGCACTTTGCGCTGCTACTGCAAAATTAATAATTAAAGAAAATTTTCCACTCGTTACATTAAATGCATCACAGGCATATGCCAGTTGTGAATTATATGTAGTATTAGCTGTTTGTCCAAAATACGAAAATGAAATTTCCAAGCTAGCATTTTTACTAACAACTTGTTGAACTGTATCAGGCGGAGGTTGCTTTGCCAATAAAGCAGTTCCATATGTTATGCCATTTTGTTGAAATACAACATCTTTTTCGCCAAAATTGTAAAATTGCAACGTTCTTCCCTAAACTTGCTTGGTATGCAATAGTTCCAAAACTAATTGTTTCTTGGTGTAAAAATATTTATTGATTTTTGATCATAAACTACAACGTAGCTACCGTTTGTTCCTGAAACCGCTTTAATCTTAATCTCATATATGTATACTCGCACAGCAGGACCCGCGCTGCTTATATTAAATTTTGTTGCTATACCAAAATTAGTTTCTTTAAGATCTTTCCAAAATGGAATATTATTACCAAAAACACGGATAATGGCTGTTTTTCTTACATAGGAATCAGAGTTTGTAGCCGTATTTCCATTTATTTGCGTTTGGTTAGGGTATGGTACTCCACTCAAACTTAAAAAGGAAGATAACGAAACTGCATAAGTGCCAGGATCTTCGCTTTGCACACTCCATTCTATTTGAAATTCTAAATAAGCTAACGTAGGATTGAGATCCATGAATGAACCAAGACTTCCACTATTAAAACGCCATTCAACTGTTTCAGTAAACCAAGAATTAGATTCAATTTTTACTGAGGCACCGTTAGAGCCGGTATCCTCAAATAAAGCAAGTGCGGGATCGTCAAATGATTCACCACCCGTACCGTATTTATAATAATCAAATGCATAATCTTCGAAAGTATCACCAACTGCCATAGTTTATCCTTATAAAGAAACTTCCCATTGTATTTGTAATTCTGAATCCTTCTTACCTAGACTGTTTGTATTTAATCGGACGTTAAAACTGAAAGTATTACTTTCATTTGGCTCAACTATAAATGGCAATGCAGGCACTTTCAAAAGATTTGCATTTCCTTGCAAAACAATATTACTAACTCGTATACTGTAAAGAATTCCACTGTTGCTTATTGATATAGTTTTCACCAAAACTGAATTTTGATTTACAGAACCAATATCTATAATTTGATTATCATAAATTTGTTCACTGACTTGTTTTACTACTAACTGATAAGATTCTGCTACAGAGTAATAAATTGTAAATACAAAAATTGGCTTCAAGGCGTCGTTAGAAGCAATAGTAACAACAAACGATCTATCACCTACTGAAACCGTATCAAGGTTGCATGACACGACCGCTGTCTGATTAAAATTCAAATTTACTTGTTGAGAAACTGACGGATTATAGGAAAAAGTTTCATTTCCTGATATTGTTGTTAAACTGATACCGCCAATTTCTATAACGAGCTGAGGTACGCCAAAATTTGCCACATTAAACGATAAAGTTTGTATGGAATTTTTAGCAACTAGACCAGCATTGAGAATGCCGCCATTGACAACAATATTGTTATTATATATAATGTTACAATCTGCACTCGTAGTGCTGGCTGCAACGACACTAAAATAAAATGTATGAGTGAAAGTCGGCACTGCAGGATCGTTTGAACTTATCTGTATTGTAAAAATCCTATTACCAACAATTGAAGTATCCAATTGTATGAGAGCAAATAATCCTTTTTGAAATGTTATGTTTGCTGGTAATGAAGCAGTAGTTGTTGCCTGCAAAACTCCATTAACCAAAACGCTATTGTAAATATTCAATAAATTTGCATTATTGCTTACATCTACGCCATTAAAAGGAATAACTAATGTCGAATCAGATGCATCGTTGCCCATAAAAACATATATTTGTCGTGTGGTATTTGCAACAAAGTCACCAAGCTGTGATGCTCCACCATTAAATAGCGCAGAGCCAACAGAGCTATTATTACGTACAATTATTTTTGGATTATTCGACATTGATTACACCCATTAATTTCCGCCTAAATTGTTTTGCAGTTTACTTGAACCTATTACATCAGTGATATTACCAATATTTTCAGATATCAAACTATTATTATTGCTATCATTAGATATCTCTAGATCACGAGGCGAAACCGTATTGTTTTCTCCGATGACGTTTATCGTTCCCGCTCCGCCAACGCCAGCGTAGCCTAAATCAGCTGTAACACTTCCGCCTCCCCCGCCTATCCACTTGTTATTTGCTTTTGCAGCATCAATTCCAAAATTGGCCTTTTTATAATAATCAAAATTACCGAAAGATGCTTTCAAATCGTCAGCAAAATACTTTTCTTTGAAGATCGTATAATTATTATAAATAGAAACTTTTTGTTCAAAAATATCATTTGATATCAATGAATTGGCTTGCAGAAGATAATCTTGTAAGGCATAATTATTGCATGCATTTGGCACTGTTATTGTTATCAATGCAAGACCATCTTTATTTATAACGCCATCATCATCAGCAATAGCAAAAGACGACCTGTATATACCATCGCCAATTTTTGTCATTGACAAATTGAATTGATCATTTAGACCTTGTTGGTAAACATTCATACGTAAACTTTGATTTGCGTATTTTTTGATAGTCTGTAATTTTTCTAATAGAGCTATTTTTTGCTTATCTTTAAATTCTACTCGCACATATATCGTAGATATTTTTTGAATATCCTCACCAATTGAAACCATATTATCATCAGTAATTTGCGTAGCAGTTTTATTTGTACTAGCTATTTTGACATTTTTGTAAACAGGCAAAGGCTCTTCCAGCTTGTCATCAAAATACAAATCAATTTTATATTCCAAGTCATTATAAAAGGCCATGAAATCGACACAGAACATTTCTGTTTTGCCAAAAAATGTCAAAATTTCACAACATATTTTTTTGTTGCCATTATTTGGCGATGCAATCCATGGGGCTATAAATCTATCTTTACCTATGAAATATGCTCTAAAAAATTCTTGTTCTTTATAAATTTGTTGCAATTTTTCTTGATTTTGAGCATTACTATCTGTTTTTTGATCAGCACGTAATGGCTGCTCAGGCAAATCAGGTCCTATCGGCAACCATTCCGACCATTCCTCGCTATCTTCATTCTTGAGCCTATATGCATATGTACCAGGAACGCCTACAATATCTAATTCAACAAAACAATCATCAATAACAGGAATTGGCTTCTGCAAGTCTACATAAGTTGAATAAGTAACATACTTTGACAAAATTCTAATTTTTTGGTATTGATCTATCGCTCTATCTGGAGCTGCCGCCAATATCAAACAAAGAGTTACTTGTATCATCTGTGAATGCACAGGCATTTCTTGTTACTAACTGTGGTTTATAATTACACCCGAAGCTACAAGCTTGCCAAAAAAGTTTATCGCCATTATGTGCTACAAAATTGATATTTTGAAATGCGTCCAAATAAATAGATGCATCAAATACCGCAATTTTGTTTTTAAAATATGAAAAAATAGATCTATCATATCCACCTTGACCCGAGGATTGGAAAGTATCATTCACAGAATCATAAATTGCCAAATAATAATCTGCAGATATACTTGCTCTATCTTGCATATTTGCTGAATAACGAAAGTCTTGCCACGTAACATAGAATTTATCATCGATGGTTACATTTACTTTCGGGAAAAGACATTGATTATCAGTTTGACTAATTCTATAATCATCGAATCCTCCTCCACTTGACAACCACGTACTTGAATCATGTTGTACGCCCCAACGATCATCATTTATTTTATTACATTCGCACATAAACTGAAATTCTGATTCAACATAAAATTGATTGTTACGGTAGCTTTCTATTACACAAGTATATTCCATGCCGCATAACAAAGGCTGACGCACGATATTTGCTGTTTCATAACTCTCGATTGATTGTGAATCATATAGATCAAATGGCAACACTTCAGCGCATATATAACATTTGCAATCTGCCCAGGAGATATATCCAATCCGCTTGTTGGAAACTGTCTAGATCCTCCTATGAGCCAGTTTAAATTGTCAAATTTAGTAAAAGTGCTTAATATAACATCAGTTTTTTCTACATTTGCATAAAATGTTACACGGAAATGAACATTCTGGCTTGTTTTTTCATTATTAACATATTGACATTTTACATCGCATCTTGCTAATTGAGCCGCTTGGGCAATAATAAACTAATTCATTTTTACCAACAACCGACGAATTGCTCTCAAGTAAAATCCTTATCTCATCGATTGCAGGATTAACTTGTGAAGCAAAAGTAATTGTTTTTCTATCCGACGAAATTGTAATGTAATCCCCAGCCTCGATGCTCTGTTCCCTCCTGATTGCCATATGTAACGCCTGGATATCCATAAATATCATTTGTAATGGCCAAATCATAACCGTTTAAAATAAGAGCGAGTATCGGTTGGTTAAATTTTATTATGCAACTTGATGAGCCGACTGCCCCTACTGCATCATAATGAATGAGAACACTTTGCACTTTTTGGGCAACACTCACTCCAGGTAATTCGGTTAATGGACTATTAAATACAATACCATTTATTTTACCAATGTTCAACTGCGAGGCTGTTTGTGTTGGTATTTTTCTTGGTGATTTATCATCCGATTCCAAAATAAGTTTGAAATTTGTACTGTCTTCAAATCTTGCAGTACGTAAGTCTAAACCGTCGTAAGCCTGCAAAACTTGGACATTTACACAATTTGCAATATCAACAATAGGATTTATTGATTCATATTCTACTGTAGCATATAACACTCTGCCTGTAATATCATCTTCTGCACTTGGAGTATATGAAATTGCATAACTATCGCCAGCGGAAGCGGACAAGCCTTCATAATTGATTGCAACACCGTTTATTTTCCATCCATTTATGTTAAGTTTTGATGATATTTTTTTGTATAAAGTTTTGTACGTTTTGTCTTCATATAAATAAACGTTAAAATGATACAAATCACTCGCAGTTGGCTCAAACACGAATTGCATATCACAAGAAATCTTCATCGCACCAGAATCATATGGATCGTAAGGTTGTAGATTTTCATTGTATGTATATATAAATGCATTAACCTCATCATTTTTGCAATCATCGCTAATCATGTCATCTTCATCTTTGCATACTGCTGCAAAGATTTGATGATTGCCTGTGCGATTGTCTTGCCATGCAATTAACCTGCGACCTTTGCTATCAATATTAATCGATGGATTAATGCTGTTACTAAATGCATCAGTAATTTGAGTATCAAATTTAAATGGAGTATCAAGATATCTTGTAGTTGCATAATATACATTCCAATAATTATCTCTATTAGATTGATATGCAAGGTGCAATCTATCGAGTTTATCCAAAACAAAGTCAGCATTAATACTCTGTCTAGTATCTGATAAAGTTATTGGGATTTGTGATATAGAAGAATCTGTGTTTATAGTAAAATTACTATTAAATTCATAATTGTCAATACCTAAACTTTGCGCTGTAGTGTATGAACTTAACTCATCAACCAAATTATTTGATTCAACAATCTTAACATTATCAAGCTGCGGACCATATTCAATATCCTTATATGAAGTAAACTGATTACTTACATTCATGAATTTTATCGTTGTAGATACTGTAGTTGCAGTGAATTTGAAAAAACATGTCTTCCAATTCATCCCGGTAATACTAGTAGAATTTATGGTTGTACTATAAACTCTGCTTGTTGCATTGGCAAAAACACTTACTTTTTTGGTTACAGATGATCCTTGATTGAAACTTTCTGGATGGTTGGCGATGTCAAAGTAAACATAATAAGTTTTACCAATTTCGGTTGCAATATTTTGTTGTATATATCCATAGTTGAAAACTGATCCTGTAATATTTCCAGATAATTCAATCCAACTATAACCATTACTAGGCCTAAAGCCAACAAGATCGTAAGGCACAACAACTCCATTTGTACCATACTTATTTGTGCTTTTACGTAAAATGCAACCATTCTTTACTGTCCAACTCGTCACTACTTGAGCCGCCATCTTGTAAGAGAGTGTCAGCAGCAAATGGCAAACTCGTTTCTTCAAAACTGCTATTTTGCAGAATATTATAAATAATGTCCGGGACTACAATTTGATTTGTATTCCTGTCATAAGTAGAAAAAGTTATCAAATCTTCATTTGGCCGTATTGTAATCGGACTTATTGAAATATTTGCAAAAGTTTGCCTTATGATGCCTGGTTCATAGTTATTACCTTTATATGGAACCGACTCATTAATCTCATATCCTTGGCCATATGGCAAGCCTAACATTATATCAAATTGTCTATATTGATCAGAAAAATCAGCATAGAAATTTTGTGCCAAAACAATTTGATTGTCGTATGAAATTATAATATCTCCCTGATATCTAACATTATCAGCAGATAAATTGTTGTCTTTTTGCATCAGATCTGCAATATAATCAATGGCCATTTTATTGTAATGCACCGCAATTTTTATATTTCTTTTTCAGTAAAGTCAACATATCCGTCAATCAATCTGTGAACAATATACTTTTTCTGTACGATCTTACCTGTTGAAGCATTTTCAGAAGTTGCCAGCAAAAGTGCTAATTTATAGCGACCAGTTGCAACTATGTAATCAATCTCATTATTAAATCCATCACAGTCACCAATCACTGCTTGATTTCTTTCACAATACTGCGCAAAAGTTTCTGTATTTTTTGCTTTGAAACGCATTTTTTCAGGCACTATACCTAGCATAAAATGCTTGAGATTAGCGGGGTTTGTTAAAGAAATTTGCTCATTAAATTTACCATAGATATTTGCGGTATTATGAGACACTTTGGGTGCAGCTTGCCCGCCTGCATATGTTTGGATATTAGTTTCTCCGAGTTTATATGTGCCACATATTGGTATTATGTTATCAAAATATGGGGTATAGCCATCAATTGTATAAACATTATTGTCTTTTTCGTATTTATAATCACCAACTGGTGTAAACGTTGCCTTCCATGCTTCATATTGCGCATTTATAAAGAATTCATCATAGACGCCAGAGTTGGGTATGGGCATCTTCAGATCAAAACTCAACTGATAGCTCAATTGATTAAAATTTGCAGCAAATTCATTACCATGTTCGTCTTTGTTGAATTTATAGTAAGCCATGGCGGTGTCGGCTGATGACTCGCCTTCAATACTAACATATTTCTTGTCATACACGGAAACCTTTCCGTTGCCATCTAAAATTCTTATCCATGTATCTTGTATGCCGTATGCAGGTTCTGAAATTGTAGCTAGTGGTAAATTCGCTTGTGAAATAATATTTTTCTCAAGCATACTTACAAAAGCTTTATTGTTACTTGACTTGCCAGATGAGCCTAAACACGTATAATATAAATTTGATGCACCGCTTCTATCTGACTCCCAAATTATATGCAAATCACCAGTTGAGTCACATCGTATCTTTGCGTTTTTATTTTCACCAAGCTCGGTTATTTGTGTCCAACCCGTATTAATTGCGCTTTGACCATATATAAATGAATAAAAGAATAGCTGATAAATACCATTAACAGGAGCTTGACAAATTACGTAAACATAATCAACTAAGGTTCCGTTTGCGTCGGCTTTTTTTACAAGTTGTGACTACCGGATAAACGCAACTTACTTCACGATTGTATATGTCATATATTGCGGGTAGCGGATTACTTATTGGAGTTGCTATGGCATCTAACTTAGATAGAGTATCAACTACAACATATTTTTGACAATAGTAATTATCATATATTGTTGGTCCAACATCGTTGTTAAAACCATCAGGCATGCTTATGTAAATAATATTATTTACAACATCTCTGTTTATAATTGTATGATATTGATACCCAGTTTGTGGCTGTAAAAAAACAACTGTATTTCCAGCGTCATTAACTGCATCAGCATCACATAATAATTCCAAAGTTTTGCCTGCTCTTAGATTCGCAGCAAAAACACCAGTACCAGTAACTTTGGTCTTTACAGTAAATCTTGTATTTGATTTTACTTCAAAGTAAGTTCCTTGATCAACTGCTTTTATTTTATTTTCGATAATTCTTGCGTCACTGTTTATGATAGATACAAAAGCCGTAACGACATCACGAACAGTGCCGGTAATTGCTTGATATTCAATATCAAAAACAACACTTTCTGCAAGTCTAAAAGTAAGAGTGTATTTCTGCCCGACAGCTACTGCCGTTGGAGTTAAAGCATGAAAATAATCATATGGCTTTATAATAGTACCATCTCTTACGACGTTGCCTTTGTATTTTAGCGATGTTGGCAAACTAGCAACAAAAACTCTACTTGCTGGATTTGGATTTGTTGCAGAATTTGATTTGCGCCGAAAAAACAGCTAAAGCAGTTCCATCAGTGAATCCAACAACCGATGTTGAATTATAAATACGACATGGAGTTGTATTTGTTTTTGGATATACTTCTTTAGAGAAGAACAATAGCCAACTTTAGAATTATAAAAATCAGATGATGAATCACAAATTGACATATCACCAACTACTGCCGAGTTGACGCAGTAATCATCAACTGTTTCCAAAGTTAAACCGGACACTGGTGCTGAATCAATTATTGCGCAAGATGGAGCGTCTGGCTCATTTGTAGCCTGTAGAGCTTTGATGCCTTGCGGTACATAATGCAAAAAGGCACCCGATCCATGAGGTTTGCTATAATTATCGTTTGCCAAATAATAATTTATAGGAAATTTTTGCAAGCTTGTAGATGATTCGGAAGTTCCAGTAATAATGTCTATCTGCGCGAAATGATATACTGCCTTCCCCATCAAAGTTTGACTTCACTAAAAATCTTTTATTGTTTACTTCAACTTGAAGCTGCGTGTTGGCTGATGTTTTTTACACGTATTGTAGCTTTGTCATTTTTCTGTACTAAATGGAGGATATACGGCAATTTTACTACCGCCTTGATTAATGCTTTCTGATTCTATCTGAAAAGCGAAAGCTGCAATATCAACCAGCTTGAATTCATTTTCCACTTTTTCATATATGTTTGCATAAACCGAAATGACACTACGGCTACTATCCTGTTCAAAAAATTTCAAATCGATTTTACCACGAAGCTCTTTCGTTTTGCTGACATATATATATTTTCCAGATATGTTGCCTTGTGAAACCTCTAGAATTTCTATCTGCCGATTGCATGTTGCATTTTCAAAGATGATTTTATAATTTTTATCTTCTTGAAGACCATTAAGGACAAAGTTAATATTATTAACTTGTTTTTTTAAGCGCACTAAATGGCTGTAATTTTAATTTAGCTGACACGATAGACGCTCTCCATTACTTTGTTGAAACTTTGTGCCGCAACTTCATAATTAAAATTTGCATGTACATATTCATATGCTTTATCGGCTTTGAGTTTAGCCTGATCATATTGCATAAAAACCTGCCTCATAGCATCTTGCAAAGTTTTTTACAGTGACTCTAGGCCACTTTTTATTATTGAATTGCAGTATATTGTCCATGTTTGATTGCAAAACAAATCCTGATGGCTCTAAAAGTGTGCATTTGTCTTCAGCGGCATAATCTTGACACCCGGAAAAATTAGTTACTATTACCGGAGTTCCTACAGCCATAGACTGCAAACCAGGCAGCCCGAATCCTTCTCCTAAAGTTGGCATAACTAAACAATCAGCTGATTTATAAAAAGAAGGCAAATGTGCATCATCGAATATTCTACTTTCAAAATAAAATAGGGGGCATTCCTTCTTTAAATTCATACCTAGCCGCATCTTTTCTATATCTTTAGAGGCTTGTTGAGGTTTGTCCGTTTTTAGTAGAAGTTGCACACTCTCTTTTTGATCAAATTCCTGTAAAAATGCTTCTATAAGAATCGGCCAACCTTTTCTTTTTCTTCCATGTACCAACGAAAAGAAAAGTGAAACTTATCGTATGCATGCAATTTGGGAATATTTTTATTATAAACATTAACATCAATACAGTGAGGTACATAATACAAAGGTCTTTTTACTCCAGCATGAGCAAAAATTTTATAATTAAATTGGGAAGGACATATAACCGCATCCATATTGTTCAATATATCAACCCACGCTTTGGGTGGCTCAAAAGTTTCAAATGTTTGCAAAAGCAATTGCCTTTTCTTTACGAGGATAACGAGAAGTCATAGTAGGTATGCAATGATAAACTTGCACAGCCTTACCTGCACTTTGCTTCTTTGTTGAAGTCAAGATTGATTTAAGTTTTTTGATCAGACAAAAAATTACTTGTAGGATTGCCATTTAAACAATTTATTTTTATATTATATTTTTTTGTCAATCCTATCGCGCTGATTAGATCATAAGCGGCTTGCCCGTAGCCGGTTTCATTTAAAAAACAAATATAATCTAAATCAATCATGTACTAATCACTACATCGCCTGACAACTTAGCTCTTACATCATTTACTTTAGCAAAAAGACCGTTGCTCAATTGCCATATAATATTACCATCAGCATCAATTTTTATAACACGACCAGCATTATTTATAAAAGATGTCTCAGCCACAATTACAAGATTATTTTCGTCTAAAACAGCATCAGATGGATAGGCATTATCAGAAGAATAATATTCAAATGTTATACTATTGTCAGACTTATTTATGATTATAGTTTTACCGCCATAACTGGCTAATTTACGAATAGCTTGCTCTTCAAACGTTTCGTTTTCATTATTTCCTTCGGGCTTGGGTAAAGAGTCCTCTAAAGAATATAATCCAGACACAAGCAACTTATTATCATCAATAGTCATAGCAGAGCCTAAAGTAAAATCAGAAAACTGCAAACCATTATAGCTATATATTACGCTTTCAGTCTCATAATCAATTTGCAATAAGGATGGACTTTCAGTTGGCGTTTCCGTGGTAAGAGAAACCGCCTTTATAGTAAGAATTACTGTTGTGGTTTCCTGTCCGCCTGTGTTGTCAGTAATTGTTATAAGTAATTGGTAAGCACCAATTTGCGTAGTATCAGGCTGATTAATATAGATAGTAGTTTGTAATTTTGTTCCATCTGCACTTCTCTCAGAGCCACCACGAGTTACGGTAGAAGTCAAAGTTGATGGAACTTTTAAATCCCATAGAGCAGTATAGTTTTCGATTGGCCTACCCGTAACAGGATCCAAAGGTATATCAATAAATGATATAAATGATGTAGCTTGACCAACTGTCACCGTTATCTTTTTTGTATCTGTTATTTCTGTTTCTATTTTTGTTATTTTAGCGTTACAAATTGTCCATTCTTGATCGCCAGATTTATTTGCATACACAGGATGTTGTATATCATTAACATAAGAAAAATCTCCAACAAAAACATTAAGACCGCGATTTGTTAGCAATTTCTTAGCTGAATCGGAGAATTGAAAAGGCGTTTCAAAAACACCAGTAAGCAAATCAACATATACAATAGTATTCACGTCTTGCATTTGTTCGACTTTATCATTGCTTAGAGATATTTCTAATATTTTTGCATTTTTACCAGCTGCAACAATATTGTCAACGCTACTTAGGTTAATACTTGCACTATTAATCCATAATTTGATTTTAGTAATATCAAAATTTTGCAAATTTACTATTTGACTAAAACAAATAGTAAGTATACCCCTGCGAGGATTAAAGACAAGCCGCACAATGGATAAAATGCAGAAAGATCATCAACATTATGCCCGCCTAATCCTCTTACTAATTGTCCATCATAAGTAGTTTCTATAACACGATCATTTAAAGTATCACAAATCAAAAAATTTCTATTTATTAATCTATAAACAGAATAAGGAGTATCAAACCCTGGTTTATATGTATTATTTACAATACTCAAAGCCTGAACTGGTGATAAAAGATTTTTAAATTTAAACCCCCTGAATCCAGTAAGAGCAATGCCTTGCGGATCGTTTTGATTGATACCATTTTGATAGATGTAATACAAGTCACCAACTGACACCGGATCTTCAAGAACTAGGTTATATACGCTACTGTTAATAATATCTTTTTCTATCTTTTGATTTATATAATGACCTCTATTCCATGTATCCGAATTATTAATATTGAATCCAACCGTTTCAGAAGATACAAGATATTGCAATTCCAAGCTCTTTAGAACCGGAGTCCGAGTTCTATCTGTTGAGGAAACTAATATTACATCTATCTCTGCATCAGTCCTGTTTGTGCAAAAACATCACCCGAATTCAAAGTTAATGAATAAGTAGCGCGATCAAGCAATTGTGTTGAATTGGCCGTTCTTATGCGAACTCTAACATCACATCCATCAGGTATATCTGCATCGTACATAATTGTATTATATAACACAGGAACATTACTGCTATGTCTAAACCTAATAAAACCAGTTGCAGGATACAAACTCTGCGTTCTTATAAAAATATTATCTATCCAAAAAATCTGTTTACTTGATGAGTCATCAGTATAAAAAACTATTGCTGTTATATTATTCTTAGCTACACTACTGATATCAAATATTCGTCTCTCAAAACCATTAAAAGACGGATCAAAATTATCTGTAATCTCATCAGCACCAAGAATAAGAAAATCATTGGATTTTTCTTCTGTAGTTCCATCAGTGTTTATCAAATACATATAAACAGCACCATGCGATATAGACAGACTTTTAACATCAAGTATCAATTCGTCATAGTCAGTCCAATCATTATTTTCTGAACTTTCTTGCTATATAGTATTCTTATTTCACGATCAGTTGTGAATTTACCACTGTAAAATCCTTGCGTTTTACGCGACAAAGTATCATCTGCTACTATTTTAATATCATCTGTAACTATTTCTGTGGTTGCTGAAAAAGTTGGAATTGCAGCACCGGCTTTCGCAACATTTTCAAAATCTTCTACTTGAGATGCAGTTGTGCCGCCTTTAGTTAAAGAAACAGTATTCCTTGCTATTGATACATTAATCCTGTCATACGCATTAGAAAATGCAGAATTAGTTTCATAGAAAATTGAATTAATAGACCCTTGCGCTTACTGGCTTACCAGATATGCAATGTGTTGCCAAATTTATATTTGCAGTCGATGATTGAAAATCTATTCCAGCATCTGGCGTAATACCGGGATAACAAACTAGCAAATTTGGAAAGTCAACAAGATCAGTCAAATTTAAATCAGTTATGCTAGCCAAATAATGCTGTGTTGTAATCAACTTCATGGTATTAACAGCAGCAACCTCACCAAGCAGCTGTCTATTGCCAGATGATATTAACCTAGTAAAAGAATCAAGGGCGGCGTGCGTCAATAAACCAGTATTTTGCAAATCATTGTGATCAAGCTGCGGTATGCGTTCTGGAGACACTTTGCCGCTTACAATTTTTGCAGCATCAAAGTCAGCAATTCTCGCACCTGATAATTGATTTCTAGTCTCAGCTTGCAAGTCAATTTTACTTGGGAACCACGATGTTTATGAGTAGCTACTTCATCTTTTATGAATTGCAAAAACTTATTTCACGTTTACTTTCATACGTAATGCTAGTTACTCCGCTTGAATTAAGTAGTAACTGTGCCAAGATAAACATATTGCTGAACTGGTGTTGTTGTAAAACCAAAAACAACACTTCTATCTATATTAAGAAAATCATTATTACGGTTTACATAAAAATAAAGTGTTGAATTGGGTGGTAAATCGCTTATTATCTCTACACTATCAGTTTGTCCATATTGGCTTTGTACAAAACCATATCCAGGTGCAATGCCAACAGAAAATGGCGTACTATCACTATTGGCAGATATAGACCAACCGTCTATTACTCCATCGCCAAAAATATTATATAAACCATATATTTGTTTATCAATAAATACAAATCTGTCACGCTCTTTGGCGATATTCATTCCATCATCCAAATCATCGCCGTACGTGAAATATGTTAAGCCATAGAAGGCGGTATTACCTGACATAGAAACTCCGGATTATGGACCTACTGTTCCTCTAGAATTCAAACCTGGCAATTGCACACCTTTAGGAAATGTTCCTTTTGTGCCCTTATAGAAAAAATCGGTTTTTCTATAACCAAATCTATAATCTCTTGAATTTAAATACTCATTTGACATTCTATCATTTTTTACTTGATTCATCCATTTACTTCATTGCAGCAGAGGCATTATTTAAGCTCATCTTATACTCCTTATTTATTGCTTACCAAGCCGTCAAGACCAACGCCAGTGGTTTTAGTTTTATTGAAAGTTACATTCTTGCTGCTAAACAACCAAATACCTTCAATATTTTGTTGCCATTTATTACTAGAAGCATCAACTTCATTTTTTATACTTGTGATGATTAATGGTTGTTTTTGATCTGTCGTTGATCCAAAATATTGAAATGTTATTGCGTCTAGAACTTTTAATTTATTACGACCAGTAGCTTTAAAGCTAATTTTTAATGGCGGTATATACATTTTGTATATTTTGATACAAAAGACTTTAAAGTATCTTCGCTTCCAAAGACACCATCTTGTTGTCTAAATAATTTTTTATAACCTATAAAAACCTTCACTGTCAGGATTGTATAGAGATGCATAATTTAGATCGCCCGCCAACAATAATTCACCATTAGGGGTTGCTGTAACTATTTTAATTTCATTTTTAACATCTTCAACAAGTCTTTCGGTCGTAAAACTTTCAATCGCCAACAGTTTTGCTTTTTCATACGCATTTCCTTGGCACCTTACCTGCGTTCGAGAAACAGGGACACCAGCAGCTTCATCATCAGCTTTTTTGGGTATATTCTTCGACTTCACGATGCGATACAACATAACAGTTCTTCTTTGCTCGCTCGTATATATTATTTAAAGCCTCTTGTCTCAAGTTGATTAATTTTTTGTTGAACACCATTTTGCAAAACATGCAGATAATCATCAAAAATTTGATTCTCATATTTGAAAACACCAAATCTATCAAAGTAACAAATTTTACTTGATATTAACGATATCTTTTCGATCGCGCTCCATAAACTTTCTCCATCACCAAATTTAAACATAGGTGCCTGTAATATATCAAAACTACCAGGTAATACAAAGTTTCTTACTTTTATTTTTTCACCATTGAAAATATAATTTGTTGACACGTTGTTTTTGGTAATATCATAGTTGTCCACACACATTTTCATAAAAGAGCCGGGTTCAAATGTGCGCTTCCATTATCACTTCCATTTCGCAAACCAGCTAATTTTAGAATTTCATCTATTGCAAAAATATCCGTCATACGGTCATAGAAAGGGCTATTGAAAAATACCTGATCTTGCAATATTTTAGAATAATCATGCAAAGTGCAATTTAATACTTCTTTATTATTCTCAACCACATATTGACCACCATGACACAATCCTGTGAAAGCTATTCTATCCAATTTATTCTCTGGCGTTTCAGGATCCCAGGCATTTTCCCACCATAAACTAACCTGTAAATAAAATGTTTTATCTACAAGTTGATTAAAGAAATTTGCATAAAAAATATCATTTGCATTTTTAGCAGTTTTTATAAGAAAAGAAATACTACCTGAATGCGAGAGTTTTGTCAAAATCTGTTTGCGACCATTCGTCATTAAAAGACATCACATAATCGCTCACGTCCACTGGCTGCTTGTTCCATGCACGACCTTTGGCATATGCATTTACTCTAACAAAACTTAAAACTGGAGTATCAGCGTTTTCTAGCCACCAATCAGCACCAAAATTATCAATATCAGGGAAGAAAATAGCACCAGCTTGCATCCTTGCTGCAATTTTTACTTGTTTATTATATTTTTGATCTATTAAAACTGTTTTTGAATTTTTGGCTTTGGCTCTTCTGTGCTATCCGGATCGTCAACCAATACAATTTCTTTTACAAAACAATTAGATGGTAAAACAAGTAATCGCGTATAATATCGAGATGCTTTCAAATGATAGGCATCTTGATTCGGTGAAAAAAGCAAAGAATTAGCAAAATGATATTTATAGTCTGACGAAGGCTCGTTATCAGCCGAAGCAGCTGCCTCTTCCTTCCTTGGTCTCTTGTTTCTTCATCTAAATTAAATGCATTGTCAAAATTGCATGCGGTTTTATATTGTGGATTTTCGGAAAATGCTTTTTCAAAATATTCTGTAGCATAATTACTTTGGTAATAAGGTCTTATATAAGATTGGTATCCAAGACGAAATTCTGTACTTTTCTTCTCGTGCAACAAAAACTCCGACTTCATCATAATCAGCCGGTCCTTGTATGTTTACGCGATCCATATCAAATATTGGAGCAGTTTCATAAACAATTGGCGTATAATTGAATGCAAAATTTCTTATTTCCACCATATACAAAAATACTCGATAATATAAATTTAAATGGATATGTTGGTGTTTCGATATTTGTAAAGGCTGTTTCAGCATTAGCTACTGGTGGTTTAGTTCGCGTATTTGTAACAATCCAGTAACTACCTTCATTACCAAGAAAAGTTATAATTAATTTGCCAAGATGCACTCTGAAATTTATTTTAAGATGCTCACGAGACAATAAATCTGCTGACGTAACAAAATCACATGTTGAAATTGGAATAGCGCCCAGTATCCCAAATATAAGATGCTCTCGTGCTGTTAACTATTCCACCCTCAATCGTAGTGCTGCACGATGTATTTTCACCTAGTTTAGTTGTATCAACTGTCTTTTTTCCACATAAGGGTAGATAACCTTCATCTCTAAATATAGTTGGTGGCAAATTTTCTGCAATAAGTAAAAATAATTTTGATTTTTGCACCAAAAAGCTCTGGAGTAGTATCAAGAGGCAACTGCACAAATATATATACCTGTCCAGCTAAATCAAAAATACGCTTGCGTTCCGCATCGGCATTTTTATATTGTTTTTCATCATAATTGCCTTGGCTATCATATCCAGCACAATCGCTTGTTTTGTTGTTTTGATAGGATCAAGCCACGCAAATTCAGGCAGCATCCTGTATTGCTGTTTTGGATCTGCAAGTCTAAAAGCCTCTGGTGATTGCGGTAAGAACGAAAGAGCTAAATCCCATATTTGGAGCAAGCATCAGTCTTTTACATAATCCCAATGTAACCCAGGATTTATGCCGTCAACTTGCCATATATAATTTGAATTATAAGCAAACCCTTGTTGATTATCCAAAGAAAGCGATTCCGCTATCTGAATTGGATCATTCAACGCATCAATTCCCAACAAAACCGGAGCAAGAATTCTGCTGTCATTCACAAGATTATTTAGGCTCTGATTTCCATCCTTTTTTGACCAGCATTTGCATATGCAGCATCAGATAAAATTGTTTTTGTATTACCTAGTCTTACTACTGTATATCCCCATTGTGGCCTAAAAAATTTGGCTAAATCATCAAAATTATTTACAATTACTCTTTCATTGTAATCAATAAAAGATGTCGTTTCGCTATCATATAAAGAACCATGCACAACAAAAGTCTGATGAGAGCCTATGGCGTTTCCCTCTACAACCTTGCCATTATTTATCGTAAGGTGATTATTGCCTTGTTTTAATTTATAGCTATCTAAAAATCTATAGTTTACTAAGTTTAGTTGGAATGGTATGTCATAATTTCTTTGCGATAAATTGGTTTTTTTAAGAAAACTCGCCCAGCTTTTTCCATTTACCATAGTTTCTGTCAAATTTGCAAAAGATAGCTGATTGCCTACTCTAGCTGGCTTGAATTCAGCCAAGTATGTATCCAGATAAAAATTTTCAATAGGCTTCAAAAAAGTACCATCGTTGCCAGGCAATCCAGCAAGATTTTGTTTGTTGTAATCAGCTACTGCATTTAAAGTTTCAGGCGATAACTGTAAAATAAATTCCTGTCTTACTCTTTCGTATATAGGACAAGTATTCCAAATTATACATTTACATTTTACCCTTCCAGGGCTAAATGGAGATAATGCAACTTCGTTACATGAATTTATTTTTTCATTATTATCAGCCATTATTTATCCTATTTCTATACTGAATATCAAGACTTGGAGTTCGAGCAAATGTAAAACCCTGCAAATTACCATAGTAATCTATGTAGAAGAAACGCATCAAACCATTTGTCAAAGGATAACCTAAACATTGATATTCAGACAAAGCAAAGATTGGATTTTTTTGTCAGCAAATATACCCCAATCATCATAATTATAATATGGGAAAATAAAATGATTTCCTTTACCCGCCATATGTGGTATTAACTCGTCGGGTATTAAGCCAGAGATAAATACTGGCTTAGTTTCTTCACTATCTGGATCTAAGGCCTGTTGCAAATTTGTTTTTTTATTACCGCTTGTGTTTTTATCTATAGAATATGTTTTGCCTTCAAATTTTCTCATGAACAACATTCCATCACACAAATATGTAAAATAAACAGTATCAGAATAAATGTCGTAACCAAATCCAAGATTACTTATAGAACGATACTCTTGTGACTGCACATTTTTATGTATAAATAAGTTTTGAAGCTCAGAATACCAAGAGTTTCCATTATTACTACTTTTGCGTTGGTATAAACCACCATTTAAAGCGTAAAGCAAATTCATTTGACCCGATCTGTCTTTATATACAAAAAAATCTACATTTGCAAAACCTCTTTCAAGGTCATAAAAATCACCCAACACCGTAATTCTTGCATGTCTGGATATCCTTTTTTCTATTCTTTTATTTGTAATTGATAACTCATTAGTTAAATATTTACCCGTAGTATTGCCTATCGCAACATAACCTAAAGATGCCCTCATCGCTATTCCTGCATCGGAAAAATGATATAGACCATAATGCACTGGTGTATTTTCATCAATAACAATTGGTCTTACGTAACCTAAGGATGCATCAGATATATTAAAATTGCTTACATCAATGGGCTTGTGCATAAGATTTCCATTCAAGGTATAAAACAAATGTATAGTGTTTGTTGCAAAATCACTATAAACGAAATGGATTTTCCAAAAACTTCCTTATAAGAAGTTCTAACAATAGCTTTAAAATCATACCATTTTACGCCAAGATTTGTTGACATTAGACATGATATTTCTTTTTCTACATCAGCTGAGGAAACCAGGCCCAGAAAGCCACTGCGGTATGAGTTCCGTCGTTTTTGCGATTATTTTTTTCTAACGCTCCATCTCTTGCTTTGAGATCTTCATAAAATATATAAATATTTTGCGAGTTATCAAAACATGTACTAACTTTTTGCGTTGCGATTTTGTGCGCAGTTATATTCATCTTCATATAGATAATCACTACATATTATTTGCAAATTATCAATAAATACGCACGGCCTTTGTCGTAGCTGAAAAGGCTTGAGCAAAGTATAATCCATATCAACTTTTATTTCAAAGTTGATTTTCTTATAATTATCAATAATATCCTTGCCTTCTGCAAAATCTATACTTATTTGATCAATTACCTTATTTGCATACGGAAATACTAGTGATATAAAACGCGATTCATCTACTCTGAATTTATCAGTTATTTTTTCATATGTAGAACCGTTAGCAGAAACAGAATATAAAGCATATGTATTCTTCAAAAGTTAAAGTACCTTTTATTATCAACTGCCCAATGTAAATAGGAGAAACTTGACCTCTTCCATCAACATTAATAGAATTAAAGTTTAATTCATCTATATTTACAAAATAAGCCTTCCAAACCATCAGAAAAAATTATCTTGTTACGTTTCTGCCATTCACTTGCATTGCTTTCATATAATACAAATTTATATTTTTTGTACTTTTGAAGAAATAGATTTTTGTTCCGGGGAAAAACCAGACAAAACACCAATTTCATTAAGATAAATTTCTTTACCTCGAAAATAACCTGGTCTATCACCAAGCAATCTATCGAAACCTGGATCTTCAAGGTTTTTGTCATAAGTATGCATTTGAATTACCAGCTGATAAAATTCCATTTGTACCAACCGTAGTTCCGTCTGCAAAATCAACAATAGGCAATTTATTTCCATTAGCATAAAGTCTATTAACATCATATGTAGAGTTAAGAACATTTTGTAATTGATCAATAACTATTTCATTGTCCAATATTCTATATTTTACAATATTCGTATCGATATCCGTATATGCAATGCAAGCGTATTTGTTATAGGCATCGGATGCAACTGCAAAGTTTGGAGAAGTAAAAGCTTTCGTACCAACCCAAATGCCCCCATTTTTGCGAATTGGATTATATTGTTGAAATGTCTCAACATAAATTCTTGTGCGAGTTGACAATTTTTTCTTCTGGAAAAATTTCTGGGGTTCTCATCAAAGCATCTGCAGTTATAGATCCTTTTGTACCTATTCCTAGAATAGGATTTTCTCCAGTATTACCTCCTGGAGTAACATCGTTTGTAAAAGAGGGATTGCAAGCTATGTTACTTGGCTTACCATTTACGGCAATAGAATCAAATTTCGAACCAGTGAGATCTAGTCTTGCTACCCACTCCTGTACTTCATCTATAGAATTATTTGCCGCAATTCTTCCAACAAAAGACTGAAATGATTCTAAATTGAATTTATTTTCCAAACTTGCTTTGACAAGATCTAACCTATAATATGATCCAGTATTTTCGCGTAATACAAAATCTAATTTACTTTTATTTGGATTGTCTAAACTTTTTTGATATCAACAACTGGTGATTTAAACTTTTTTAACGAATTAGCAAGTCTTCTTTCATAACCAAATTTTTCATTATCAGTATAAAGTGTATTTATAAATTCATCTACATCAAAATAAAAATCATCAAATAAATTCTTTTTAGCAATTTCAACGTTTATTGTACCGTCTGGATTATAGGCAGGACCAACCTCTTTTTTTATTTCTACTAACACTGAATCAAATGTTGCAATATCCCGCACGCTTGCGCGAGGCACTAATACAATAACTTCGTCATTTTTGCTAAAATTGCAACTACAAAAACCGCGACTATCAATAAAATAGCAGCCAAGAATGAACGGTTTTCCAATAACTCCGCTTGCTACTTTAGTTTCACATAATCGCTGTCCTTCAACTTCAAAACTTGATAACTCACTTTCGGCTTGTTTTTTTATATCAAGAAATCTCTGCTCATTAGTCAATTGATATGAAGATTCAGCAATATTTATAGCACTTATTAATTGATAATCTTTTATAAGATCGTACAAAATAACTTTGTATCTTGTACTATCTTTTGGTAAACGATATTTATATTTTTTATAATTCCAGGTTTTTACGTAATCATTTGGAGGCAAAATACCAACATCGCCAGTCTGAAATAAATAGAAACGCATGTCGGTTTCTATTCCCTGTCTTAATATTGGCTTGCCACCAACATATGATACATAAACTGTGTCGCCTGGTTTTAATGTAACTTTTTTGTTTCTTCAACTTGTTTATCAGAATTAAATTCTTTGTACTCACCTGTAACGTTTATTAGAATAACTTTATCAGTAATATCATCAATACTTCGATTTGTATATGAGTGACTGTCAACACTTTTAATGTTATAAGATGCACTAAATTTAGTGCCTGAATTATTCAAAACTCTTTCTTGATTGTCCGATCTGAAAAAATTCTTGCGAGGATCTCTGTCAACTGAATAAAATAAGTTTTCTGGTGAATCAAAAGAATAGTTTTTATAATTAGCACGAATGCCTCCTTCGTAGGTGCGTGGCCAAGCCTTCAGTCTACCTTCTGGATTTCCTAAACTTCCCAACTCATCATTTACATTCGTTAAGCCTAATACAATTCTAATCTCGGTATCCGTAAGCTCTGCAGGCAGCTTTTGTAAATCCGAGTGCTTTATATATTTCATCTGGAGTTTTTTGCAACTTCAGCTCTTTGTGCGTCTGTTATTGCCGATGTTGGTGATTCGAATACAATAGGTTTATAAGTTACGCCCAAAACACCAAGCACATAATCAGGCAACGTAATCTTTGCATATTGTTGCTTATTGATTGTTACAAAATCAGATGCTTGCAAAACGAAAGATCTATTAATTTTACTTTCGCTTTCGCAAATATGATATGTCCAATTTGATTTTATCGGCTCTATATCCCCAATCTTCTGTATGCCCAAAGCATTTACAATCGCAGATCCCGCACCTAGTCCTAAAGTTGATAAACCAGATATGCTGCCTTGATCTTGCAGTCTAGTACCTGTTTGTTTACTTGATACACTATACCAAAATTCAACAAAAATTCTATCAGAAGGCAAAAGTCGCACATACATGCTTGGAGCTAACGACTCCTCTGCTTGTTTGCAACCAAGATGGTTGGACGTACCTGGCAGGTGAGCCAAATTGATCGATATAACCATTTGCAATAAGATCTCGATTGTTATAGGCAGTAACGCTATTAGGCGATAGACTAGCCAAACAACTCAGAGAATTTGCCAATATTCTGTTGGTCGTATTAAAATTGCTATCAGAATTTGGGGGCGGTAAAGCCATCTGTTCTTACCAATATATTTTATTGACGCAATCTTCTTATCGTCTCATTGATGATGTCCTGGCTTATTCTACTAAATATATCAACTAATGTTCTCTTTAAACTATCTACATCAACCTGACTTATACCTGCACCAGGAGTTGTAGTTGCTTGTCCGCCAAATTTTGCAACGCCTGTTGAAGGAAGACCTTCAAACGCTCCAGTGCCCAAAGGTCCTTTACCGAACGAAACAGCAGCAGCACTCATTCCAGCACTAGCACCCTGTGAATAATTCATCATATTGGCAACATTTCTCTGCAAAGTATTAGCAGAACTAACACCCATTTTATTTAGAATACCTTGCTCATATGCCCCAGCAGCACCTTCTGTAAAACCACCAACACCAAAACGGGCAGATGAAGTTCTGCCCACGCCTATGCCGCCTGTAGTCAACGCTTTCATTCCATCGGTTCTGCCTGCGGCTAAATTGCCTAATCCTTGCTCTTGTGTTACCACAATTCTTTGAAATACGCCCGCTCCACTAGCCATAGCATCAATAGCTTTGATATAGCCTTCGCACAAACTTTTGAAATATCTGCTTGCTTTTGTGTAGCCTGCACTTGCTTTTGTCTAGAATCGAGAATTTCCATATCAAAATCTCGTATTTGTCCAGCGATTTGCAATCTTCTTTCTTCAGTTGCAGTTTGTGCTTCCGCTAGTAATTTATTCTTCTCAGCGCCTATTAACATTTCACGATTTTTTTGCAATTGTATCTCATCTGCTAGCATTTGCACAACTTGTTGCCTTGCCTCAGCTTGTGCTCGCAATCCCAAACCAGCACTGTCTAATAAAGAAATTTGCGACTCTTGTAAAGAAATTTGCTTGTCTAGCAAACTAATTGTTGAATCTAATACGGTAGTGTTTCGCTTTCGTGCTTCGCCTTCTTCTTTTATCGCATCATTAAGGGCTTTTTGATCTTTGGCTAAATCTGCTTCAGCTTTTTTCGATCACGTTCATCATCTGCCGCAGCAATTCTTTCTAAATCTTTAATAATCATTTGTTGTAACAATTCTTGTTTAGCAAGACTCCTCGAAATTTGTTCTTCATTAATTATTTTTGCTTGTGTTACATTCCCGCTTTTATTTATATTTTCAAATATTGCAGAAGCTAAGGCGTCTTGCTCTCGCATAACATTCATTGTGCGTTCAGTTTGCTGTCTGAAATCTTGGTAGACCTGCACTTGTTTCATAAGAGCATCTGTCTTTTCCTGTCCCATTAATTCTGGCTCAGCACTCGCTGCAGTATCTTCTGCAGCAGTTGCGGGCGACGACCCTTCGCCTTTTTTAGCCATAGCTTTATTAATGTCACGAGCAGCTAATCCCACATCAATTGCAACCGAAGTGGCGGTCCCAAGTCCAGGAAGCGTGCTTGCCGCACCGCTTGCTAATTCCAGACCTGCGCCTACGGTATCTCCCTGCAGATATCTATGCAATGCAAAGCCAGCACCTGCTATAAGACCTATAATTGGTATTTTTTGCAAAACTCTTACCTAGACCCTTAGCTCCAATCTTGGCAACTTCCTCTGCTGCAAGTTTTTCACCCCCTTTATCGCGGCCTCGGCAATTCCTTTTTCTCCTGCTTTTGCCGCAGCTTCAGCAGCTTCTTTTGCCGCAGCTTCACCAACGCCTGTTTTGAATACTTTACGTAAAGCAAATAAATCTCCAAATTTAGCAATAGCGCCACTTTTGTATCCCAGAATACTACCAATAATGCCGCCTCCAACTCCTAGAGCAGCAGCACCTGCGTTAGAAATTCCTTGCGTCTGTGTTGCTCCTGAAACGATAGAAGAAATTGTTCCAGAAAATTTTTCCAAATTAGTATTAGTAAGGCCAAGCATTTCTTGAAACTTGAATAACTCCTCACCACCAGATTTCAGACCATCTTCAAAGGCTTTCTGCACAGTCTTTTCTTGCATTCTGAATCTGTCCATCTGATTTATTTGTTGCTGTTCAGGCCCACCAGCTGCTGTTCTCCGCATTTCTTGAAATCCCTGCAGAAGCGGACTGGCTTGCCTGATAGTCATTTCTCCGGCTTTAATTCTTGCAAACACTGATCTTTCGAGCTTTTCAAAATCTCCAGCCATAAAAGCATCTTCAAGTTCTTTTGCTATCTTCTGTTAGTTTCTCGATGCCTTCTCTGAAAGAATTTACAGCTTCTAAATTGTTATTAAAACCCCGCATCATCGTATCTAAAGTTTTGATAAATTCCTGAGGAGCATGATAATCAAAACCTCTTGCTATACTTTGTGTTAATTTTAAAGATTCATCATAGGTTAATTTATATTTAGATCGCATCGTTTCGATTTGTCGGGTGAAATCATTTAATTTCATACCGTATCTGCTATAAGCAGCTGAAACTTGTATTATTTGCGTATTAGTGTCTATTAGTAATTTCTTGGCATTTGCAGTGCTTATATTTGTTGCATTATACATCTGCCCAAATTTATTTACACCCTCTATAGCTGAATCTATCGCTTTTTTAACTTCACCAATAGCATCACCAAGGGCCTCATACTGTCTGCCCATTTGGCCTATTTTGCTATTCGCACGCTCAACAGACCTTCCCCATCTATCAATATCTAATTCAGCTTTTTCTATCCCTTCGGATTTAAACTTTACCTTTAGGGCATAATACAACTCTCGCAATTCTTCTCTATTCATATTTTGCGGAATATCAGGCATATAAAGTTCTACCTTTTGATAATATAGCTAATTGTCAAACAAACGCTTATATTTACATATATAAAAAAAAGCCGAAATCTTTGTTTCGGCCTATTAAAAAATAAATTTGTATAAATATTATTTATTTATTTGCATATTCAATAGCTTAGCAATTTCCTCTCGCTTCATTTCTGTTTTTCTGTTAAGTTGATCCTGTTCTTTTTTCTTTCTGCACTTGCTCTGTTTGTATTCTATTATATTCTTTTTGTATCTCTTTAGTATAGGCGATATACAAATCTGGCCAATACTTTTGACCTGGATGATTTGATTCCCACTCTAAAATTACTTTCTCAGCATATTTATCACCCTTTACAAATGCTTGCGCATTGTTTTTTACATGTGCCTGTTCCAAAACAAGTTGTTCAAAATATGTATGTGGCTTTTCATCGACGAAATTTATTTTACATACATACCAAACATAAGGCAAAATATAAGCAAAAAGCACATATGCTAAAATGAAATAAAACACCAGTTCTATTGTTTTGATAAAAATATAAACTAATGGCTCATCTTTGAATGATGGCTCAATCGATGGCTGTTTTACTGTACGATCAATGCAGAAAGTGCTGTACAAAAAATTTCTAAACAACTCATCTCTGTGATTCATGCTCATATGATGCTCCTTGCACAAAGAATATTTTAGCATTATAATTGCAAAAAGCAATACTTTTTGTAAAAAATTCAAAAAACTTCATCCATTTGTACCATAAAATCTTCCATTATCAAATCAAGATATGCTTTATCAAGTAATACTATATTTTTTATAGATGCTTCAATAGGAAGATTTTTACTATCAACAAAATTCCATTCTTTTGTTAATTTTCCTATCAACAAAAGCAATAAAATATTTGCATCAATACTTTCTTTATTGAAATTTTCAGACAGACGATGAGCAATTTCAGCATAATCTTTTTGCAAAGGAAATCTTATAACAATAAAAAATTTTTCTACAAAATTTTCTTCTATATTTTCTGGTTTTTGCCAACATTATCAGTCCATAGATATATTTTAGCTGCTTCTGTAAATCTATATATATTTATAATAATATCTTTTTGATTATTCAGAACTAATTTCATTTTACATACCAATACTCTTTATACCTACAGATGCCAGTTGTTGTGAAATCTGAAATTTTTTCTTTAGTAGACATATCATAAAGTGCTGGTTAAATTCTGTGTATTTCATATTACGCATATATTCTACAGACCAGCCGTATTCAGAAGCTAACACATGTTCTTTGATAGTAGATGATAAAGTTGTTTCGTCAATTGATTTACCAGAATATAAATCTACTACGTCTTGAATCATTTTTTTGATCTTCATCCTCCATAGTCAATGATTTCTCATACCTATCAAGCAAAGCATTTGCAATAACTGATGGCAAATTACCTATACTTTCAGTATTGATAGGCACTTGCCTTTCGTTCTCATCTACAATATCCCATTCCTTCAAACACGTCTTAAACATGTTATCTTGATACTTGTTGAAGTCTAGACGATTTGTACCCTCTGATGGACTATAAAACGTTGATGAACGCAGAATATGGCTATTTGATTGCCATGTTGGTATAACCCACTTAGTGGTCAAGCTGTCAATATCCTTATCACCCTTAGCAATTGCTGCCTTCACTCGTCTTCCTCAACAATTTTATACTGACGTACGCCAAATTTGTTGACTTTTGACTTGAAATATAGTATAATCGTTATAAGATCTTCTTCTTTAACTAATAGTGATTTTGCCATTTATTTCTCCAAATATAAAATCTAGCAACAATACATTTGCTGCTAGATCTATATCGTCCTAGTTGTAAAAGATTCTTTATTAAACGCGAATTGGCGTAAAGTACGCATCGGCTGTAGAACCGCCAAGACCACCAATTCCAGCATCATTGAGAACATCAATATTGCATGCACCTTTCTCAATCGCTTCATAGGCATTTTGGCAATCACCAAAGGCTATGAATGGCACGTTTGTTTCAACAATTTCATTCGTAACACTTACTTCTTCAATCTTGAATATACAGCCATGCAAAGCTGTTCCAAAGTAAGTATTATTGCCGCTACCGAATGTGTAGCCAAACTGTATACTGCAGCTACTGCTGTTGCGATCTTGATTTTTATATATAAATTCATGGAAAGTTTTGACGGTGAAACCCATCAATTTTATACTACCCTCAACCGTTCTCTTTCTTGCCGTGACATCTTGCGGAGCTAATTTGCCATTTAAAGTATAGAAACGATCAACGTTGTTGTTTAAAGTTACATCAAAACTTCTTATATATTGTCCGTTGAAAGTAATTCCACCTTGATCTCTGCAGAACACGCCAATTCTAAAGTCATTAAAAGTTACAACACGAGCTGGAGAAAGCATATTTAGACGATCAGCTTGATCACCATATGATGCGCCAGAAGTAATTGCTTCACGCATGATTGTTTCTGATTGCTGTGGTCTACCTGCGCTCAACAATTCCAAAACGCATTTTTACCGATTCACCATTTGTTACCGAAAGATTGAGTGTATTTACCACGCAGCGAGGATACTTAAAAGCCATGTTGTCAGTATAACGTATATTTGTATCAAAATCAAACTTTAGACGGCCTTGGTCATCACGGGCAGATGCAATTTCCCAAAGAGTTTGAGCCAAACTTCTGCAACTATCGCTAGCGGTTCCGCAGTCTTTTGTTGTGTTGTATACTGATTCATGCACAAGAGGGAAGTCGCCAATCGCCATCTACCGTGCGAGGCATAATAGAATACAAGGTTCTATCCATACGTCCGTCAATAACTTCCTCTGGCCTAATTTCTTGTTTTGCTGAAATATTGCAGCTCGTTACGCGCAACAAAAATTCTCTCGTAGAAGTAGCAGGAGTAGGATTTATATTATCCAGTACTACACTACCAACAAATCCCATCTGTGCAGGAATACTAGGTCTTGACATTTTATTTGACTCCTAACTTACAAATTTATATTATATTACGAACAGACGGTTGGAATTATGGTACCATCAGAGAATCTACTGTACGTGCCATCCGCAGCAGTCGTTGGCGCGGGCGGATTGCTTATGTTTGTCTTGCATATTAATACGCCAGTCAGCTTGCAAAGCTCTGCCCAACCCATTGGCACTTGTACATTTTCCGTATCAAGATAATCATTGATAGAAGTGATGGTGCTATCAGAACGATTCAAAACATGGCTATTTATTGCAACAACGGCACCCAAATAACTACTTGAAGCACGGAATATATTATCATTGATTGTATAACTGTTCCAGAATTCACTAATCAAATCGAGCGTTGGATAAATGTCCGTTGATAAAACAACCTTATAGACTGCATCGTATAAATAACCTACAGAATCTATATTAGCTGCACGAGAGTTTGAATAATATACTGCAATAGCTGCGTAATCTGCTCCGCTTATTACATTTGCCATGTTTGTTGACTCCTCTTTCTATGCCTTGTACAATATGCAATCACTTTAAAGTATTCATGCAAATTTAAATACTCTCCTTTTTTTCAACAAACACTTTACAAATCTTTAATTAATATATACAATCCAAGGCAATTTCTTGCGATTTACCTCTTACATCATTTACAACATCTACAATGTGAATTGCAAATTTTTGATTCGTATATTTATTCGCTATGGCAATGGCCGCGTGACTTGCTTGCGATAAAGCTTCTCGATTATCTAATAAATTTTTCAATACTCGATGCAAATTATCTGGAGAAACTATTGCAAATTCCTCCTCATTTTGTCCTACAAATATATTATACGGCACAAAAAATTGTAATCCTTCTGGCATTTCAGAAATTATTTCACCAACTCGTCCATACTTAGGACCCACAGGAACACAACCGCATTTCATTGCCTCTAACATACTCAATGCAGTAGCTGATTTTATTGAACAGTCAGCAAATATACTATATGAATTATAAATATCCCTTAATTGGTCAATCTGAATACCATCGTTTATTGAACAATAATCAGTTGTAAAAGTAAAGTTTCTCGCATCATATCTAGAAATTAGATTCTCAATGTTATAATCACCAGGATCGTACAAATTTGTGTGCAGATATTTATTACAATCCAAGGATGCAGTGGCCATGACAAAAGCTGCTATATTGCTGCTTTGTGAATTTCGCTGCGGAAAATAAAACTCCAGACCGATCCTTATCCTCACAATAAAATTCATCAGATGACCCGTACGGAAAAAACTCACCATTTATATTTGCGAAGCTACTTATTTGCTCAAACCCAAATTTTGTAGTAGTTACAACATGATCAGCATATTCGAAGGCATCCTTATTTATTTTTGAAATACCTACACAGTCTGTTGTATAAATAGCAATCCATTTGAAAAGATTAGGATACATGGATTTTATTGCTGAAACAAAATTAGTATCTTTATGATCCCCAATAGTAATAACTATTTCTGGATGTACCGTTTTCATTAGTTCATAAACAACAGGCGATGCCTCATCTGTTTTAGGAGTAAATGGATAGAGTCTACAAATAGATTTACCATTTTCTTCATATTCATGTATTCCTTCTGTACAAGGCATAAAATAAGATTCATCATGATGCCACACAGCTGAACTTACTTGATGTCCAGAATTAACCAAAGATTTTATTATATCAGCATTTATCTTACCATTTCGCACCAAAAGATATGGCGATGCACTTATAGTCAAAATATTCATTTTTGCTCCAGCTTAGTATAATATCTATAAATTATCGTCAAGACAATTGTGGATCTGACCAGCCGTGCCGTGTCTGTATTTCTTGCTCTTCGGCAGACCAACTTATAGTAGCTGCATGCAATAAAGATTCCTGAACCTTAAATCCATAATCTATGTTTGCTGGCCATGAATTATATATAAATTTCTCGAAACGTATAATTTTGAGTGCTATCTGCAATAAAATAATTATGATAAACGTTTGGCCAAATCTGTATTGTCGTGGCATCTACAGCACATTTCACACGCAATTCTTCTGCTTGATAAATATTTTCAATTAATATTTTATCTTCTGGCTGGAAAATAGAACTATCAGCTACCTTAATGAAATCATCTCCACCTTGTACATTTGCAATCAGATTTGTTGTTGCATATGGCCCAATCAAAGGAAAAATGTTTTTCTTTAATCCAAGCTGTATGATATCAGTTAATTGCAGGACCGTGCGATAAGAACTCTCGTCGTTATCAGTTTCTGCATATATTGCAATTGTTAATTCATACCGCTCTTTTGTTGTACCAAGAGTGAACCATTCTGATGCTCGTGATTTACCTAAAATTGTTATTGCAGGATAGCGAGGAATCACTGCAGGTTCACCAATATAGATGGCTTGCACAAATTGACCATTATATGTTTTAGTCAACATAGCGTTATTTGCTACGCTCCAGCCAGTAATTACTTTTATAGGTGATTCAAGCTCTATTGTATTGTCATCAATTATTTCCGCAATTCTCAAGCCAGGTTCGCCATCTATGCCATTATGTATTGCTACTTCATCGCCTTTTTCTAAATCTTCGCGAATTAGTAACTTTAAGGGTGGTTCCGCCATAATTAACATTCGCAGTCAAACTAACATTAGTATTGACCCAACGATAAACAACTCTTCTGACGCTTTCGAGTATTTCTATCATTTGAATGCCTTATTTATCTTATCATCAATATACTTATCAGCAATATTACTAATTTTTTCTTTATTTCTTCATCAGTTTTATCAGAAAGTTTTGGGGCCTGCACTTTGCCGCTTTTCATGTAATCTTCATAATCTTTAATAGCCATAGCTTCTGGTATATCTTTTCCTATTCTTGCGTCAAGTTTTAAACCAGCATCTTTAAGTTCATTTGATCTTTGCATGCCTTCTAATCCGGCAATAAGCGTTTCTAAACTCTGCTTAAAATCAGCGAATGTATTACATATTTTTTGACTCATTGATCGCCACCCTTCATTTCTCTATCACCCGAACCTTCAAGACCAGGCAACCCATATCTATCACGCAACGTTGGGTTGAAGAAACGATGCCCGATTCGCTTTTGTCCATGCAGAATAATCATGCCACTCAAAATACTATTTATATCCGACAGAGCCCATTTTCTAAGAGTAGCTCCATACGTCGATTTGTCAGGATTCACTTGCGCTTGCAAAATATTTATCATACAAAGTTGCTGCTGCAAATCTTGCGCAACACAAAGTAATAGTGGGTGGATATTTTACGCGAATTACTCTTGAGGTTTCAGCATAATATATTCCCAACAGTGTGCTATTTAGAGTTACCAATCCGTCCAGAAATGCGCTTTAACAGTATGTCTTTCTTCTGTCAATGAATCGATAAAAATAAGCGTATCACCCGGATTGAGTGAATTAGCTTTATCAAGAAATACAAAACCGTTGTAAGCATCAATATCTTGCAATAGAGTAAGTTCAAGATCCGATTTTTCCATCAACGGAGTTACATACATTTCGCTTAATGATGCATCAATCTGATCTGAAGCCCAACTCAGATACTGATATACAGTTTCTTCGGGTATATTATTTTGACTTTTTGCTTTTTCCAAATTGCCACAAAGGCACTGGTTGACCATTCACAACCGATGCCGTGGCTGATGTTAACGCTTGTCCAATTATATCGTAAACATGTTGAAGTGTTGCATATGCCATTTATTTTCCCATTAGTTCAAGATTCTATCTAATGGATCTTGAGTTTGGGAAGCATTCTGCATCTCTTTCTTCTGCGTAATTATTGCTTGCGTCAACAAACCTTCAACGACAGCATTCCTTGGACTCTTTGCGTGCCGTATTTCTTTTATCTGAAACGGCAACTGCAGACCCCTTACTATTTTCTCTAACTTTTTACAAAATCCTTTAGGCATACTGGTGCCACCAGCAACTACAATATCAAGAGGCTGCGTAAACTGACTCTTTACCTCTTGAAATTTCTTGCCAAACAACTTGAAAACATGTTCAATCATCGCGTCATAATATGCGTCTAAGGCAAAAAGTATATCATCATTCTCATCAAGATTAGTAAAATCTAATTTCTTTTCCTTAGCTGCTAATAATTTGACTTATCGCTGTGCCAGTTTGTTCTGCAACTTGCGTATCGATCCAATCGCCACTTCTTGCCACACTCATTCCAATCACCGGCAAGCCTTTATAAGCAAGCAAGCAATTTGCTCGACCAGCACCAAAAGAAACACCAATACCCGAATATGGAACTACAGTACCATCTTCCTCAATAATTGTAGGTCTTTCACTAAGAATAACAGCATGTGCCTCTTCAATAATTTTTACTTTCCATCCTAATCTCGTGAATAATGCAGTTAATCTGTTGCGATGGAATGTAGAATCTGCAGAATTATCAACAGACTCGCTGCTTACGCACGTACATACCCAGGAATTCTCATCAGGAGCTTGTCCTATAGATGCACGTATCAACTCAGCAAGCACAACAAGTTTCTTATCTTCATTTTTGTTGAGAACGCCATCAGCCATAGGTCGGCGTACTTCAACTTTACCTGGAAATATATTGGCAACCTTTATGCAATCGTCGCCAATAACATAATAGTTTTTACCATCCTTGATGTATTGCCAATTATTTGTATTGAGACATCTTCAATATCATCGTTGGGTGGCAACTCAACAAAGGCGTTTCTAGTATTCTTTACTTTGATTTTATCATCTGCCATCTCTGCAACTTGAAAAAACATCGTCCCCACATCGACGGATACGGCTCTACTTTTGCCCATAATTAATTTCCTCTTATAAAAGACCTTCTAATTCACTAATATTCTTACTAACGTCTTTATCGGTTGTTTGTTCTTCGTGCTTTACACTCGATTGCGTTTTGTTTACCAAACGATTCAATGTTCTTTTTTGTATGTCAATCAATTTGCTTGAATTAATATCTGCTGCAGGCTGTTCTTGTTTAGCGCACTTGCAATAGGTTTGCCATTTGCAGAGCTAACTAAGCCTTGCAAGGCAGCTACGCTGATTCAAAGCGTTCATATCGACTTGCGGCTGTGTTTGAGCTACTTTTTCTTCTAATCTTTTTGTAATCTTTTCTTCTAATTGTTTTACCACATCAGCTACATTCACTTGTGGTTGTGCTGGGGGTTCTTCGTAAACTGGCTCTGCTATTTTAATAGCCGTAGTGCCATCATCTTTGCAAACACACTGCAATTTATCCGCCGACGAAAAAAGCTTTTAAATTACGTGATTGCTCAATATAAAAATCTTGATGTCACCATATCAAGATCAATCTTTTCTCCTGGAGTTAATGTTACACGAAGATCTGGTATAGTGACATCATGCAGTGCAATATTTTTTATGATGTACATTATATCCTCCTCGGCTTTGGATACTTACCAGGCAATGGTTTAGAAAAATCCATTTCATTCATTTTTTTGCATTCTTGGCACAGCCAATAAACTTTATTGTCATTAAAGTTAAATTCGATTGTAGGATTTTTCTGATGATATCTACAGAATCCACAAACAGCCATAATTTTTACAATATTATCATCATTTTCTGACATAATTACTACTAGTATATCGTCTAATTCGTTCAGCTACGGCCAAGATGCTGTGCAGCAAGATCCAATACTTTGCCAAAGAATACACCATCTTCGATGCCTGCGTCAAATCGATCGATACTTGGTGCTACGGGCTCTTGTGTCATTATTTTTTCTATAGCTTGCTTGACCGCAGTCATTACAACTACATCCTTTTTAGGCAAGTCTTTCTTAGATAAAATTCTTCGCTGATATGCTTCGTATAAGTCAGGAAAATATTTTTTACCAATTCCAAAAAGAGTTTTCTTCCGCATGAGTGCTAATTTACTTTCAATTTCTTGCATGCTCTTTGAAGAATTAGTTATCGCTGATATTTTTGCTGGATCAATTTCTATGGAATACAAGAAATCATCACTTGACGCAAAATTATGCTCTTCATAGCCCTTATCTAAAATATATGCTTGAATATGCTTAGCAAGCCATGAAACATAAGCATAATATTGCGTTTCAGTTTCAATATGATACTTTTTCAGCTCTTTTTGCAAAAATGCTGCATTTATCTTTTGCGTAATTTTGCTGAAACTTTAGTATAGTCATTTTTATTTTTATTTGCAAAAGCTCTTCTTTAGTACCCGTATCTTTTTCATCAGCCGCCGCAATATTTGCCAGCTCGCTAATATATGAGTCAGCAAATGACGAATCTTTTGCACCAAGAGCCTTTTCTAATCCTTTAATATTACCATACAAGAAACGCAACATGTTTCTTATTGTGCTAAAGATAGTATTTATTTCTGTTGGTGACAGTGCTTCAATATCTTTAGGACTAATTGCCTGTTCGCCAGGCTCTTTTTGAATTTTGCGGCCCTCAACTGAAAACTCTGCTCCTCGTTGTAAAATCTCATACAAATAATCAAGTTTATCTTTGAATGCTCCGAGATTTACATCAGACATTAGAACACCAAATTGAACGTGATCAGGTCGCATTTTTATCATTTCGAGAAATGCTAGAATCGTGTCGCCACCAAATTTTTCTAACAATTCATTTGATACGAGAGCGTCTTCAACTTTGTGCAACTCCAAGTTCAGACGATGTGTTTGACCTGTTAGAGCGTTAAAATTCGATGCTTGCAACTGAGTCATACCCTCAATTATATCAGGATGTTTTTCTTCCAAATATGCATAAAGTGCATAATTCCTTTTGCCATCAAGCAAATATCCGTGTTTTGCTGTCATCTGTTTCAAATTAGGATCAGTTGCTTCTCTAGCCTCTAGAATGTTTCTTGCTCTATCTTGATATTCGCTAGGATTGATATACGCAGAAATTTTTTCACCAAATAGAGCTTTGTACATTTCTTCTTCTGATCCACCCATATCTCTAACTGCAACTTTAACAAATTTTTCAATATCTTCTGAATTTAAACTCCAATCTGAAGTCTCCCAATGTCTGCTATCAAAAAAATCGCCCCACTCCCTATTGAGAACCTTGAGAACAAGCTCATTTGTCAAAGGTGCATATTCTCTTGTTTTAGCACGCAAAACTTCATTTACTGTACTCATGACAGCTTTGAGAAACCTACGGAACAACAAGGCCTTCTGCAAACATGTTATTTTAACATCTCTATCAACGCTATCAACAGCAGGCAATCTCTTATATTTTGCCAAAAGAGCACTATCTACTGCCGTCATATATTGCTTGATTCTTTCAAAATCTTTCTGCAAACAGTCAAAATATTCCATGTGCGGTATCATGCCTTTTTCTAATTTTTGGCAATTCACGGCATGAATTAAGTGCATTTATATTTACTACTCTTTTCTACAAACTTTCTACTAGCAGCATCAGCAACCGGTTTTTGACCTCCCACATATTGCTGTTCAACATCACCCTCTTCGCCAGCATGTCCTACACCTGGCTGTGCTTGTTGTATGTCTTCTGCACGAAGTTTATTTGCAACCCAATTATAAAAATCTTCATGCAAAGGATGTTGCGTATTTTGCATGATATTTTTTATTTCTTCTACAAAATAATCTTTATAATAATTCTGCATGAAAACAAATAAGAATGGAACTTGTTTTTCTCCACTCATCGTAGACAAAAATGTATGCCAATTTTCCTATGCCTTTTTATAATCAGCATCTTGCTCAATTTCATCTTGTTCGACGCCTGATTCGAGTAATTCCTCAGCATAATTTTGTAGAAAAACGTTCTGCATGCGACTAAGATTTGTCTTGATTTTATCACTTCTGTTATTTAAGAAATATTTTAAGAACACTTCCTTGTTAGCTTCACTCGGAGAAAATACCTTATTTTTAGAAATGCAAATTCATCTATTGCAAGTTTTTGTCCTTCTTCACCAAAAATACTTGTGTATCTCTTTTTTCTTTTCGCTTTTTCTTCTTCATCTGGCGTAATATCCCAATTCAAGTATGAATTGAAAAATAGTTCTGCAAGATTTGTCCTATCCTCTTGACTAATAGCAGCAGGTTTGATAATTTTGTGTCTACCTATGCCTTCATTTTCTATTTTCTCAAGCAAATCCATGTTATGATCATTTTGCAAAAAATAAGGCATTTCTTTACAAGTATTGATTGCAACTTCTATTAAATTTTTGCCACGTAAATCTCCAGTGACACTAGCAGCAACTGCTCTTATGTATGCACGTACCTCGGCTTCGGTCAAATTACGAATTTTACCAAATTGTTTTTCCTCTGGTTCTGCAGCTATTGGCTTTGCTTTGCTGGCATTCTTTCATGCATTTGTTTGCCCATAAGAAAGTCAAGACCATGCATTTTATAGGCGGCAATAATTTTATTTAAAGCTGTTTCTGAAATTTCGCACTGCTGGATCGTGCTGAAATCGTAAATCATTTTTTTGTTCTTCATAAAAATGCTTTATGATCTTATCAAGTTCATCTTTGCTTGGGTTTCTGTTATTGTCTTGGTAAAAATCTGCATATAGCCCTTGAAGTACCTGAAGGTATTTTGCATATCTATTTTCAACTGCGACTGTATCTATAGCCTTTGCTGCTGGAGCTGCCATTAGTTGAACAGGAGCCTGTACAGGCTTAATATCCTTTCTCTCTGTTCCTAATAACTTACCTACAGGCTCGGCTTGCTCTTCGGGTGTAATAGCTGGCTTTTTATAAGGTTCAAAACCTTCGTACTGTAATTTGATAAGTTTATTTTTAACCCAATTAAACAAATTTCTGTTTGTCATAAACATCTCCAAATAGCATGCATATATATTATTTGATTTTATTAATCAAATACCTTTTTAATCATATTCTTCAGCCGCGAAAGTTTCCATCATCAGTTTTTAAATCTTTTGCATCTTTAATATCTATCTTTTTGGCAGATTTTACAGCATATACGTTGTCTTTATATCGCTGATCTATATCAGCAACAATCTTATCTCGTACGCAACTTGAATAATCGAGTTCAACAAACACAAGGTCCTGTATGTCCTGTAATCTATTCAAAGCGTCAGCAAGACCGTTAAGCTTTGTACCAATGTCAGATTGCTCTACATCGCCTGTGCAAACAATCTTGCTACCTTCACCAATTCTTGTAAGCAACATTCGCATTTGCTGAGGACTCATATTCTGCACTTCATCCGCAATAACATAAGATTTACGGAATGTAATCCCACGCATGTAAGCTATTGGATAAACAATAATTTTCTTTTCATCCATTAATTCTTTCATGTCGTCGTTGCTCAAATAATCACTAACAACTTCATAGAGAGGCATAGTAAATGGAGCGAATTTATCGCTACTACCACCTGGAAGAAAACCTAACTTTTCGCCAGCTTCAACATATGGCCGAGTAAATATTACCCTATCATATGTTCCTTTGATCAGCTCTTGAATTCCCCATCCAACGGCACAATGCGTTTTTCCGCTACCACTCGCCCCATACACAAATGTAACTTTATTTTCTGAAATTGCTTTAAGAGCTTTTTTCTGGCCAGCATTTTTAGCAGTAACTGCAATTACCAATTTTGTAGCAGAATCTTTAGCAGGATATGAAAAATCATTGGCATCCTTCTTGTTCTTTGTTTTTCTGGCCATACAAGCTCCTAGTGTATAAAATAAAAATCTTCCAAACTTCTCTACATTGAGTGCAAACAAAACATCTAGTTTGCATTTTGGAAGATTAAAAAATATAAAATTTTACTATTAAGACGATACAACACAATTCACTCTACAAAAAATGTAAATTGTAACCTGCAATAAATTAAAAAATCATGCATTCATATTACGGATTTTTTGAGACTTATTCAAGGCTTTCAACATAAGTTGACCTTCATTTTGCACACGTATCTCGCCCATATCAAATAAATAGGTATTGTTTGCATCTAAAGTGCCGTCTATATACTTTAATATCGTAGGCGTGTATATTGCCATGCCTTGACCGTCTTGAAGCTCTAAAATGCATTTACGGGCCAACGGAGGCAATTTATCAATTATTGGATCGCCACCTTGCACCACAAGTTGTTTTAGCCTTGTTGAAGGAACAAAATAAAATTCAACTTCATTTTCGATGCCAAGCTGTCTAAACTTAGCCAACATTTCCGATGATGTATATTTTTTCCATAAGATTCTATCGACTATACAACAAAAGAAGCCAGAAAAGTTTTCACTCAACTGGCTTCTAAGAATTAAATATCAATTCTTTTTGATTTCTATCTTCTTCTTAATTTCAGCTTTGGCAGTCTTTGGAACAGCAATGTGCAAAACTCCATTTTCAAGTTCTGCAACAATATTATTTTCATCAATAGTATTTTTCAAACAATATAGATCGAGAAAAGTTATTGTACTGTCTCTCTCTTATTTTGAAACGACGATCTGTTTTTTCTTCTTCAAGATTGCCAGAAATAATCATCTTCTTATCTTGTACATCAATCTTAATGTCTTCAACATCATAATTGGGCACATCAACATCTACATAAATCATCTTGTCATCTTCTGATACGTCCATACTGCCAACTCTTAAATTGAGAGCATTCGAATATTGCATTCTGTCAAACATATCATTGATAAAGTTATCAAGATTTCTCGCGCGTATTTTAGCTAACATATTTACTCCTTTTTGTTTGTATTATTATTTACTTGAATGAAATTACTAACAATAATAGTGTATGCTTAGGTCATATTGCGCCTCCTTTCTACATATGCTTCATAACTTATTTTATACATCATACTCGGCAAAATATATGGTTTTATCAAATCAACAAATTTTTGATTACTATTGTGCTTAAAAATTAGTCTTTCCCAATTACTTGAAAATTAGCATTCTTACGTTCTTTCAATCTGCATTCCAGCCCATATTTGCGAAGCAACCATCTATACATCATATCACAACTTACTTTTGAAAATGATTCAGTACAAATCATAAAATCTGCAGTAGTATTTACGCCTCTATCTCTATGTCTTTGATACCACTCTGTATGTCCGTCATCCATATACCAAACAGCTAAAGAAAGCGGACTCAAATTATCAAGAATATCTTGCGTGATTTGTTTATCCCCATTCGCATAAAATTCCTTATTTATTTTTTCAACATCTGAATTTGCCAAAGTATAAAATCTTCCATCAATAAGTTTTGAACCACTTCTTTTATCAATATATTCTCTTTGCGTCAAAGCTTTTTCTGATACAATATTTCTCAATTCACTGTGCTTCCACAAAAGATAATCTTGCTGATCTGTGCCGTGATTAAATCCAACGCTAGAATCTATAGAATGCCTTTTTGCATCGCCCATCAAAGAACCATAAATAATTTCTTTCTGCCGCTGCGTTAAATATACTTCATTTTTTTGCGAGCTATATATTTTGCACCTTTTCTTTTTATGCCAAAAAGTTCTCGCAAAAAGTAATATCCGCAAAGACAATATTATGCAATTCAGCTATTTCTTTAAGACTTTTACCTTCTTCATATAGTTTTACAAATTCTTCTTTGCGTAAATAAATTCTATCATTCACAATAGAACTGAAAAAGTGTAACAAATGCTTTGACCATCCTATGGCAAGCATGTCAGCGTATTTTACCTTTTCTTTCGCTGCAATATACATACCAAGCGTTGGTCTATTGCGGCCAAGAAACGTATTCAAGTACTGATTCCAATATTCATTCATCGTTTTTTACTCCCATAGTAATGTATCGGAGAAAAACGGAATTTCCTTAACAAACACACTAAAAAATGAAAAACCCTTATACTCCGCTGCCAAACATGTATCTGAACCAACGGCTACGCCCGCCGGGTAGAGTGTATTCGGGCACGACAATCGCCTTGCTTCTTGGATATTTGCCATATTTCTTCTTATCTAAAAGATACTTAAATTCTTCTTCGTAGTTTTTCTTCAAAGTTTCAATGTTGCTAAATGCTTGACGTGCTGCCTCTGGTCCGCCAAAAACCTGTTGTGGTTGTTGGAAATTCAAACACATCAACAACTCACGCATGGCGTCTTTTAGCTGCGCCATAAAGAACAAGTGGTATTTGCGTATCAGGCAGAGTGTCTATAGAATAAGAACTCTGAGGTGGATTGTAATTAACAATTCCCAAAGCATTAAATATAAATCTGTCAAGCTGCTCATCTGAGAACCATCTGAAATTATAGTCAGCATTTATCGTGTCATATGTTGAAAGCGGATTATCAAATATAACAGTTCCATTAAAATAATTTATTGTTAGATTATCTTCAACTAATTTATTATTTCTGTAAACTCTTGTACCGTATGCCTGATTCCATTTACTAAAACTAAACTTGAATTTTTTGTTAGCTATATCAGGTAGGGCTTGTTCAAAAAATACAGGAATTTTTTGGGCGCAACATATCATTTCACCCAACGCAACTCTAAAATCACTAATTCGTGAGCCATACAACTGTATTTGTGCGTTTTCGGTATCACCTTGCGGTGTTATTACGATAGTCTGCAATTCAGTACCAGAATATCCGTCTGCTGTATACGACCATGTTACTAAATAATTTCCAGTATCAGCATTTGTAGGAACTGTCCAATCAAATGTATAAAAACCAGAGCGAACAAGATCTGGCTTAGCATTTGAAACTACAGTGGAACCATCTTTGCTTATGGTAAGAGTTAATTGCTCTGCACGAATTGGATTGCCATGAATATCTGTAATGCTTAAAAACAGCGTACTGGTGCCACCTTGTATGAATGTTCCACGATAATCAGGAACTACTTTTATTGGTGTTACAACACTACTGTAGAATGGTCCAAAAGTTTGTGTTGCAAAAACCGGCTTGTCATTTAGCTCTGGTATGACTTTCCAAGATGCAACATACGTTATTCCGTATTCAATATCAACATAATATTCATACAGCCCTGTTGAGGGGTTATCTACAGCTGTGCCGCTCGGTATTACTACCTGTCCGGTTTGCTTTTTGATTCCATATGATGCATCCGCTGCAGCTAATTCCACATGATAAGCTTGGGCCATAAACACCCGACAATTTATATTCTATATAAATTCTTTGACTACTCATAAAGCTTCACCTCGTTCAAATTAGCATGGATTATTTTGAGATGTGTTACCAACAATTATTTCCACCGAAGATCCTTGAGAAGTAATGTGAGGAACTTCGATAGTAATTTCTTTAGGCGGATTAGTGAGTTCATCAATAACAGCTTCTATGCTATTTACTTTATCTTCAATATTTTTAACCGTTTCTATTTCTTCTGGGTTCACTGCTGTTGCGGCTAAAACTATACTAAGAGCAGTGCTATCATAAAACTTTACACCGCCACGAAAACCATCAGGAAAGCCACTGTACGTCCAAATATAATTGCCTTGACCAATCTCTACAAAACCAACAGACACAAGAGATCCGACATTCGTGCCAGCAGTATCAAATAATTGTGCTCGCAGAGACAAACCAGTTTTACTACTTCCTAAAGTCAATGATATTGAATTTGTATATGCCATAATAATGTTTACCGACTTTTTTGTAAAAAACCTTGTCAGTAAATAATATGCGTAATATCCAATCTTAAAATAAAGATATAAAATATATTCTTACGCAAATTTATACAGGAATTCTGAATATAATTTGCATACACAGTTTTTGGTTCATATCTTGCATTTGTTTGGTTGAATTCAAAAACATATTAGAAAGATCAAGCAATTTAGCGTATTCAACGGGATGTGGTGGGTCAATTTTCAAAACCATACAGTCAGCCTGATAATCAAGCGTATAATATAAAATATTTTCAGTATTATGCATAAGCCATAGGCTTGCAATATAATGATTATCTTCAACAGTCAAAGAGTTCACATAATCTTGAGTTATTGGTATGTGTATTTTATATAAAAATTCTGAATTATTTATATTTGTTGATGCAAAAATATTTTCTAATAAAAAATGCGGACATGGCAATTCAACAAAAATATCAAAAGTAGGCAATCCTTGTAATCCTGGTGGTAATTGCGTACTTATATAATTTTTACCACCTTGATTATATGAATAAAATATAATATACATGTATTAATCCTTATTTTTACCAGAACTTTAATGTTCTCCACATTTCTTGACCAGTGTGCCTCATAACATATAAATACTCAAGGCCATCCGTAGTAGATACAACTTCCATACGATTTCCTAATGCTGCCGTGCCATGTGCGTAAGGCGTGGTTGTTGCGGCATTCCAAATAAACTTAGTCAGATCAAGTTCATATATACGACCTGTGGATTCTTTAGTTGCAAAATAACTATTAGCACCGTCATACGTGAACATGCTACCAGTCGTAAATGTTGTTGTAATAGGAGCTGTAAAAGTAGTCAACTCCCAAGCATTTTTGGGTATGTCATAGATATCAAGAACGTTGCTTGCGCCGCCACGAGGCGAAATAAGCCATCGCCCTTTCTTCGCTGTGTCAGTCAATCCCCATAGCCATGTCACGTCAATACCCGTGCTTCGTATTGGCACTTCATATATTTCATAAACGGTTGACGTATCAGTTGTCGTGCTTGTGACTGTAATTACTGTTGCAGTGTTGCTTACGACGCTGAATTCAGTTCCTACACCAGTGCCTGCAACTATACGAAGACGTTTACCCGCAAGGTAGTTAGTTGTAAAGTTTTTGTTTGCGTCAGTAATTGTGGCAACAGCAGTACCACCTGTTGTTACGATACCATAACTGTCTAAAATTTCATATTTACTAGTTGTATCGGGTGTTGCAACGTTCCATGACGCAACGGTCAAGGTGGTTGCTGTATTGCCTGTAATTACGACATCGTTTCCAGTGCCGGTACCTGCAATAACACGCACGCGACAGTTGATGTATTGGTTACGATCCCAACTCTTGGTAGAGTCAACAAGAGTGGTTGCGGTGCCGCTGGTTGGCCAACCGTAAGGTTCTTTACCGTCAATTTTGCTTGTAACCATCGCTCCAAAACCACGAGTTTCTTGGATAACATAACGGCTTTGACCGTTGGTCATCGCAGTAATCGCGCTTTGCAAAGTAATGGTTGTTGCAGTATTAGCTGTAATACGGCGGCTGCCAAGAGCTGTGGGCGTTACACCAACAGTTTGTACATATACTAATTTGCCAACGAGTTCGTTGGTGTCCCAGTTTCGCGCAGCATCCACAATCAACGAAGTGGTCAAACTGTTGGCGGCTGTTGGCGATGCAGTTCCACTTGAGTTGGCAATGCTGAAAGTGGTGAGCGAACCAACGCCAATAATTCCAAATGTACCATTAAAAGTTGTATCGGTTGCACAACCGGCTATGGTTACGTTCTCACCGTGTCGGAAGTCATGGTTAGTAGCAGTTACAACGTTTCCTACTTTGCCAACTGTAATTGTGATGGTGAGCGACGTGCCTGCACCACCAGTTGTAGCACTTGAACCAGCCGAATAACCGCTACCGCTGGCTGCAAGTTGAAGACCTGTAACGCCACCCGTATCATTTATGCTGGTTACATATGCCTGACCACCCGTACCAGTGGTGCTAAGAGTAACCAAGTCACCAACCGTATAACCGCTGCCCGCAGCATTAACTGCTACTGTCAAAACACCAGCAGCAGCATATGTAATACTCGTAACGCCATACGCCTCGTGTGGCGAACCATAACCAGCACCACTTGATGAAGCAACGCTAATTTGTCGAGCAATACCATGGTCAAGCATGTGCCCATTCATCCAAATATCTTTTTCAATCGAATATCCCCACATGCACGCAGAACCGTTACCAACAGAGACGAACCTTGTCGGTATCACCATATATTTCGTAAGTGCTAGTGTTGTCAGGATTAACGTCCCACTTGCGTTCCACATAGAATGTGTCGGCAGTATGACCAACAATACGACGACGCTGACCAATACCCGTACCGCCTGTAATACGAATTTGATGGTTGGCATAGCGATCAACTTCATATGTTTCGCCAGTGTCAACAAGCGTCTTGGCACCACCACTGCTTGCGGTCTTGCCGGTCACAAACACGCCGCCCGCTTCGCCGGTACGATCTATACTCATATCCGTACCAAATGCAGCCGTTAGATGCACAGGTCCTACTGGAGTTTTAGTCTGCCAAGTATCCATCAAAACGTCATAGTATTGCCAGGAACAGAATGGCGTGGCAGCAGCACTGCTAAACAACCATATACCACCGCTTATTATTTGAAAAATACTAGTTCCATCGGGCGTTACACTCCAACTGCTATCAACTGTTAAATCTGTACTTTCAATCACAAAATGCGTTTGTGAACCGGCTGTAGTTACGGGAATAGCATACGGAGTAACAGCAGCTGAAGCCTGTGTTGTTGAAAGAATCGATTGCTTGAAAGTTCGTGTCTGATACAGTGAGGGTTGTTGTATCGTTATAAAGAACTGTACGAACTTGCAACTGACCTGTATTGAACGTAAGACGAACGTTGTACCCGTCCCACTGATTTACACGCCATTTCTTTGTGCTATCACCAATTGCTAGAGCCGTGGCTGTTGTTGCAAGACCAAAATCATGAATAACACCATCGCTCACGGCGTTGATAGTTCGCTCTTGCCCAGCTCCCTTACCTGCAATAATTCTAACTTTCAGACCTTGGCAAAGATTGCTATTCTTACCCAATCCACCAATCGTAAGCGAAGTACTAGTGGCACTTATAACAGGCCCACGATGGCCACTGTATGCATGCATATTTTGCGGCAACTGCAGTGACCGGAGCAATGTTTGGTGGAGCAACTTCTTGCCAAGAATCTGAGTAAGTATCATATCGCCACATTGCCTGAGCAATAATATAATACATGTATCGTGCGTTCAAGTCACTACTAACTAGGCAGCTTGTGGCTGACGTAGCTGTTGGTGCAAAACGCATCCATTCAAAAACTGGCTGGTCAACTTGAGTCTTAAGAAGATTTGTTACTGTCATTTCGAAATCCTATTATGAGAATGTTAATTTTGATCGTATCGCACTAGCGTAACAGTTGCGAGCATCGTCCACAATACGCCACATTTGATGAACTGGCCCTTCCATAATTAGTGCTGTAGTTGCTGATGCAACTGTGTATGGGTTGGCTGCAGAGTTGCTTACAATTTGCGTGGCAACTGCATTGCTGACGTTTGCTGTTGCGGTAACTGTGCCCGAAACTGGTACAGTGGCGTTGACTTCGGTTGGTGCCGCCAAGTTAGTTCCGATTGCTTCAATCACAACTTTTTGACGCAGACGGTTGTCAACAACAGCATTGCTTTCAAGTAATTTATTCATTCTGCGCAAAGATCTTGCAAACTTTCTTCACCTGGTAGATCAAGGTATATCTGCAAAACATCACTTGAACTCATAAGAGTAGTATTATAGTCTAGCGTAAGCACATTGCTTGCAAAACTTACAGCACCTACAGATGAACTTGCAAAATTATAAATTATTGTATTTGCAGTTACATTTGTAATCAAAAGAATATTTGCCAAACTTATTGTTTGTGCTAAATTTGAAAAAGTAATAGTTTGCGCAGCTGGGTTAAAAGTATAGGTGCCAGTAACATCATAACCTAATAATTTTTTCATAATACGATCTCCACTATTATAAAGCTATCGACATTGCAATAACAAACGCCTCAGTAGCTCCACCTGCTATTCCTGAGAATCCTGAAATACCAGAATATCCTGAATAACCACTGTTGCTTGAATAGCCACTAAGACCAGAATAACCAGAATAACCACTCGTGCTCGAATATCCTGAATAACCAGAGATACCACTGTAACCAGAATAACCGCTAAAACCTGATATGCCTGAATATCCTGAATATCCACTTCTGCCCGAATATCCACTATAGCCACTTATGCCTGAATATCCGGAATAACCGCTATACGCCTGAATATCCAGAATACCCAGAAACACCTGAATATCCACTATAACCTGAAATTCCGCTGTAGCCAGAATATCCACTATCGCCAGCTCTTGTAAAACTTACTTCATAAACATCTGATACACTTGGCGATCCAGAGTTGACAACGTTTGTTACAGAAACAATAGCTCCATCAGTCTGCATCGTAATTGCAGTTATATTAAATATAGAAAACTGTGTTGGGTTAGTGTTTTTTACAAAAGTTAAACTGCCTTTTATTGCATTTGTACTGTCATCCCAAGTATTAATCCAGCCTGAAATGTTTCTACTTAAATTATCTGTATAACTAAAATATATAGATGTACAGGTTGACAAGGTATCATTATTTGTATAAAAATATTTTTGGCGAATAGATGCCTGGAAGATATATAATATATTGGTATGTTGTAGTATTTGCTCCTAAGCCTTTGTATCCACTATATCCAGAGAATCCACTATAACCACTATAACCACTATAACCACTAATACCTGAGTATGCACTATAGCCACTAATGCCTGAATAACCAGAATATCCGCTTATTCCACTATATCCTGAATACCCACTTAAAGATATCAAGCTCCAATAAGTAGGACTTATATCTGGTTGATTTCCTAATTGGAAACTTAAACTTACGTAACTACTTCCATTATAAGTTACAACATCATTCTTGTTATATGCAACACCAGAATCCCAGGTGCCTACATAATTAAATCCTAATCCACTATAGCCACTATAACCAGATATTCCACTGTATGCAGAGTATCCGCTTCTACCTGAATATCCACTATATCCTGATATTCCGGAATATCCAGAGTAACCACTAACTCCAGAATATCCACTATAACCACTTCTGCCAGAATATCCAGAAATACCACTGTATCCACTATAACCACTAATACCTGATATGCCTGAATATCCTGAATATCCACTCACGCCAGAATATGCACTATACCCACTAATCCCCGAATATGCTGAATAACCTGACAAACCAGAATAACCAGAGTAACCACTTGGGCCAGAATATCCAGAATAACCGCTTGCTACTATAGCCCGAATAACCACTAGGTCCTATATACCCAGAATAACCAGATAATCCACTTGCGCCTTGTGAACCCTCGTAGATACCTGTAGACAACATGCTATAGTGATCAGTGCCTTCATAATAGTAGTAGACAGTAATGTTACTTGAATGGGTTGTTTGCACATAGATTTTTAGAACCAAACGATCGGCTGCGTCAAGATAATAAACACTTGTAAAAGCATAATTGCTTATAAATAATTCAGGGTTAGCAAGACTTGTATTTGTTAATTCATCAGAAGTTGTGCTAAAAATAAGCGTTTCGGTTCCACCATTACTTCGTTTATAGAGCTTGTAAACAAAAGTTGTTACACCATTAGCACTATCAATTGCATAAAATGTATTGAACCGCCAAACGCCAACAGGTATAGAAGTAATCGCAGGTTGTCCATAATTAGTTATTAGAGATACTAATAATTTTTGCCCGTCACCCGATGCAACTGTTGTATTATAACTTGTTTCAGCATCAAAATCGGGCACCTTATCCCATTGATAATAACCACTGACACCATGCGTGGGATCATAAACTAAGTCATCATGATTTGTGGGATAAAATATAACACCAACCGCAGGTAATCCACTAAAGCCAGAAAAACCGCTTGCACCACTATAGGCGCTATATCCGCTTATACCACTATAAGCAGAATAACCAGATCTACCACTATAGCCACTGTATCCGCTTGTTGATGAATAACCTGAATATCCAGAAATTCCTATATAACCGCTATATCCACTAATTCCACTACCGCTATAGCCCGAATATCCACTAGGACCGGTCATAGCAAAATTGAAGCCGCACAAGTCCGTATCATCAAGAGCATCAGCTGGTGTTGCCAAAACAGTTACTGATAATTCATAATAAGTTGTACGATCCGTAATCGAATTTATTTGAAGATAAGATCTTTCAGTGGCAGCTGATCCTCTTATACTTATGTAGGCTCTACTGGCATACGCTGAATTAAGCATAGTGCTGACTAAGGTATACGCATTGTTGCCAGAATAGTCAGTGTAATCTAACCATAGCTTGGTTATTGCAGCCTGATTTGCTGGACTGTCACAGTGAAAACTTTGCGAATCGGGCGCAACATTTGTTGACTTTGCTGTATCAAATATATAGAAAAACAAACCACCAACAAGCGCCTACAGCACCAGACGCTCCTGAATAACCACTATAACCAGATGCAGCTTGAATAACCAGAATAACCGCTAATACCAGAGTAGCCACTGTAACCAGATACTCCGCTATAGGCAGAGTAACCGCTACGACCAGAATATCCCGAATAGCCACTTAATCCAGAATACCCACTATAACCAGATGCTGAAGAATATCCACTATAACCACTAAAACTACTGAAACCAGAGTATCCACTTATTCCGGAATATGCAGAATACCCACTTATTCCGCTATAAGCACTATATCCGCTTACGCCAGAATATCCAGAGTATCCGCTGATTCCAGAATAAGCAGAATATCCACTATTTCCTGAGTAACCGCTATAGCCACTAAAGCTACTATATCCAGAGAATCCACTTATTCCGGAATATGCAGAATATCCGCTTGTTCCTGAATAACCACTGTAACCACTACCGCTAAATCCTGAAAAACCGCTCAGACCTTCAATGCCCGAATATCCCGACCTACCATTTCCTACTATGGTGAATGCAATTTTGTCATCTGTAGTAAAAGACGCATTAAAATAACGATTTATTACTGGCCATGAATAGATAGCATTTACATAGGTAAGTGGCCCTGTAATTTCAAAAATTGCGTTATTATTTTCATTTCCATATTTTCGCAAATCTATAAAATCACCAAATTTTATAGTTTGCAGCCAATTTTCGGTACTAATAAATCCAATATTATATGCGCTTACTTGCAACTCTGTTGCTGAAGAAATGTCAACATTATTCAAATTAACATATCTTTCTGGTGGCGGAGCGGAAACTGTAGAATCCCAATAATAAAGATTTACGTTGCCAACAATAATACCATCAACACCAGAATAGCCACTATAGCCTGAACGTCCACTATATCCAGAATAACCACTATAGGCACTATATCCACTATAGGCAGAATATCCGCTATACCCAGAAAAACCACTGCTGCCTACCGCTTGAGGCTGGTTTATCCATTTTTGTGTAGCATCATCATAAACAAGGATATCGCCATCAACTGGTGATGACAAATTAACGTCGCCCTGTTCTTTAATACCATCAGGTATGCGAAATGCTGAACCCAAAGTAGATGCTCCATATCATAGTTGCTATGACTATGAATTATTACAAAAAATTTATACCATGTCCTTGTGCTGTGCCAACAATTTTTCAACTGCATCAACAACTATATTGGGCTCGACAAAATCTACCGTATTGAATTCAACAGCTTCCCAAAATCCAAATTGATCAGGTCTCAAGTTCTTACGATCTTTCAACAGATTCACATTTTGATCATAACCAAAAATATTCGGATCAGATTTACCGAATATAACAACGCCCCTCTTTTGGTAGTATGTAGCAAAGTGCTGAAAAAAGAATCTACAGAAATCCAACAATCTGCGTCATTCAATAATTCACGTAATTCCACCAAGCTGAGATTAAATTTTAATTCATTAGCGCCAACGTTTGCTTCACCATTTACTCCAATCTGTATAATGTAATATCCTTTAAAACGCAACATATTCACAACTTCTTTCCAATAAGGATAATTTTTAGGATTTATCTTTTCAGGATCAGTTGGATTTTTCTTTCGCAATTTTTGCGCATATGGGCTTATTATAATTTTTTTCATAGCCACTTGCTCCTAAATGCATCTACAAGCTTGCCTTTCCAATTCTTTTCCGTCATAAATTTATAGATATTATGTTCTTCTATTTTATTATCAATCTTTTGTGCATCGCCAATTGAGATAAGCGGGATATTATCATCAGCAAAAACTTCTGGATATGAAACTGCAAGTATCAAGTTTTTATCGTTATACTTTTCTTTAATTTCAGGCAAAATCATCTTAAATGCATAATGATCACCCATACCGCAGTCTAATACAATTATCTTATTTTCCTTGAAGTAGATACCGTATTCTTTTAATTTACGTGCGAATATTTTTTCATCATGTTCCCAGAAAAATTCTGATTCATACGATCTGATACCACCGCTAGGTGATCGCAAATGCCAAATAACTGCACTTGAATCAACTAGCAACTTATAACCTGCGCGTTTCATTTCATACGTAAACATGGTTTCTTCACGATGACCAACAGGGCTCAACTCCATGCAATAACCATGCTTTGCCGCCTCTTTACGAAATAAGAAACTATTATTCATGTGATCAACTTCTTGGACGCCACTGAATCTAAACCATTGCAAATTAGGTTTTGTGTAAATATCTTCTATTTTGCTTGAAGCAATTCCAGTATGTACATGATTTTCACCAGGAACGAGAACAAGGCCGCTAATTGCCCCAACATCATCAGCTATATGACTGACTAAAATCTCAAGAACATTTGCTTCTGGTGTATCATCATCATCAACTCGCCAAATCCATTCGGTATTAGCCACATGTATAGCCATCTGGTGATTATGAACTTGTCCTTTTCTTTTTCCAAAAATACATTCAAACTCTATATTTTTTGTGGCAAATAGAGCGAATATGCTTGCATAAACAGGATCGTTACGCAGATCCTTCTGCTCGCCATCATCAAACATAAGAACTTTCTTTGGTTTATATGTTTGCTGTGCAATACTTAGCAGGCACATAGGCAGCGTTGTGTTATATCTATTTTTTGTAGAAATTTCTACGGTAACATCAATGTGCATCTTTATTAGCCTCGTGTATAAATTCTATTGTTGCTAAATCACCCGAAACTGCATCGCCTTCATAAAATCTTTTACCAATCTTATAACCAATAAGATCCATCAACTCAAAAACCTTTTCGTCATTTGTTTCTATAAAAATTGGTGGCCTATATTTTAGTATCGTTCGCATGGCACCCAACAATACATTATACTCTGCTCCCTCTACATCTATTTTGATGAGAGTAACATTCTCAATGTTGAAATTATCTAGAGGCATGATATCAACATCATTGCCGTCAACAACTTTGATCATGCCAGAATTATTTTCTTTTGGCTCTATAATCTTGCATTTACCTCTGATTGCTCCCAAGGCGCAGTTATATGCAATTACTTTTTGATCTGCGATATTTTTCTTGAGCAAATTGTAATTAGCTACATAAGGCTCAAAACAATAAATAAGTTCATGTTCGAGAAAGTTAGTAAAATATTTTGCATGATTACCTATATTTGCCCCAACATCAACTATTGTATTATGTTTTGGATACATTTTCTTTATATATCGCAAAACATAAAATTCATAGAACTCTTTGTTTATTTGTAAGATATTAGAAATATATTCGGGTTGATCATAAATGTTTATTGCTATTGTTCTATTTTCTTCAAATATACTTATTTCTTTAGTTGCGGCAAGATTCATTTTTCCTCCATCATGCAATTTCTTGCAATTTGATTTGCTTTAAATAAGCTCTCAAAAGTACCTGCGTCAGTCCATTCATCGGTCAAAAATTCGTAACTCATCAAAGATTCATCAATATAAAGATTATTCACATCTGTAATTTCTAGTTCATTTCTTTTACTCGGCTTGATTTGCTTGATACGATCAAATACGCTATTGTCATACAAATACATACCAGTAACAGCAAAATTACTCTTGGGCTTTTTTAGGCTTTTCTTCAATTCCCACCAACTTTCCATCAATTATATTAGCAACTCCAAATCTTTCTGGATTATCAGTTTTGCTAAGGAAAACTTTTGCACCCGAATTAAAATTTGCAACGGATGATGCATTGAATTTCTGCGCTAAAAATATTATCGCCCAAAATAACGTTAACATTTGAGCCACAAGAAAAATTTTCTGCTAGGCTTAACGCTTGAGCTATACCACCAGCCTCATCTTGTACTTTATATGAAAATTCCACATTATATTCTTTACCACTACCAAGCAATTGAGATATGTGTCCGCAGAAGTCAATACTAGTCACAATCAAAATTTCTTTAATCCCTAAATCAATGAGTGTACTCAATGGATAGAATATCATTGGCTTATTATATATTGGCAACAGGTGCTTATTTGTAACACGAGTAAGTTGACCAAGACGAGATCCAGTTCCACCAGCAAGCAAAACGCCTTTGATATAATTTTCTTTCATTAAATACACCTCAGATTAACTTTCTTATTGACAATAATTGAATACACATCTTTCCATAGCATCAATTGCCGAAGGCATATAAATACCCATATTGTCTAATTTTTGCACACTCAGCACACAGTTTGATCTACGAACTAATGTCATTTTATCGAGTTCATTTTCTTGTATAAGTTGATAATCCAACTTTTTGCCGGATATCTTTTCATAATGCTGCAGAATACGACCATGCGTTATGCCACCACGATTTACTACGTTATAAATTCCTACAGCATTCTTCTGCAACAATGCCTCTGTAGCTACTAAAAGATCAGGTACATAAGTTATTGAATTGCTTGCTTCAACAATCTTGTTATAATTTAATAGTTTTGATAATAAATTTCGCGAATTTCTATTATGATGAAATGGCATACGAATTCTTAGTTGCAAAACAGGCAGAATCTTTTAAATACCTTTCGGATACAATTTTTGTCCATGCATAATAATTACCATCCCAATTAGGAATATCTTCTTCAGAATAACCTTTTCCATCATTATCGCCTTGATATGTGCATCCACTACCAATATGCACCATTTTGGCATTATATTCTTTACATGAATTGTAGATGATAGTTGGTAATACTACATTAGCAAAAAAGTATCTTCTTTGTTGCTTTCGCACCAATCAATATTTGGTCTACCAGTTTTGCCTGCACAATTGATAACTACATCTGGTTGATAATAATTAAGTAAATCATCCATCTGCTCTTGCGTCATTATTTTATAAGTGTAACAATAACAATTAAAGTATTTGCTATACTCTTGACCTAAAAAACCGTTACCAACAATAAGATGCTTCATTATTACCTCATTTTTTCTTCACAATCGCTGTGATACTTCTGCTGTCTCCACGTACATCGAACACTTCTATTTTATCGGTATTGGTAGCAATATAATTCACGTTTTCCGGCGATAGGTAGATTGTCTGTAAAAACTTTTGGTCTGCATATCTTTTTATTACGTTATATACGGTGAATTCGTAATCCGGAGTAATTTTATGATAAGCCATATGATTAGGCCATAACTACCTAATGAGGCATGTAAGTCTTCTATGATGTAGTAACCACCTTTTTTAAGATACTTAAAAAATATACCCCAAGTTATTTGCGTATGTATAGTATCATGTCCGCCATCATCTATGATAATATCAAAATTACCACCATACATTTCTACGAATAATTTGATTTTTTCCTCATCTATTTGGCTACAATTAAAGCTACTAATTCTATCTTCATGTACCAAAAATTCGGGTACATAATCTATTCCAAAAATTGCCGCATAAGGAAAATATTCTTTCCACATACGTAGGGAAGCACCTTTAAAAATTCCAATTTCAAGAACTCGCCGTACTTTGTGTCTAGATTCGTAGAATATATTATTATATATAGATGCAAAATTATGCGGCAAAAAATTAGGGTCATGTTGATATATACTACCTTTGTCAGAGCCATATTTGTCAGCCAATTCCGTAAGAAGATCCATTAGGGTCTGCTCCAACAATTTGAAACAATATTACTGCAATACCACTCAACTGTTTTGGCAAGGCCATCTTTAAACTGATATGAAGGTTGCCAACCCAATTCTTTAAGTTTACGACTATTTATATCATATCGTAAATCATGCCCCAATCTATCAGGGACAAATTCTATAAAACTTGCATCTTTATTTAATAAATCTAAAAGCATACCTGTCAACATCAAATTTGTAACTTGATTACCGCCACCAATATTGTATATCTGACCTGGCTGACCTTTATCTAATATTAATTTTATAGCACGGCAGTTATCTTCAACATGAATCCAATCTCTTATGTTTTGTCCATTTCCATAAATAGGAACCGTTTGATTGTCAAGTAATCTCTGAATAAAAAAAGGTATTATTTTTTCTGGATATTGAAATGGTCCGTAATTATTAGAAGACCTTGTAATTATAATATTTTGATTGAAAGTCTTGTGTGCAGCGATACACAACATCTCAGCAGATGCCTTTGATGCACTATATGGGCTAGAGGGCCTAAGTACGTCATCTTCACGACTTGACCTGTCTGTTTTGTTTAGAGATCCATAAACTTCGTCAGTTGATATTTGCAAAAATTGTGCAACATTCTTTCTCTACAAATCTGCAGGAGATTGTTTACTCCAACAATGTTGGTTTGCACAAAAACGTCTTGGGAATCTATAGATCTATCTACGTGACTTTCTGCTGCAAAATTTACAACTATATCATCTGGCTGCACAATATTGTAAATTGATTCGTAATTACAAATATCAGCAATTACATATTCGTAATTTGTAAAAATAGAAAATTCATCATGCACCAACTTATTTGCAGCATAAGTCATTTTATCAATGTTTAATATTGCTGTTTGCGAATCATCTTTTAAAAGACAGCGTATAAAATTTGATCCAATAAAACCAGCCCCACCAGTTATAACATATCGCATCAAATATCTCCAGATTTAAATATTTCAAATGATTTTTCGTTGGGCATATCAACCGTGCCAGTCCAATTACCTTGCAGAGCAAGAAACTGCATATTATTAGTATCGCTGAAATTCAGGGCCAAACTTTACACCGGTTTCTTCATAAGCTCCAGCATACTCCACATCATAACGCAGCCATCCCAAATGTTCAGCATATATGTTAGTTCTACCATACATTAATCCCCGATATTCGCAGAAAGCGTTATAACCATGCATTCCAGGTCCATTCTGACCCATATTACAGGAAATGAATTCCATGAAATCTTTTGTTCTCACTGTATAAAACCATCCGTCAGTGTTAATATTCCAAAAATCAATATTTGGTAATTTTTCTTGCGGAATATTTTCTATAAAAACATCATTTTTATGGTCAATGTGCATTGTTCTTTGCAATTGCACGGACACGGCTCCAATAAAATTATTATTCTGCAAAAGCATAGAACATTTTTTCAACCAATTATTTTGCGGATCAATAATTTTTAAATCTAAATCAGTAAAACATAAATATTCATATTTCTTATAAATATCTAATAAATATTTATTTATCAACCATACATTGCCAAAATAGTTTTTGTACATCTGTATATAAGCATAAATACTTTTATTTTTTAACAAATGCTTACAATAGCTTTGTATAAGATGTGAGCGTGTTGACTTATTATCTATAATAATAAAATCAACATGATCATTATAATTAATTACACTGTCTACTGATGGAATCAAAAAATCTAAAATTTTCCAACATCTACCAACAACTAGAGTGCTCTTCATCAAAAAGCCTTTTCAATTCGCATGTTTTGCCAAAAATTTTCTATCTATATCAGGAGTTCTTCTAGAACTCATGTTCGAATTAGTTTTTACTATATACGTTATGTTCACATTTTTGTTTTCTTAAACACAAAACCATGCTTAGCCATACGCATCCACATATCCCAATCTTCGATACAATCCAATTCACTATCAAAATAACCAACTTCCAGACACTTCGCTTTATGTACAACCCCTGATATATAAATAAATGGGCTGCGGAACATAAATTCAACACCTGGCCACTCTTCGGGATCTGGTATACCAAAAGTATACGCTTTATTACCATTATCAAAAAGGTTATCGGCAGAACAATACGACAAATCACATGATTCAAGATTAGATAGCTGTTCAGTTAAATAATTTTTCGGCCACATATCGTCAGAATCACAATAAGCTACAAAATCATAGTTCTGTTCTTTTATAATTTGTAATGCAAGATTTCTGGCTGAACTAGGACCTCCATTTTTCTTTTCAATAATTGTAATTCTTGCATCTTTATTTATAATTACATGTTTTGCCGCTTTATCACTTTCAGATCCGTCATCGATAACATACAAATGCCAATCAGTATAGGTTTGTGCAATAATTGAATTTATTGAGTTGTTTACAAACGCAGCATCATTGTAATAAGGCATTACTATGCCAACTTTTTTGGTATTTGTTTTGATGAATCCCTTTTGTATAAACAAGTTTTTATTTTCAACTACATATTTCGGAAAATGATTATCAATATTAACGTATGCAGTTATTTTATCATTAGATCTACCAAATGAATCTATATTTGCATCAACATTTTTTGTATCTCATTCAGGTTTTTGTATTCATCTATGTTTATTTCACGATGTGCATATGATTCAAGTTTTTCAACTATCTTTTTCGCACCGCCTAGCCAGGTAAAATGCCAGCCACCATCAATTATTTTTTGCGCAGCAGTTATTGGTCTATATCTTATATCTGTTGCATTGAAGCCATTTCGCTTCATGACTTCATAAGTAGTTATTCTGCTGAAAATTCCAGGACCTGGAACGAATTGCGGAGACTGATAATTCAAATAGTAGTTATATTGAGTTTGTTCAAAATACATCCATTCATGTTTTCTGTCAAATTTGCCTATGGATTCAGCCCTCGGTATTTCATCAACATCTGATATTATTATTATATCTTGATCATTGCAATTTGCAAGGCCTCTTTCAATGCAATTTCTTTGATGATGCTCACGCACCCAAGGATCATCAGTTTGTGGAATATCATCAACAACTATATGTATTATTTTATCTAAAAATTTTGCATATCTCTGCTTATTTTCCGCAAAATACAACGGTTTTGTTTTGCCTTGATGCGTGACTCTCATCTCTGCTAAAACAAAATAATCAACATAATCATATAATTCATTGAGTCTAATTTCTAGAATATCCAATTCATTAAAAAAACTGAAACAATCAAATACCTTAGGCTTATAAGAATTGACTTTTGCTACTTCATAAGTTGTTTTGTCATTTAGCCACGACATTCCTCGCATTTCAAATCCCGTTTTGGCAAACAATCCTTCAATATATGAACGATGTGAATTGGGTATTTGAATTCGCAGAATGCCTTGCTCTTTCAATACACGATGACATTCAGTAATAATTTGCTGTGCTCTTGCTGTAGTATATTGATCTTGCAAAATAATCGATTCGACACTATTGTCGTCTAATGCAATTTGTGACGGATCAATATTTACAGGCGCAAAAATATTCTTAGCACTACATGCAAAATAACCTGACTCAGCCTGCGTGTCAGTAAAATGCAATCTCCAGACGCTTTGTCTTAAATTTTTGCAACAACTTCAATGAGTTTATTTGCAACAATACAAAATCATCGCCTCTCGTTGTGCCAGGATTGTGAAATATAGGGAAACCACCTAAGCCATATTTTGTGCCAGTATGCAAGTTGCCTTCGTAAGGAACTTGCACTAAATTGTAACCAGCATCAGTCACTTTCCATGAAAATGCCGTATCCTCACCACCACCGGGCGTGAAATCTTCATCTAATAAACCAAGTTCGTCAAATATAGATTTACGCATCATACAACAGAAAAAGATTATAAATGGCTGACCAACCTGATCGCCGCAGTCATAATATGGACACCATCCCTTAAGAGGTCCAGTAATTCCTGCTTTAGGATCTTCTAAGAAAGGATCGCGAAGCATATTTATCCATGTGTTCTTTTCTACATAAGGCAAAATCATCGTATCATTATTCAAAAGAATAATATACTCGCCACGAGCTGCTTTGATACCTGCATTTGTTGCTCTAGGATATCCAGCCGCCTCTTCAATCCATATCAATTTGAATGGGTCACCTAAGCTTTGTACATACTCTTTTGTACCATCAACGCAGCCATTTGCAACTATTATAACTTCAATATTAGTCAAATCAGTATTAGAAATTATACTTTCAACGCACGGTCTTAAACAATCTTCTAAATGATTATACGTCGGAATTATTATAGAAATATCTATTTTCTTGTCACCATCCTCATCTCTAATCATTTTTTTGCCGTAAGAAAGCCTTCACCAATGTGATTGTAATAATTCATTTCTATATCAACAAAATTATTATTAGCCAATAACCTTATATAATTATCTTTAGATCCATCATGTAAAGCGCTAACTATTATTTTTCCAGCATTAATAAGACATTTATTAAATTGCTTAAAAATATTGCTGTACAAATTGTAATCATTCACAATATCTAAATTCACATGCTGATCATTGAGTATGTCCCTGCAGTACAGCTCAGTTATAGAATTTTCTTGAATTTCAGGATCTATTCTGTTGTTCAATATATTTCTATATAAGGATTTATTATCAACTTTATTTATGGCACAAATTTGTACACTTTGCAATTCTTTATTAAATATATCTTGGATTTTTATAAAATTATCTTTTGCTTTTGATTTTGCAGATAATTTTTGAATATTCCTATTACGTAATTTATATGTAGCAACAGGAGCGGGGTGGAATTTGCCATCGTACGTATAAAAACCAAAAGGAGGAGCAGTGTGCACAACTTCAAAACCCAAATCATTTAGATATTTTAACAAGTATTTTTCTTGCTTCTTGTATTTTGGGTTAAGCTCATCATGTATCTCTAAGTAAAGGTAACTGAAAATTTTGATTGTTTCTGGATTTGAATTCAACACTATTTCAAATTCACTACCTTCACAATCCAATTTTAATATTTTCTCGCAATCCTGTTCTTTGATGTTTTTGACAGCATCAACAAACGAAATGAATTGTGCTGTCAAAACTCCATTATCATTATAAATTGTACTACATACTGTTGCGTCACTAATTTTACACTCTGTTATAGACCCATCAAGCACACCAAGATTGAAGCACTCTACATCAAGAGACTCGTCAATCAGTTTGTTCATTTTATTATAATTATTTATATTAGGTTCATAGAGGTATGATTTTTTTGCTCCCAATTCCAAACAACGAAGAGAAAATAATCCATTATGCACCAATATCTAACACAATCTTATTTCGTACTTCCTCTTCTCTTAAGGCATACACATCTATATTATAAATTTCATCGTGAGAGCCGTGGTCGATTTCTTGCATTAATTTCTTTTGTTTTGCCAATAAGTAGAAGAATCACATGCAATCAGCTTTTTATTTCTATAATAATCAATATTATCTACGACAAACCTCGGTAAAGAATCGTATGTATCACATATCTGCACATTTACATTTCTTCCTAACAAATCTTTGCCATGATTGATTGCTGCTAATAGATTTTCTTCACTTTTGATTGATTGCGTATTATATTCTACGTGAGCATAGCTTTCTAATTTTTGCTTGATATGAGCTTGATCGCCAAAATAACTAAAGTGCCAACCACCATCGTATATAGTGTTGTTATAATTATAATCATCCTTTCCACGTATTCTTTGTATATCTCCATTTGCAATTTCAGAATAAGGCATAATACGCAACTTATACCACTTTGTGTTTGTTACAAGATAGTTAAGTTTGTAGTAATATAAATTTGTTTCAACACAAGTTAAGCCCATTTCCTTTTTATAAGATGCAACTACAGAAGCTTTTGGTATTTCATCTGCATCTGCAACAATTATTATATCATTATTATGACATGATTTTAAGCCTCTTGCAATACAATTTCGTTGAAAATTTTCACGAATCCAAGGATCGTTAGTTTGCGGCATATCATCTACAATAATATGTATTATTTTATGTAAAAACTTGCTGTATCTTTCTTTATTTTCACCAAAATATAGCGGCTTAGGCTTTCCTGATGCGTCATAATTGATTCTACTAACACAAAGTAATCTACAACAGAATCGAGTTCATTCAATCTTATTTCAAGAATGTCTAGTTCATTAAAAAACATGAAACAATCATAAACTTTTGGAGTGCTCCACTTTTCAAAGAGTTTATTTCTATAGCGGTCGTAATTTCCCCACATTATATTATTATTCAACTTATATGTATATCCATGATGCATAAAATAACTACGACTGAAATCCATAATATCAGAATTTTCGAATGCATAACTTGCATAAGGTAAAGTATAGCATTTCAATCCATGATTGTACTTGGCTTGCATGCAATAATCTTCTACATAGCAGTGCAATTCATCAAATGTTTTACTATCAAAATCAATAGGATTTTCTTTGTTAATCAATAAACAACAAGCATCTACCCTGTCTATTTCTTTCATAGATGTCGCATCAGACCAAACTGTATTGTTTCCGGAATCGAAACCAACCACGCCCATAGCTCCGAAGTTTTTATCCAACTTTATACTTTCCTCGATGCAATTTATAAAGTCTGGAGCAAAAGCAGTATCTTCGTGTACATACAAAATATATTTTGTTTTTGCTAAAGTTTTGATTTTATTGTAATTATCAGCTGCATGAGCTTTTTTCAACCGAAATGATATCAACTTTGTTTGCGTCTAATCTTTTGCAAACTTGGCCCTAGGAATCGATCAAACATTTCTGGATTGTGTTTGATAAAACCAATAGTCACTTTGTCTTCAAGTTCAATTCTGTTAGACTTTTTCTGAAACAAACCAACATAAATTCCGTTGCGCCAAGTTCCTACATAATTTGTGTACCCATCTAACCATCCATCAGGCCAATATTCTTTGGGTGGCGTCTCTGAATCTAAAACAAAATCACACACCTTACTAATAGAACCAATTTTTTCTAAATCAGCTATAATTTTATATGTTGCTTTTCGAACAGTAGGCCACTGAAAATCATCTACAATAAATACAAATGTTTCGCTTAGACACGGCAAAGCATACTGAAGAGCTTTATAGTGATCGTCAAATCCATGCCTCCATCATAAAAAAATACATCTATTTTTGGCAGTGACTTAACATCAAAATTATAAAAATCTTCCTCAATAATTTTGTAGTTTTTAGTTGCGTATTGTTCAAGGTTTGAATGAAGGAGCTTTTTAGGGTGAACATCTGGAGTTGGCACTAACTCTTTATCAACAAACTGAGAAAAATTCTCTATTATAAAAGCCTGTGTATTTTTATTATTAGACAACGCACTACAAACGGTGCTTCCCTTCCATGCACCGCATTCAAGATAATTTATTGACTGACCTTTGCATACATTATTTAGCAAGTGTCTAAAAGTTGGAGAAGACATGCCGTCTATACGCAATATTTCTTGATTTATATTTGACCTACCAGCCAAAGCATCATCTATGCATTTTTGTAACATTATTTTATCAAATTTTGTCATACTGTGTTTGTCCTGTAAATACTTAACATGCTTAGTAAGTCTTTCGTCACTATCTCCATAAATATGTCTAAATGTACCACCGCCCGCATGATAAATCGGAAAATTGCCAATCCTTTCTGCATTCCCCTTATTGTTCTCATCGTAATTTATATTTTCAGGTACCTCAACTAAAGAAAATCCGGCTTTTATTGTGCGTACACAAAAATCAACATCTTCATGATAGCCTATGCCAAAATTTTCATCTAGATATCCTATTGCATCAAAAACTTTTTTCGCAATCATAACGCAAAAGAATAACATATATTCAGATTTTACCAACTCATTATAGGCTTTATTAGGACCAGTAACTCCAACTTTGTCGTTCCTAAACCCCATCTGTAATAATTCAATCCAATTTGTATCCAAGACGCATGTATCATTATTCAAGAGAATTACATATTCGCCACATGCAGCTTTTATGCCTAAGTTAGTTGCTTTAACGTAACCCAATTGCTGCTCTGACCAAATGAGTTTGAAATTAGAACCTAGACTGTTAACGTATTCTTTGGTTCTAATATCACAACCATTAGCTACAATAATAACTTCAATATTTGCAAGATTTGTATATTTTATGATACTTTCTACACATGGCTTCAAAAGATCATCTAAATGCTGATAAGAAGGTATGACTATTGAGTATTTGATTTTATTTTTTACTTCTTTTGTTTTTCCATAATCCATCAATAACAAATTTATATGCTTGCTTGCATCAGGCTTATTGGCAATTTCTTCATCATTCAAAAATGTATATGCAAAACCAGGGAAATTAGCTTCTGTTAAGTTGTGCAGTTTATGATGATGCAGATATTTTCCAGGATATTCATTATACGGTACGCTGATAAGCAGCCTGTGACAATGCTTCTTTAATTTTTGCAAGCTCTATTCCGTTATCCAAATGCTCTAGAATTTCAAAAGCAATAATTGTGTCATAAAAACCAAAATCCATATTATTTATGTCATCACAGATATATTTTATGTTTTGCGAACCATATTCATTTTGTGCGAAATTAATTATATTTGCATCATAATCTACTCCTGTATAATCCAAATTATTTATATGTTTAAAAAATTGTACGCCATACCCGCTACCACATCCAATCTCCAAAATTTTGTTACCGTATACCTTTTCTGCAGCCCAAGAATATCTAGCCGCTTCGGGCTTTCCAATCGCATCTCCAAATCCAAAAACCATGCGTTCAAAATTGTTACTCAAAACAAAAGTACGTTCTTCGTATGAAGCAGCCAGATAATCTTGTATAACGTTAATCTTGTATCCATTTTGCAAAATTCTTTTGGTAAGAGCTTTATCATAAGAGTGAAAACCGCCATCACACTCTGCGTGTTGTGGCAAAATTATATCATCAATTATTTTCTTTTAAGCATACAACAAGCATGCAGATAAACTTGACTATTTGTTGTGCTGTCATAAAATGATGCAAAGGTGCTTGCTGCAACTTTTTCATCCGTAAATCCTAATCTAAGTTTGCTAGTCCATTCGTATACGTCTTGTTTGCCTAAAATGAAATTTTGCCGCATCAAAATAACGTATTCACCACTGGCCTTTTTATATCCATACTGCAGAGCATCAGCATATGTATAATTTTCAACAAAATGTACCTGGAAATGGCGTCCTAGTGTAGCTAAATATGCCTTAGTTTTAGTGTCACAACTATTAGCAACAATAATTATTTCAGTATTCATTTCGCCAGTTGAGTTGAATAACCCATCTATACAAGCCCGCAAATACTGATCTAAATAATTATGAGCAACTAAAACAACTGAATACAGAATTTTTTTGTTAAAACCATATTTTTCAATTAAAATTTTCTCATTTCTATCAACTATAGAACTCCAACCATTGACGCCCTTAACTGTTGCATTTCCCCCATGATATATCGGGAACTCCATAATGCGTTCATATAATTCTTTAGGCCTATCTAAATGCACATCAACTGGTACCTGTAAAATCTTGTAATTTTGAGCTAGCAGCCTAGCACAATAATCAATGTCTTCGCCATATCCTGGATTATATACTTCATCTAACAATCCAATTTTATTAATTATTGATTTTTTTGTCATTACACAGAAAAATACCAAAAATGGTAAAAATGTGTTTGGATGTATTTCTTTAATTGCTCCAGTCATGCCTATGGAGTCGTCAGCAACAAAAGGCTTGGTAAGAATATCTATCCAAGTTTTATCTAATAAAACAACATCGTTATTGAGAAGGATCACATATTCGCCTTTAGCAATAGAAATCCCAGCATTAACTGCTTTTGTATACCCAAGCGGCTCAGCAAACGCATGCAATACAAAAGGCTTGCCCAGAGACACAACATACTCGTGAGTTCCATCATTGCAACCATTTGCTACAATTACGATTTCTACATTTTCTAAATTAGTATTTCTTATTATACTATCAACGCAAGGTTTCAGACAGTCTTCTAAATGGTTATATGTTGGAATTACAATTGAATATTCAATACTTTTTTTTCAGAAAAAGATTAGTCGTATCAATATCTTTCTTGGGTATATACCACATGTTAGCGTGTGATTGTAATTTTGCACCAAAAATAGCAACTACAGCCAATCGTACTGTGTCCCAAGAATAATCATGTCCCAACATGATCCCGGTATCTTTCAATTTTGGATAATAATCACGTATGTCTTGCAGTACAGCATCAGTTGTATGATCTCCATCTATAAATATGAAATCTAAAGAATTATCTGGTATCATCGAAGCTGCAACACTCGACTTGGCTTGAATGCAAAGTTATATTTTTATCTATACCAAAATCAGATATATTTTTCAAAAATTTACTTTTAAAATCATAACCCGATGACATAATTTCCCTATGCAAATCTTCATTTAGCGTACCTTCAAATGTATCTATTGCAATTACATTCAAATTTTTTGTTCGAATAATATCCGCAACACTACAAAGAGATCGACCCTCCCAAACACCTATTTCCACAAACGTTGCGTTTGAAGGCAATTTAGACAAATGTGTTGCATATGTAAAAACATCTAAATAACTAAACCAACCATTTGGCAAAGAATCAGGATATTTTGCGGCTCTCTCAACCGTAGCATTTACCATATTCTGAAAAAATATTGCTTCGTTATATCTTTCGCGCAAAATTCTTTCATTTCTCTCTACTATTTCATTCCATTTCGGTACGCTATGAACTGTTTTGCTGCCCGGATGATACAAAGGGAAATTTATTGTGTGATCACTCGCGTCTCTCACTCGTGTATAACTTGCATCATCTGGAACTTGAACGACTCTGTAACCGGCATTTCTTACTTTGAAACAATAATCTATATCCTCTCCGTAGCCAGGATTGAAAATTTCGTCCAAGAAACCAATTTCTTCAATGACCTTTTTACTTATCATAACGCAAAAAACAAAAGAAAATCATGATTTGTGTTGCAATGATAATCTTTTGCAGGACCAGTAATCCCAACCTTGTCTAAAATTTGAAATGGTCTAAGCAAAATTTCAAGCCAGAAATTTTTATAATTCACGTCAAATATAGTAACATCATTATTCAATAATACAATATAATCACCAGAAGCAGCTCTAATACCTGCATTAGTCGCACATGTGTAGCCAGCTGGCTCATCAATCCAAATTGTTTTAATCTGATCGCCTAAAGAATTCAGGAAATCACGAGTACCATCAACGCATCCATTTGCAACAACTATTATTTCAGCTGTTGACATATCAGTCGTTTTTAAAAGGCTTTCTATACATGGTCGCAAACAATCATCGAGATGATTGTAAGTTGGTACAATAATTGAAAATTTTGGCTTTTGTTTTTGCGATGTAAACTGCATCAAATATCTCCTCTATTGGCTGATTTAAATATCGACCAATACAGAGACAGATTATTTGAAGTTTATTTTTGAATTTGCAGTTCTAGTACCTAGTGCCGCTATTTGTGGTTTTGGTGTCACAGTTGTAACTGTCGGCGTACAGCACTCTTGCAGCAATTTAAATGTCTTATCAATACTTGCGCCAAGCTCGCTATTTACTGCAGCCAACTCATCAAGTGTTTTTCCAGTACTTGCTGCGATTGCGGCCAGCAAGGTCTTTTCTAAATCTGTGTAATCGCAACTTACTTGATCAGTAAGAGTTCTAGTTGCGTATTCCCAAATTTCCTTAGGCGTGATGCTTGGTTCAATATTCGTAAGAGTCCTTGTATTGTATTCCCAAACTTTCTTAGCAATCTCAAGCCAAGTTCCCTGCTCCTTGCCCCAGCAAACTTTTAAATTACCAGTATTGGTATCAGTCAGCCTATTAGCAAATTGTCCTCGTTTCAACCATACCTCAATGAAATAATATTCATCACCAATTACGTTTGGTATATTTGTTAAATTAGATATATAATAGCTATACCAGCCTAGCCTGTTAGCATCTTCAGATAATGGAATAATAAATTCAGCATGATTATCTAAAGTATATAAAGCAAAATCATTTGTTGTTAATTTAAACGCCTTAGTCATATCTGTTGCCGAAAACAATAAGGCATAAAAATACAAACCAGATTTGTCACTGTATGTTATATCAAATACTTCTCCGCCATTGTAAATGCAGTCATCACAGGTATTTATTGTTGCAACAGTTTCTGTTGTGAAATCAATAAAAGCTAATAATTCATTTACGTTGCTTTGTGCGTAAAATTTTACTGCACCACGAAAATTCTGGGGCAAATTATTATATTCCCAAAGATAGTAACCATTACCAACTTCATAAAAACCAGTTGATATATAACCCGTAAAATTGGTTCCATCAGCACGACATAGTTGCGCATATAAACTAACGCCAGTGTATCCAAGACCAAGATTTACCGTAGTAACAAATGATTTAGGCAAACAATCTGTGCTAGTGTTCACGTCAGCAAAGGCAAGTAATTCTGAAGGATTTGATGCGCGAAAATTTAACGCCACCACGAAAGTTTTCAGGAAAATTAGCATAATCCCATAAATAGTAACCCTGACCTAAATCAGCAAAACCAGTTGAAATGAGGCCAGTTACATTATAGCCATCAGATCGCATAATTCTGCGCATACAAATCTATGCCCTGATATCCAGTGCCTAAACCTATTGAAACTGTGATTGCTTTTGGCATAATTTTTTATCGACTGCAAACTTATGTTACTATATCACTTACAATTGGCAAACTACCACGAGGAACGCCACCAAACGCAAATCCACCAAATAAACTTGCTCCGTTTGCCGAGTTTAATGGATTTGCTGCCGAGTATTGATCCGATCCAGCTGTTGGAGTTGCGTTGCCTGTATAATCATACGCCTCTGGTCGCGGTATACGACGATATTCGTGGAATGTTGTGAGTTTAGTAAAATCTACATCAATTGACCAGGCAGTATTACCTCTATATTTAGTGATACCGATACAAACTGGATGCACGTTATACGTATATTCTGGTGTGCTAAATATAATCTCAGTGCCTAAATATTTGTTGTTTACAAAAAATCAACATCAAATGCAGTATCAGCTCTCGATTTGACTATCATTTTGAGATGCATCCATTCACCCGCTGTAATTGCAGATGTACCACGATTCGAAAATGGTTCAACGGTAACGGATGCTATTCGACCACCAGAACCAGCCTGCCAATAATGGTAACTTCCATTGCTAATACCGCCATAACCTTGATATAAAAATCCTACAGCAAACTCACTTGAATCAGCCCCATTTGTAAATTCTAGGCCATTGAGAGTTGCAAGATTTCCTTTAGATACTAAAGCTATGGCCCTATATGAAATGCCACAAAAAATTCTAAATCCATCCGGTGAATTAGAAGTTGGAGCCAAAACTGGAACACGAACCATGCACTCCCATATTGTACCAGGCTTGAGTTTTATTTGCCCCGTGGCTAGAGTACCGTCAGGCTGTCCATAAAATATGTAATTATTATCACTTATGCCGGCTCCCGTAGTTATACGAATATATCCTTGAGCCTCGCCGCCATTAGGATCATTTGCTTTTATTGAACCACTTGAAACAGAAGTTCGTAGCGTAGCAAAACCAGTGTTACCTATCATTCCAGAGTTATAACTATTTACTGAATTTGCTCCACCTAGGAAATCATCATAAACGATTGAGACACATGTGGGATCATCGATAACTGCATCATATCCATCAACCAATATCCAACGACCATATTGGTACGCATCTCCATCATAAGCTCCCCTCACCAACTTTTGCAGCCCATTGATCATACATAAATGTGAAATAATCCCTAGGCCTCATAAGCATATCAACTCCGTATGGCGTATAAATACGTAAACGCTTATCAGTGCATGTAGACGAATTATGCTTAATCAAAACATCATAATTACCAGCATTTTTGATATACACTCTACGACCAGGATAAGCATCATCAAGACCGTGCAGAATGAATGGTTTTTGATAATTCGAGGCATTCCGTACCGATGGATTTATTTGTATAAAATTATGCTCTGAGCCGCCACTTGACAATCCGAATGCAGGGATTGTTGTTGCGTTATCCAATGCAGTTGTACTGACAAATTGTCCATTTGCTATTTGCAAACATGCAGAACCTCTAGCAAATACTTGTCGGAATGCAATATCTGGTCCGTTAGGAGTATCACAGTTAAGGCTCACTGATGTTGCGGAATCTGGATTTACTGGTGCTGCTCCATTTTTGAAAATTGCCGTATTTTGATAAAACATCATCTGTGCAGGGCTGCTTACTTTCATTTGCGCAGAATTATTTAATCCTGTATCAGGCTGATTTTGTGTTGCAACTCCAGTTATATCTTTGAACGCAACCGATCCACCGCCACCGCCGCCTGCGCCCCATCCAAACCAACCCGAGAATCCTGAAACAGCAGAAAGAAGAAGGGCTGCGCCGCTATAGCCTGAAGTGGATGGCAACGCATATGTATATGAATTTGTGAGTGCTGGAGCTTTAAATGCAACGTAATTTGTACTATTATTAGATGGATGGAATCTTACTTCTGCGTTAGCTCCATTACTGCCGATTCTTAAAAACCTTGGATCTGCAGTATTATCATAGCTAAGGCCAGCCACGTCTTGGACTACAAAAGTATTACTTGCGTTTCCACTTACAAACAGTATGCCAGTATTACTAGCGTTGCTTATCAATGCACCAACACGTAGAACTCCACTGGCACCAGAATAACCACTAAATCCTGAATAACCGCTACGGCCACTATAACCACTAAATCCTGAATAACCGCTAAAACCAGAATAACCACTAAATCCTGAATAACCGCTACGGCCACTATAACCACTAAATCCTGAATAACCGCTAAAACCAGAATAACCACTGAATGATGAATACCCACTGAATCCTGAATAACCGCTGAATCCTGAGTAACCTGAATATCCACTAAATCCAGAATAGCCGCTAAATCCACTATAACCTGAGTAACCACTGAATCCACTATAACCAGAATATCCACTATATCCAGAGTAACCAGAGAAACTACTATATCCTGAGAAACCACTATAACCAGAATAACCACTAAATGATGAATATCCACTGAATCCACTATAACCCGAGTATCCACTGAATCCACTATAACCCGAGTATCCACTGAATCCACTATAACCTGAATATCCGCTAAACCCAGAATAACCGCTGAAACCGGAATAACCAGAATAACCACTGAATCCACTATAGCCAGAATAGCCACTAAATCCACTATAACCACTATAGGCAGAATAACCACTATATCCACTGAATCCTGAATAGCCACTATAACCGCTTGTGCCACTATTCGCAAAATAACCCAATAAGTTTCAGTACCTTGACCGCCTGGGAAACTGCTTGTACCGCTTACTGCTGTAAGAGCAATCCATGCTACACCCTGATACACAACTATATCATTTTTGTAATATTGCGTAGAATCACTCCACACTCCACGTATAGATATACTGTAACCAGAATAACCACTGAAACCAGAATAACCGCTGAAGCCAGAGTAACCGCTATAGCCTGAATATCCACTAAAAGACGAGTAACCACTAAAGCCAGAATACCCACTGAAACTTGAATAACCGCTGAATCCAGAGTATCCACTGAATCCGCTATACCCAGAGTATCCACTAAATCCACTATAACCGCTATATCCACTAAATCCAGAGTATCCACTAAATCCACTATAACCACTATACCCACTAAATCCACTATAACCGCTATATCCACTAAATCCACTATAACCGCTATATCCACTAAATCCGCTATAACCGCTATATCCACTAAATCCGCTATAACCACTATATCCACTGAATGAAGAATAGCCGCTAAATCCAGAATATCCACTATAACCAGAAAAACCACTATATCCAGACTGACCCTAGCGCCAGTTGCTCCCAGTTGCGCCTTGTTCCGAGAATATTAACCATAAAGATTCATTACCAACTGCACCTGGTTCTTTATTTGTGCTTGAAGAAAGTGCTAACCATGCTTTGCCTGTATAAACTACAAGATCGTTAGCGACATAAGCTGTAACTGAATTCCATGCGCCTTTTGCAGTTAAGCCTGTACCAGGCAGACCACTGTAACCACTGAATCCGCTATAACCGCTCGCACCAATACCTGAATAACCACTGAAGCCAGAGTAGCCACTAAATCCACTATAACCGCTGAAGCCACTATAACCACTGAACCCGCTATAGCCGCTAAATGAAGAATAGCCACTGTATCCGCTGAAACCACTGTATCCACTGAACCCTGAATAACCTGAATAGCCACTAAATCCACTATATCCACTATATCCACTGAAACCAGAATATCCGCTAAACCCCGAGTAGCCACTGTGACCAGAATAGCCGCTAAAACCACTATAGCCACTAAAGCCAGAATATCCGCTAAAGCTACTGTAACCGCTAAATCCAGAATATCCACTGTATCCTGAATAACCACTAAATCCAGAATATCCACTATATGCGGAATATCCACTGTATCCAGAATATCCGCTATTGCCAGAGTCGCCCGCTCTGCTGAATGAAACAACAACAGCTTGATCCGTTAAGAAGTTGCCACCAGCACTCAGTATAGCCGTTACACTAATTCTTATTGAACCACTAGAAGAAACAACATTTGCACTTGTAATTCTTAATAGCACAAATTGCGATGCTAAGTACGGATTAAACACACGCAAAGTACCTAGATTACCAAGATTAGTTGAAGAAACTAGCGTATTAATCCAAGATGATACATCAATAGAATTACTATTAAGAACGTTAATGTAAATATATGCTATATTTGCATATATACTTGTATCAAATGCAATCTTTGTAGCATCGGCTTTGCTTGTATTAGCTGTGTCAAATAAATATGCTTGGCTATCACCGCCAAACATGCCACCGTAACCACTGTATCCGCTGTAGCCACTAAAGGCACTATAACCTGAATATCCGCTAAATCCTGAATAGCCACTATATCCGCTATATCCTGAATATGCACTATATCCAGAGTATCCACTATATCCACTATATCCACTGAAACCACATCACATATCCACTATATCCACTATAGCTTGAATAACCAGAATATCCACTGAATCCGCTATATCCTGAATAAGCACTGCGACCACTATAACCACTATAAGCAGAATAACCACTATAGCCAGAGAATCCAGAATAACCAGAATCCCCATTTATACCTGAATATCCTGAGAAACCACTATATCCCGATTCTCCAGCATATCCGCTATAACCACTAAATCCAGAATATCCACTAAACCCACTATAACCACTGTATCCAGAGAACCCACTATATCCAGAATAAGCACTGCGGCCACTATATCCACTAAATCCCGAATAACCACTAAATCCCGAATAACCACTGAATCCGGAATAACCACTAAATGATGAATATCCACTAAATCCTGAATATCCGCTGAAACTCGAATATCCACTAAATCCAGAATATCCACTAAATCCAGAGTAACCACTGAATCCTGAGTAACCACTAAATCCAGAATATCCTGAATATGCAGAATAGCCACTAAATCCCGAGTAGCCACTAAATGCTGAGTAACCACTAAACCCGCTATATCCACTGAATGAAGAATAACCCGAAAAACCACTAGTACCAGAGTCTCCAGCGATTCCCTGAGCACCATCTATGCCAGAATATCCACTAAATCCAGAATAGCCACTAAATCCGCTGTAACCACTGTAGCCGCTGAAACTACTGTATCCACTAAATCCAGAATATCCACTATAACCAGAAAAACCACTATATCCAGACTGACCTTAGCACTCAGTTGCTCCGGCTGCGCCTTGTTCTGAAAATATTAACCAGAAAGACTCATTACCAACTGCACCTGGTTCTTTATTCGTGCTTGAAGAAAGTGCTAACCATGCTTTGCCTGTATAAACTACAAGATCGTTAGCGACATAAGCTGTGGCTGAATTCCATGCGCCTTTTGCAGTTAAGCCTGTACCAGGCAGACCACTGTAACCACTGAATCCGCTATAACCGCTTTCGCCAATACCTGAATAACCACTGAAGCCAGAGTAGCCACTAAATCCACTATAACCGCTGAAGCCACTGTAACCAGAATATGCACTGTAACCAGAATAGGCACTATAGCCAGAATATCCACTAAAGGACGAGTATCCGCTAAATCCGCTGTATCCACTGTATCCTGAATAACCACTAAAGCCACTGTATCCACTGTAGCTGGAATAACCACTGTAACCTGAATATCCTGAGTAACCCGAAAACCACTATACCCAGAATATCCAGAAAAACCACTATATCCAGAATATGCTGAGTATCCACTTCTACCACTGTAACCAGAATCGCCCGTTCTTACAAAACTAACTTCATATAGATCATATGTATGAGTGCCAGCATTTGCGATATTTGTAACAAATATTGCAAAGTGATTTGCATATCCCGAAACATCATTAACATTAAAATATGAGAATACTTTATCATCAGCACGTCTTACAAAATGCAAAGTGCCTTTAACAATATTTGTACTCGCATTCCAGGTAGCAAGCCAACCAGACACATCTCTAGTCAAGTAATCAGTTCTACTAAGCGTTATTATTGAGGCGGTTAAAAAAGGACCATTCAGTGAAAAATTACCATTTCCAGGATCATTAGAGGGAATAGTAACGCCAGTATCATTGTACGAATACAAACTTGAATTTGCGGCAAAACCTTTATAGCCACTGTAGCCACTGTAGCCACTGTAGCCACTATATCCACTATAGCCACTGTAGCCACTATAGCCACTATAGCCACTATAGCCAGAATAACCACTATAACCGCTAAATCCAGAATAACCACTATAACCGCTAAATCCAGAATAACCACTATAACCACTAAATCCGGAGTAGCCACTATAGCCGCTAAATCCTGAATAACCACTATAACCGCTAAATCCGGAGTAGCCGCTAAACCCTGAGTAGCCACTGAATCCTGAATATCCACTGAATCCTGAATATCCACTATAACCTGAATATCCACTATAACCTGAATATCCACTATAACTTGAATATCCACTGAACCCAGAGTAACCGCTAAATCCAGAATATCCAGTATAACCCGAGAAGCCACTATATCCGCTAAATCCTGAATATCCACTATATCCACTATATCCACTATATCCACTAAAGGCACTATATCCACTAAAGGCACTATATCCACTATATCCACTAAAGGCACTATATCCAGAATATCCGCTGAATCCGGAATATCCGCTTGCTCCACTTTCGCCAAGGTATCCTGAATAGCCGCTAAATCCTGAATAGCCGCTAAATCCTGAATAGCCGCTAAATCCTGAATAGCCACTAATACCAGTAGCTCCAGTAGCTCCTTGTTCACTAAATACTAACCAAGGAGTGTCTAGTGCTGGGTTAGGCTCAAAACCGGAACTTGAAGTTACAGCTAGATACGCTTTGCCCTGCCATACTACAAGATCATTTGCAACATATATTTCACTAGAATTCCACTGCCCTTTAGGATCCAAACCAGTTCCAGGCAAACCGCTGTACCCGCTAAATCCTGAATAACCACTTGTACCAAAACCAGAATACCCGCTATAACCACTACGACCACTGTAACCTGAATAGCCACTCGATCCGATATTACCAGTTCGAGAGAAGCTTACAACTACTTGTTGATCAGTCAAAAGTTGCCACCACTATTCATAACATACGTAACAGACAAACCAATTGACCCATTAAGCGGACCTACGCTTGTGTTAGAGCTCTTAATTTTTAATAAGACAAAATGCAGCTGAATTATTTTCCGCAAAAATTCTAATCGTTCCAAGGTCATTTAGATTTGTTGATCCAAGAAGTGATGTAATCCAGTTAGTAATGTTAACAGAGTTACGATTTATTGGATTGATGTAAAAAGTTGATATAGCAGAATAAAGAGAACTATCAAAAGATATTCTACCAGAACCACCATCTTTTGTTATTGAAGGCTCGAATAGGAATGGCTGACTATCACCACCAAACAATCCTTGATAACCCGAATACCCGCTCCTTCCAGAATAACCAGAGTAGCCTGTTCGACCACTATATCCGCTATATCCAGAATAGCCACTGTATGCTGAGTATCCAGAATAACTGCTATATCCAGAATATCCACTAAATCCGGAATAGCCAGAATAACCGCTAATTCCGCTGTAACCACTTAATCCAGAGCTTCCACTTATGCCTCGCTGCACAAATACTGCCCATTTTGCAGGATATGAATTAGGATATTCATCCTGTGTTTCTTGCTTCGCCACGTAAGTTTCTGTACCAAAAGTAACTACATCGTTGGGTTGGTACATAATACCAAAATCCCATTCATCACGAAAAGTAAAACCAAAGCCCGAATATCCACTAAATCCTGAATATCCACTCCTGCCACTATATCCACTGTATGCTGAATATCCACTAAAACTAGAGTATCCAGATCTGCCAGAGTAGCCACTGAAGGCACTATAACCACTATAAGCGCTGCGACCTGAATATCCACTATATCCAGACGATCCAGGACTACCTATAGTTCCTACAAGATTTATTTGCCAACTATAAAAAGTTGGTACAGTGTTACCGTAAAACTGTCCGGGCGATATATATACTTGTAAAAATCCACTATCTCTGTCATAGGACAATACCTGTCCAATCATGTAATCATTTGCATTAGCAGCAATAATTACCTGTTGACCTACTGAGAAACCAAGATTGGGATCAACCCAAAATATTTTTGGATTTATGTCGCCATTTACTTCGCCAGGGCTGGTTGATGTTGTAAAGTATCTTTCGCCACCAAAGCCAGAATATCCACTCACACCAGAATAACCGCTAGTTCCTCCGCCACCAGCACCACCACCTGTAGACAATACAGCCCAGTCTGATGCGCTAGTATCTCCATTTACATATAATATAACGCTACCGTATGCCTCTGTTATCAAAAATTCAACTTCGTTATCTATTAAATTAGCATTCTGCGGTATCATCCTATAAGATGTTGTTCTAATTCTTATAGGCACAGCCTCGCTAGCTATACCTCTTTCATCTTTGATGATAATGATTTGACCTTGCGATACTTTTTTATAGAAATCTTCTTTTGTACGTCCATCTTGATTGAAAGCTCTCCAGTTACCTGAGTCTGGGCTTTCACCAGGAGCATTTGTGTCTATAGAATAAAACAATTGATTGTTATAAAGAACCAAATCCCAATCTAAATAAGTATTTGCAGAATTATAAACTGGTGGATAATTTTGACCCAATAAATTTGGCAAATAAACAACGTACGAGTCTATACTCGGAATAGCGTTAGGTAAAGCAAAAATAGTATCATTCGCAAAAAGCCAATAAGTCTGTGTAGGCATATATACTAAGAACCCTTATAAATTAATCTCCAGCGCCTCAAAACCTGTCTATACTGCAATGCAAAACCAGCGTTTACCTTTAACTGTGTTGGAGTAGTAACTCTCAACAAACCAGAAAATCCACTTATGAAACCTGAATCTCCTGTAATCCCAAAATCAATGGTATTCATTGAATCGCTAGTACTTAATCTTAACTTACCATTATTAATTTTTACTAAGTATCCTCCTGCAATATCTTCTTCACTTATAACACTATCGCCCAAAGATGATGAAGTGATAAATTTAGCTATGTAACTTGCTGTGCCCGTTCCCGCAATACCAGCAGGTCCAGCAGGGCCTGTTGGTCCAGCAGGCCCTGTTGGACCCGTAGCACCAATTCTGCCACTATATCCGCTGAATCCTGAATATCCACTATAAGCAGAACGTCCTGAATACCCACTATAGCCACTAAATCCAGAATAACCACTAAATCCGGAATAACCTGAATATGCAGAATAACCACTAAATCCACTGTAACCACTAAACCCACTGTAACCACTAAAAGATGAATAGCCGCTAAAACCACTGTATCCACTGTATCCACTGAAAGAAGAATATCCACTAAATCCAGAATAACCACTATAACCACTAAAAGACGAGTATCCACTAAAACCTGAATATCCACTATAGCCTGAATAGCCAGAAAAAGCTGAATAACCACTAAAGCCGGAATATCCGGAATATCCACTATAACCTGAATATCCAGACCGACCTGAAACTCCTTGTTCAGAAAATATCTGCCAAAATGCTTCATTTCCAGGAACTCCAGGCTCTTTATTGGTATTTGCATCTGTTGCCAACCACGCATTACCAACGTGCACCACAAGATCATTAACCAAATAATTAGTAACACTATTCCAAGACCCTCTAGCCGTAAGACCCGTTCCAGGTGCACCACTGTACCCACTAAATCCAGAATACCCACTAAATCCAGAATACCCACTAAATCCAGAATACCCACTAAATCCAGAATAGCCTGATCTTCCTGAATAACCAGAGAATCCAGAATAACCGCTAAATCCGCTATATCCTGAGAATGCCGAATATCCACTATATCCACTATATCCACTATATCCACTATAACCGCTAAATCCTGAATAACCACTATATCCACTAAATGCAGAATAGCCACTAAATCCTGAATATCCACTGAATCCAGAATAGCCACTAAAACCTGAATATCCGCTTCTTCCTGAATATCCACTAAATCCAGAATAGCCACTAAATCCAGAATAGCCACTAAATCCAGAATAGCCACTAAATCCTGAATATCCACTGAATCCAGAATAGCCACTAAATCCTGAGTAGCCAGAAAGACCACTTGTGCCATTAGCTCCATTTTGACCATCTTTGCCAGAAAATCCGCTTATACCACTAGCGCCTGTATTTCCCTGAGCACCTACAGCTCCCAACAAATTTATTGTCCAACTAGCATAAGGTCCTGAGCCAGATATACCGCTAACTATAGCTGTGATGTTTATCTGCAAACTAGTAGAAGAGTAACTTACAACAACACCAGCCATTCTATTTGATATATCATATACGGCTATAACATCTTGGCCCGTTGTGTAACCTAAATTAGCATCAACTATAAATGTTTTATTTCCTGCTGTAAGGGTAGCAGAGCTACTAGATGTAGTGTTATATCTAGCGCTGCCAATCCCGAATATCCACTATAGCCAGAAAAACTACTATAACCCGAAAAACCAGAAGCACCAAATCCACTATAGCCACTATACCCACTGAATCCACTAAAACCCGAATAGCCACTAAAACCTGAATATCCGCTTCTTCCTGAATATCCACTATAACCTGAAAAACTACTATAACCTGAAAAACCTGAAATACCAGAATATGCAGAATATCCAGAAATCCCTATATATCCGCTGTAGCCCGAGCTACCCGATGTTCCACTTAAGCCACTTGCGCATAGCTGCACACTAGGTCCAGAATATCCGCTAAATCCAGACGCCCCAGTAGGCCCACTGTAGCCAGAGTATCCGCTTCTACCACTATATCCTGAATATCCTGAACGACCTGATACACCCTGAGCGCCTGTAGAGCCAGTTTTTCCACTAAAACCACTGGCTCCGCTATTTCCTGTCTTCGAATAAGTTACCCATAATTTTTGGCTGCTCGTAAATAAACTACCGTTTGATGCTAAGTGACTAACTATTATAGATGAGTCATTATAATTTTCACCTATAACCGTCAAATTACTTACAACTGAAAATGTAACATATTGATTATTATTTTCTTGAGCAAAAATTCTTATTGTACCAGGATTTGTGGTATTTGTTGATGACAACAAATCAGTAACCCATGCAGATACATCAGCGCCTTGTTCGTTATACTGATTTATGTAAATTGTTGTAGTAGACGTAAAACTAGCAGCGTTGAAAGCAATTGAATAATCTTTTGCTTCATTTAACTCAGTTGCAAATAAATATTTCTGACTGTTCGCGCCAGCCTCGCCCTTATAACCACTGTAACCAGATCTTCCGCTATACGCACTGTAGCCTGATGTTCCTATATAACCTGAGTAACCACTAATTCCTGAATAAGCAGAATATCCACTATTCCCTGAATATCCGCTATAACCAGAAACGCCTTCTGGACCAGGAGCTCCATTTAAATTTATATACCACTCAGAATATGTGCCTGAACCGACAATGGTAGTTGCGTTTATAGTCAATACGCCGTTTACAACATCGTAATTAGTCACCCCACCAATCATCTTATTCGAATTATTGAAAGCAGCAACGACTTCTTGTCCTATTGAGAAGCCCAAATTTATTGGCACATCATTGAATGTTTTAGATCCAGCAGACAGAGTTAGGTTTTCTGTTGATTTAGTATAGTAGTTTAAAGCTGGCGCTCCGGAATATCCGCTTCTACCACTATATCCTGAATACGCACTATATCCGGATATTCCTGAATATGCAGAATAACCTGAAAGCCCTGAATATCCACTATAGCCGCTGAAGCCTGATATACCTGAATAACCACTATATCCAGAATATCCACTTCTACCAGAATAACCTGAATAACCACTTAGAACTCCGCCTATCGTGTCCCAGTATAAATTAGCACCATCTGTCTTAAGAAAATATCCAGAAAAACCACTTTGTGATGGTAAAACTATTGTTGCAAGATTTACATTGATCCATTTTTTAGATGCAAAATCATAAACAATACCTTGCTTATCTTGCAAGCTTACAAAGTTGGTATCAAGAAGCTGTGATAAATAAGATGTTACCCTAATTGCTTGAGGCATTTTTGTTTACTCATATACTAGCACGAATTGCAGTTACAGTTAAATATATTACTAAAAATTCTAACAAATCTTTTTTCTGTTCGTTTATTTATAATCTTATATTTTAGCTTTTTTTACAAAATCAACATTTACAAGAATCGTATTTATACTTTATACTATAGAAGAAATAAAACATTATTTACAAGAAAAAATAATAAAATAATTATTAAGGCCTCGTTTCGTGTTCCATAAGCATGAACATATAATCTTTGATATCCGTATTTACATGCTTGTTGTAAAGAACGGGAAATGTGTCAGCATAATAATTTGGAATGCTGTAGTTGAGAACAAATACTTGATATTCGTCGCAAAGACGATGCTCGTCAATTACTTGGCTACGCTCAACCATCGTGGTGTAATCAATACATTCAACGGTTGCATCATCTACGACTACCAATGCTGGAACTTGACCACCGTGCGTGGCTCGATACGTTGCGATACTATTCAATATAGTTTGACTGTTCATAATACCCTCGGGTCGATGATGCGATTTCCCAACAACACCATGCTGTAATGACTGATGGCTACTGCTCGACTTCCGGTAGACCATCCATTGGTTGTGGTATTTTCAAGTGTTGGTTGACATCTTCCACCTTGAATACCTTCAAATAAATTACCCCATTCGTTTGGGATTGTGGTTGCTGCAAGATTTTGCTGTCCCGGTGACGACGAGTTGGCACTGTAAGTCAACACAACTCGATAACTTTTGCCAGCCTTGAGAACAAATGGTCTCGGGAACCAAACCGCCGATTGATTTCGATTGTCGGTACTGCAACTCACTTGATACAGCGGAGTGCCACGAGGACCTTGACTACTATCAAAGATTTCTACGCCACTCCATGCTGATGTACTGCCAACGCCCACTCCTCGCACTTCAACATCCGTTTCAAGTTCGGTGATATACATGCCACGTTTTTGAGTGGTGCTACCCGGTGTACCACCCGAACAATTCACCATACCACGAAATGTTCCGTCGCTAAAACCCAACACGCCAACAGTACCAGCGACTGTGAGAGTGCCTGCTGTTGCGAAACCGTTAGCAGTTGTGACTTGTCCCCACCATCGGTTTTCTGCTCCACCCAACGTACCCATATATCCACCGTTTGTTTGAAACACACGATAATAGTTGGTAGCATTACCTGCTGCATCGCCAACAACAATGTAATAGACTGTGTTGGCAGTCATTGAAACTGAAGATGTAAATGTCACTCGGTTCCAACTGTTTGCTGTAGGAGTATGAGATTGACTGGTGATGAGCGTACCCGGAAGATTGTTTGTTACTGTTGAATTGCGAACTTCAATCGTAAGTGCTCCAGTCGGACTTCCAGTATTTGCTCCGGTGCAATACCAGAAATCGGTAAGAACACAATCTTTTTGCGGCATGAACTTTATGGCTGCGACAGAGCCACTAACTCCGAAACTATAAGCAGTTGTAAGAGTTGCTGGTGACGCTCCGCCCGTACTATAACCGCCAAATACAACGCCATTGTGTGGCATGTCGTTGAAGTTCATCGTACGAGGCAATCTACCTCGTCGCAGAAACAGTCCGCTATTTACTTTTACCGAACCCGTCGTAATAACCTCGGTTCATGGCGGCTCCTTAGAAGTTCATGGCGATGCTTGTCACGTTCCAGACTTCGCTATTATGAGTATTGACTTCAACAACGTCACCGCTTGCCAAAGGAAGACCTTCGAGGCCATTCACTAGCGTCATGAGAGGTGCGAGATATTGAATTTCAGCACTTGCAAGCGTGCCCGATGGGGTGACAGCGGCTGTAGTCACCTCACCCATCAAACGACGAGTACCACCCGATGGAGTAAGCCAAAAACGAACCATTCCTGCGGTTGTGGTTCCGGTGGCTTTGCATTTGCTCCAACAAAAATTCCGCCGTCTGTGCCTGCCGTATAGAGCGTCGTGAGTTGGCTTGGGGCTGTAAGAGACGTACTGCCAGTGCCAGTTGTAGCAACAGCATTTGTTTTTGGTGTAAGACCGAATATTGGACTTGTATTTGCTGCCATGTTTGTTTTCCTTTATTATCTGAAACCACGATATGCGTAAATTTTGGCTGCCGCAGCAATGACAGGAGACGAAGAAGCTGCAGTACCGCTAAAGCCTGAAGTGCCTGAATAGCCACTATATCCTGATATGCCTGAATATCCGCTATAACCGCTGTTTCCTGAATAACCAGAGTAACCTGACATGCCAGAATAACCAGAATAACCAGAATAACCTGAAGTACCTCCTCCTCCACCGCCCGTACCACTGTAACCGCTGTACCCGCTATCTCCAGCTCGGGTAAAACTAACTTCATAAATATCATATGTAGGCGACCCTCCATTAGATACGTTAGTGACAAAAGAATGCAAAGTGATTTGTGTATCCAGAGGCGTTAGTTATATTAAAGAATGAAAATTTTGTTTGATCAAATCTATTTACAAAATTTAAACTACCTTTACTGAATTAGTGCTATCATCCCAAGTTGATAGCCAGCCTGATAGGTTTCTATTCAAATAATCAGTCTTATTTATAACTATCCAAGTTGGTGTCGTGAGATTTCCAGTACTAGTAGTGAAAAATGTACTGCCGGGATCGTCTGATGGATTCAAAACAAGGCTATCGCTAAATTCATAAAGTGTGGTATTAGCACCTAAGCCTTTATATCCACTGTAACCAGAATTTCCTGAATATCCACTGTACCCGCTGCGTCCGGAATAACCAGAATAACCACTGAAACCCGAAATTCCACTATAACCCGAATATCCGCTAAAGCCTGAAACACCACTATAACCTGAGTAACCACTAAATCCACTTATTCCTGAATAACCACTATATCCGCTAAATCCTGAAATTCCTGAATATCCAGAATATCCACTGAATCCTGACGGCCCACTATAGCCCGAATAGCCACTTCTGCCACTATAACCCGAATATCCACTAAATCCTGATATGCCTGAATATCCTGAATACCCACTAAAGCCTGAAATACCAGAATATCCTGAATAACCACTAAACCCACTTATTCCTGAATAACCACTATATCCGCTAAAGCCAGAAATACCTGAATAACCACTATAGCCACTGAATCCTGAAGAGCCACTGTATCCAGAATAACCACTAAAACCTGATACGCCACTATAAGCTGAATAACCACTAAAATCCGCTTATACCTGAATAGCCACTATATCCACTAAATCCAGATATACCTGAGTAGCCACTATAACCGCTAAACCCTGATATTCCTGAGTAACCAGAATATCCACTAAAACTCACTTATGCCACTATAACCAGAGTAACCAGCTAAATCCACTAATTCCTGAATAACCAGAGTATCCACTAAAACCCGAAATGCCTGAATATCCTGAATAACCACTGAATCTGAAGGTCCACTAACCAGAATATCCACTGAAACCTGATAGGCCTGAATATCCAGAATAACCACTGAATCCACTGATGCCTGAATATCCAGAATAACCGGATCTGCCTGAATATCCACTATATCCGCTGAAGCCTGATATTCCAGAATAACCCGAATAACCACTAAACCCTGAGATTCCTGAATATCCACTGTAACCACTGAATCCTGAAATTCCTGAATATGCAGAGTACCCACTAAGTCCTGAAACACCGCTGTAGGCGGAATAACTTCACTTAATCCCAGATGTTCCTAGAATAGCCTGGACTAGCCACTAGAGCCCTGAAATTCCTGAATAGCCCAGAATCATCCTTTGAGGCCTGATGGCCAAGAATAACCCGAATAACTTTCACTGAGCCTGACAAGGTTCACTGAATACTCCACCGTAACCACTAAATCCCTTGAAATTCCTGAATATGCGATGGTACCACCAAATCCTGACAGCACCGCTGTAAGCGGAATATTCCCACCAATCAGATGTTACCTGAATAACACTGAACCAGCCACTAAAGCCTGAAATTCCTGAATAACCAGAATATCCGCTGAATCCATGATATTCCAGAATAGCCTGAATATCCACTGAATCCAGAAATACCACTATAACCTGAATATCCGCTGAATCCTGATATTCCAGAATAGCCTGAATATCCACTGAATCCAGAAATACCACTATAACCTGAATATCCGCTGAAGCCTGATATTCCAGAATAACCCGAATAACCACTTCTTCCACTATAACCAGAATACCCGCTATCTCCAGCTCTTGTAAAGCTTACTTCATAAATACCATACGTTCCTGTTGATACGTTTGCATTTGCAGTATTAGTGACCCATACAGTTGAAGTGATTTGTATAACCAGACACTGCTGTTATATTGAAGAAGAGAACTTAGTTTGATCATCACGATAAACAACATTAAGACTACCTTCAATTGGATTGGTACTAGATCCCCAAGTAGCTAACCAACCTGATAAATTTCTATTCAAATAATCAGTATTGCTTATAGAAATCCATGTTGGATTCGAAAACAAACCTGTGTTTGGGTTAATTAAAGTACTTCCTGGATTTTGACTGGGATCTACAAAAATAATATCAGTAAATTCATATAAAGTTGTATTTGCACCTAAGCCTTTATATCCACTATAGCCGGAAACGCCAGAATATCCACTATAACCACTTCTACCACTATATCCTGAATAGCCGCTGAAGCCTGAAATTCCAGAATATCCTGAATAACCACTGAGGCCGCTTATACCCGAATATCCGCTATATCCGCTAAAACCAGAAATACCTGAATAACCACTATAACCACTAAATCCCGAAGAACCCTGTATCCAGAATAACCACTAAAACCTGATACTCCACTATAAGCCGAATATCCACTAAATCCGCTTATACCTGAATAGCCACTGTAGCCACTAAATCCGCTTATACCTGAATAGCCACTGTAGCCACTAAATCCGCTTATACCTGAATAGCCACTGTAGCCACTAAATCCAGATATACCTGAATAGCCACTGTAACCGCTAAACCCTGATATTCCTGAATATCCACTGTATCCACTAAATCCTGAAATTCCTGAGTATGCAGAATATCCACTAAATCCTGAAATTCCAGAATAGCCACTATACCCGCTGAAACCTGATATGCCTGAGTAACCGCTATAACCGCTAAAGCCCGATATACCTGAATATCCTGAATATCCACTAAATCCAGAAATTCCTGAATAGCCAGAATAACCGCTATAACCTGAAATACCACTATATCCAGAGTAACCGCTTATTCCGCTGTATCCTGAATATCCGCTAAAGCCAGAAATTCCACTATAGCCTGAATAGCCACTAAATCCCGATACACCAGAATAACCACTATAACCACTACGACCACTATAGCCCGAATATCCGCTATCGCCAGCTCTTGTGAAACTTACTTCGTAGACATCATAATTAGCTGTTCCAACATTAGCATTTGCTGTGTTAGTAACCCATACAGTGAAGTGATTTGTATACCCTGAAACTGCTGTTATATTAAAGAATGAGAATGTGGTTTGATCACTACGTAATACAAAATTAAGACTACCTTCAACTGAATTTGTACTTGCACCCCAAGTTGCTAGCCAGCCAGAAAGGTTTCTATTTAGATAGTCAGTTTTACTTATAGAGATCCATGTTGGATTCGAGAGAAGACCTGTACTTGGGACAAAAAGTTGACTACCAGGATCGGTTGTTGGATCAAATGAGAGAGTGTCTGAAAGATACCATAAGCTTGTATTAGCACCAAGACCTTTATAGCCACTATAACCAGAAAATCCAGAATACCCACTAAATCCAGAGACACCAGAATAAGCAGAGTATCCTGATCTGCCAGAATATCCTGAATACCCGCTGAATCCAGACAGTCCTGAATAGCCACTATAACCACCTAAATCCTGAAATTCCTGAATATCCAGAGTATCCACTAAATCCACTTATACCTGAATAGCCACTATACCCACTCAATCCTGATATTCCACTATATGCTGAATAACCACTAATTCCACTTATGCCTGAATAACCACTATATCCACTAAATCCAGATATACCTGAATAGCCACTATAACCGCTAAACCCTGATATTCCTGAGTAACCAGAATATCCACTAAAACCACTTATGCCAGAATAGCCACTATATCCGCTAAATCCACTCGGTCCTGAATAGCCTGAATAACCACTGAATCCTGAAGGTCCACTGTAACCAGAATATCCACTGAAACCTGATAGGCCTGAATATCCACTATAACCACTAAATCCTGATATTCCAGAATAACCTGAATAACCACTGAATCCACTGATGCCTGAATATCCAGAATAACCGGATCTGCCTGAATATCCACTATATCCGCTGAAGCCTGATATTCCAGAATATCCTGAATAACCACTAGATCCAGCAACGCCAGAGTACCCAGAATAGCCGCTAGTACCGCTATAACCAGAATATCCGCTATCGCCAGCTCTTGTATAACTTACTTCATAAATACCATATGTCGGTGTTCCAACATTAGCATTTGCAGTATTAGTAACCCATACAGTAAAGTGATTTGCATACCCAGACACTGCTGTTATATTAAAGAAAGAGAACTTAGTTTGATCATCACGATAAACAACATTAAGACTACCTTCAATTGGATTTGTACTAGATCCCCAAGTAGCTAACCAACCTGACAAATTCCTATTTAAATAGTCAGTTTTGCTTATAGAAATCCATGTTGGATTCGAAAACAAACCTGTGTTTGGGTTGATAAAAGTACTTCCTGGATCAGTGCTTGGATCTACAAAGAAATTATCAGTAAATTCATATAATGTTGTATTAGCACCTAAACCTTTGTAACCGCTATATCCACTAAATCCGCTATAGCCACTTCTTCCTGAATATCCTGAATATGCACTGTAACCGGAAATGCCTGAATATCCAGAATAGCCACTAACGCCTGAAATTCCTGAATAGCCACTATAACCGCTAAATCCAGATATTCCACTATATCCTGAATAGCCGCTAAATCCAGATATACCAGAATAGCCACTATATCCGCTAAATCCACTCGGTCCTGAATAGCCTGAATACCCGCTAAAACCTGATAATCCCGAGTATCCACTATATCCACTTCTACCTGAATAGCCTGAATATCCAGATGTACCAGATTCCCCATATGCAACTAATTCTGCACAAAAGTAGGTGCCTGTTGAATCAGATGTACCGCCATATTGAGCTTTTTGTGTTGAATCCGTATAGGCAGTAAAATCTATATAATCTGTAGAACCATTCATGTAAATGAGCCTAGACGCATTTACGCTGTTTCCCGTAGATGTAAATAGTGGGCTTTGACTAATAGAAATTGTATTATTATTTTTTCTTATCTGTATATTATTTTGACCAACAGTAGTAGCTGCAGCATCCCACCATATATTTAATAGCACCTGATAATAACCGGCGACAGTTGGAGTGAACTTATAATTAACCCCATCCCACCAATTCAGCGGATCAACAAAGTCAACAAATTGTAAAACCCTATCGGCACTTGCTGTTATTGTTTGATCCGCAGTAAGCTTGCCAACCACTACATAATTACTTGGAGCTAAAGTTGAAGCTGCACCTGAATAACCACTTATTCCTGAATAGCCACTGTAACCAGAAATGCCGCTGTAACCACTGTAACCTGATATCCCTGAATAACCACTATAACCAGAAATGCCGCTATAACCAGAATATCCCGACAACCCTAAGCCACTATAACCGCTATATCCACTAAACCCACTTATACCACTATATCCAGAATAACCACTAGATCCTGATATGCCAGAGTATCCGGAATAGCCGCTAGTACCGCTATAGCCAGAATATCCACTATCTCCAGCTCTTGTATAACTTACTTCATATATATCATAAGTTGGTGAACCACCGTTCGCCGTGTTTGTAACCAAACAGCAAAATGATTCGTATAACCTGAAACTGCTGTAATATTAAAGAACGAAAACTTTGTCTGATCAAAACGATTTACAAAATTAAGGCTGCCTTCAATTGGATTTGTACTCGCACCCCAAGTTGCTAGCCAGCCAGAAAGGTTTCGATTTAAATAATCGGTCTTGTTTATAACTATCCAGCTTGGAGATGTTAGATTTCCAGTACTAGTAGTGAAAAATGTACCGCCGGGATCGTCTGATGGATTTAAAACAAGGCTATCAGTGAATTCATAAAGTGTGGTATTAGCACCTAAACCTTTATATCCACTAAATCCACTAAATCCACTATAACCACTTCTACCAGAGTATGCGGAATAACCAGACAGCCCACTATATGCTGAGTAGCCAGATAAACCTGAAAATCCAGAATAACCACTCGATCCAGAAACGCCTGAGTATGCAGAATATCCGCTTAATCCTGAAAAACCAGAATAGCCACTTAAACCTGAATATGCAGAATATCCACTTAGCCCTATATAACCACTATAACCACTTAATCCTATGTAACCGCTATATCCTGAAACTCCAGAGCCACTAAATCCCGAATATCCACTAAATCCGCTAGTACCGCTATAACCAGAATATCCACTATCTCCAGTTCTTGTGAAACTTACTTCATAAATACCATATGTCGGTGTTCCAACATTAGCATTTGCAGTATTAGTAACCCATACAGTAAAGTGATTTGCATACCCAGACACTGCTGTTATATTAAAGAAAGAGAACTTAGTTTGATCATCACGATAAACAACATTAAGACTACCTTCAATTGGATTTGTACTAGATCCCCAAGTAGCTAACCAACCTGACAAATTCCTATTTAAATAGTCAGTTTTGCTTATAGAAATCCATGTTGGATTCGAAAACAAACCTGTGTTTGGGTTGATAAAAGTACTTCCTGGATCAGTGCTTGGATCTACAAAGAAATATATCAGTAAATTCATATAATGTTGTATTAACACCTGAAGCCTTCTGTAACCGCTATAGCCGGAAACGCCAGAATAACCACTATAGCCACTAATCCTATGTAACCGCTATATCCTGAAACTCCAGAGCCACTAAATCCAGAATAACCACTATAACCACTACGACCACTATAGCCAGAATATCCACTATCGCCAGCTCTTGTGTATAACTTACTTCATATATATCATATGTTGGCGAACCACCGTTTGCTATGTTTGTAACCCAAACAGCAAAGTGATTCGTATAACCTGAAACTGCTGTAATATTGAAGAACGAAAATTTTGTTTGATCAAAACGATTTACAAAATTAAGGCTGCCTTCAATTGGATTTGTACTGGCTCCCCATGTAGCTAACCAACCTGACAAATTCCTATTCAAATAATCAATCTTGTTTAGAACTATCCAAGATGGATTTGTGAAGTGTCGAATTATTGGTGGTTAAATAGGTACTACCAGGATCATCTGATGGATTTAAAACACTTACGTCAGTAAATTCGTATAGTGTTGTATTCGCACCGATACCTTTATATCCACTATATCCAGAAGTACCAAAATAACCACTATAACCGCTTAAATCCATATAACCGCTATATCCTGAAACTCCAGAACCACTAAATCCTGAATATCCACTCTATGCAGAATAGCCACTAGGACCAGAATAACCGCTATATCCACTAGCAGAAGAATAACCACTATACCCACTAAATGAGGAAAAACCAGAATATCCACTCAATCCCAAACCACTATAACCAGAATAACCACTGAATGACCAAAACCAGAATATCCTGAATATCCACTGGCTCCATTTGATCCAATAACTCCATTTATACCAGAAAATCCACTAAATCCTGAATATCCACTATATCCGCTCTGTGTGTACATTACTTGCTGTGCAGTAACAATTACTGAAGGAATATCTGGTCTTACGGGATTTGTTTTTACCAGTTTCAGCAAGCAACTGCATAGCAGAGTCAGGACTCGACCATGCTAATTCAATATAATCACCTGCATTCAACTCCAGCATCAAATTAAGAGCTGCTAGCACCTTTTCCATTATTGGCATGTACCATGATAATTGGTGTTGCTATTTGATATGTCACTATTCATTCAAACGAAACCAAATATCAAAATCATCATCACCAGCGTCTGTTTTGTACAGCTGCATCGAAAATTGAATATTATAAACGCCTGGATATTGAAAAGTTAATTTAGTATCTATCAACAATACTGACACCATGACTATCTGGATCAGTAGAACCAATATGAATAATATTTCTATATTGAGTTGCCTTCAGAATATCCACTATTCGTTTGTGTATTTGTATCGTAGAAACGACTCCCCAATACCCTAAAACGCCACCAGTACCAGATGGCTCCACTATAGCCACTATAACCACTAAACCAGAATATCCACCGTCCACTATGGCTACTATAACCACTCAATCCTGAATAACCAGACACACCAGTGTAGCCACTGTAACCGGAATATCCACTAACTGAGCTGCCGCCCGAAGTTCCATTTGCCTCTATGTAAGTTACTCTACTGGCTAATTCATCAAGAGCTAACTGTACGGTACCAGGAAGTGTTGTCCAATTAATAACCGTCGTAGGCAGAAATGTAATTTCACTTGCCTTTAGATATCTGAGCAAATTACGCGGTACATATGGCATTTAAACTATTAATTCCATTTCATTTTTTTATTGCAAATTTACCTATTTCGTTATATAATATTTGTGGATTTTTAACATCAATTCCTTTACGACGCAGACTTTGGTATAACAAAATTCCAACCCCAGCAACTATTGCTGCATTGATACTGCTTCCAGACATTTCAACAAATTGCGAATTTATATAAGTAGTTTCAAAATTTTGTTTTGGCAAAATAAGGCCTTTAAATTTATTATTATTTTTAATTGTTTGTATACCACTAAATTTTGTAGAATAACCAATTGAGAAAACTTCATCATATCTTGCTGGATACTGGACATCTCGGGTTTTAATCTCACAATTACCTGCTGCTGCAAACATTGCATATTCCAGCACGATGGGCCTTTTTATTACATCATGTAATCCATCATGCTCAGTTTGACACCAAACGACATTAATATCATATCAACATCTCTTACAATAGACCATAATATTGCTTCTATAACTGATTCTATCGTATTTACAGAATAATTGTCTTGTATTATTTTTGCAAAATAAAGATCAGTTTCAGTCGCCAATCCTGTAATTGCACTTTTATTATTTGCTGCAATGATTCCAGTTACTGCAGTAGAATGACCAAATGTGTCATAGACATTTTCAGTATCTGTAAAATTTTTACATTTATCTTCGTTGCATCGAATATCAATGTGTGACGGAAAGCCACTGTCAATTACGCATAGGCGAACGTGCTTGCCATCACCTTGTATGTTTTCAAATCCAAAATAGCTTGCCGAATACTGCGTTCTACGCAATACTTTACTTCGCACTTTGCTGATATCTATCTTGCTCTGTTTTATTTGGCCATAGTCCATTGATGATCCTGTAGTGATTTCCCTTGCCAAAAAATTCTATATTATAATTCAAATTTTTAATATCCAAAAACTCTACATTTTTTCGCAAACAAATACCTGCATGCAAAGTAAACAAATCATCTGTTAGAATATTTAGAACATCTATTTATTTCATCAATTTTTTTACATAAATCATTTTTATTCGGCAAATAATAAACTTGCGACATATTTAATATAAGATTATCTTTTATATATTGTCGCAAATTTTTATCAACTATAGAAACGCCAGTATTTGTTTTGACTGTTTTGTTTTTAGGATAATAACCAAGACTGTATATCCTTCTCCACGCCAGGTTTGATTTGCTAGTTTAAATAATATTTGAAAATAGGCACTTATCTGATTAAGGCCTTGTTATAGAATATTTCATAAAATTCATTTGCATTTTGATCTAACGCAACAAACATCACCGTTTTTTTCAATAAACCCATATTTAAGGCTTGCTTTGTAAATTACTGCAAAAATTAGATGCTTGTATTGTTGGCGTAAAATTAATTACAATATCGAAATCATGCACCGCACTCGTATAGCCACTTATCACGTTAATATTCTTATTAAATCTTAACAAAAGATAACTTTGCTCTTCAACAAAAAGATTAATATCACAGCTCTGGATATAATCTTTTGTAAACACTTAATTAGACTAGTGGACGCTAGGACAAACCACGGTTGCTCAAAATTTAGAATAGCAATTTTCATGATCTATTTCTCTTAAAATTTGAAGCCTTACCAATGTCAATTTCTATAGGATCATCACCTAGAGTCTTCTCTACTGATTTATTGTGCCTTTTTGACTTTGCTATGTTTTCAACGTCTTTTCTGGCTTCAAGTTGCGATTTCTGATATTCATTGATTATTTCCATATCACCACTTTTAATCGCGTCTTTGACCGATCTGCAATTATTAACGAAATTTTCTGGCAAATCGTCAATACATTTGAAATCATAAATACCTGAAAACAAATAATCTTTGCCCATGTAGTTAATATACATTTTTGTTTTCTTCGTATTATGCAAATACAAAATTCCATTTTCTATTTCAGTCTGGTCTCCAAGATAATTTTGCGTCAAAAAATTATCTTCAATCAATTGCACAATTTCATCGCCACCTGCTTCTATGTACTCGGTAACATATATGACTTCTTTGTTTGAAATCTCATCATGTATGCTCTGTAAATCATTGATATCATATATTTTGACATCTTGATCGCATATTGTTACTGTTTTTTGTTTTGGATTTATCAAAACAATCACTGTGCAACTCCTGTTTTATATACATTATCTAGTTCTCTCTTTGCCCAAGCACCAACCACGTCACCCTGCAAATTATTTATTATAAACTTTTGTAAATGTATGTTTTTATTTTGTTGCATTTTATAGTTATTCACAAAATCACGTAATGCATCCGCAAAATTATCTGTAAAATTTTCACCTAATTTTGGGAATTGATACTGATCCCAATAATAAACATCTGTAAAATTTTCTGAAATTTCTAACTCATCAATATCAACTAAATAGCTATTGTTTTCATCAAGAAAATCTCGCGGACCCCCATAATTTATTGTAATAACAGGCAAATCACACAAGAAGCCTCGCATAAAGGTAATCCGAAACCTTCACCACGACTTGTTAAAACAAATGCATCAAAAGCTGAGTAAAAACTTGGCATCATATATTCTGGTATATTTTTGTAAGTAATGTAAATGTGCGGATGTTCAGGATATCTTTTCAATATATCGTCTATTTGTTTTCTTATTTTATTTTGTTGCTTGATAGATTTTTCCGCAATAAGTACTACTAAACTGACATCATCTTTTTTATTAAAAGCTTTACAAAAACTATGCAATAAAGCATCTGTTCCTTTTCTGTACCCAAAAGTTTGTACGCTAAGAAATTTAAAGCTTTTCAAAGCTGGCCTAGAAACCTACTGTATTTACAGTTTTCTTGTATAAATTACAATTTATAATTGGATGTACTACATCAATTGTTTTTTTGTAACCGCTATCTATAAATGATTGTTTGCAAAAATTACTAGTAACCCACAATTTATCATAGGAATTTGCTATATCAATAAAATTCTGCGGCACTCTGTTTGTTTCTGCCGTCGTGTATAAAATATTATATGCCTTTTTTGTTTTTGCACTTTGCGTTGCGACTACACTATCTATCAATATCGCATCACTGCCCAAAGGTTTTCGCAATAGAGACAAAATTCTAGTTTCAACTTCGTTCAATGTATTTTGATTGTTTACAGGCTCAATTGCTGTTACAGATTTATGACGATGTAGACAAAATGCTAAATTTCTATTAACCTTAGCGTAGCCCGTATTATCATAAAAATGTCCACGCACTATGACTTCAGTATTTTTACCACTTTCAATTGGCGTAACTTCTTCTTGTTTTTCCATCTGCATGTTGCTTATTTTAAACAGATTTTTTCAAGCCTATGATCGCCTATTTCTGTTATTTTAAATCCACCTAAGTGCACCATTTTTTGAAATGATCGACTTTTTGCACATAACAAAAATCAATATATTGCACAATATCACCAAGATATGGAATTGATAAATCTATATCCTCAAGTTGTACAGAATTTCGGGTTTTGTTTATAAATTTCATATTCTTATATCGGCGCATCAAAAAACTCGCCAAAAATAACATCATACACAGATGTTTATGGCGAGTATTTTATTTATTGCCTAAATAATTAAGATTGCTTCTCTTTAACATCCATCACGCATCTCTCAAATTTGTCAGTCTTCTTTGGACCTAATTTTGCATGGCAAACAGCCCATGGATTTGGATTCCATTCCTTTTTCTTGCCTTTCTTGCCTTTTTTCTTTGCTTCTTTATACGCTGCTGTAATTATTCTTTTCATATAGCTCCCCTTATGCCTTAAAAAATGGTGCAAGTATAGCCATATCTTTTGCAGTCATCTTGTTGTCGCCAAGAGAATCTACCGAAATAGGCTCTACCATCAATTCTACAGTCTGCGACAAGAGTCCTTCAAGCTCATTTTGAAATGTAGCCATATTTTCTGGCTTCACTCTTATCACATTTTCTGTTTGTAGCAGGTCGCCATATTTCTTAACAAGATTCTGTCTGTCTATCTCATATGCATCAAATTTTTGACGCAATTTCCCCGCTGCCAACGATAGCATATATGCGTCTTTTGCTTGCAACTTAATACTCAACAAGATATCTATACTGTCAACCATAGGAACTAATTCTTTAAGCGTAAATTTAATCATGTTTTACTCCATTTATTTATCTTTATCGACATCTTTTATCTAAAAATAGAAGGGTTGCCCTTTCGAGCAACCCTCTATTCAATCCATATTTTAACCAAATCCTAAGATTAGGTTACTGAACCAGTCAACTGTACGGCAGAGATGGCGTAATCGTTGATGATTGCAACGCCAACCTCTTCGTAGATGACCCAACCAAGACGAAGCTTCTTTGGATCATCAGCAGGAAGAACTGTGATGTCCTGACGAATTGGGAATGCGCCCAACCGTGTCAGGAGATGCCAAGCAAAGAACATAGTTCGATGGCATCTTGCTTGATACGTGAAGGTCAGCAGTCCACAAGTGTCCGTAGAGACCAGTCGTGAGAATTTCACGAGTAGTAGCCTCATCGAAGAAGCGATACGAAGCAGTTGTTCCACCCGAACCGTTGAACAAACGAACATCCGAATAACGGAAGGCGTTCATTACAACCTTGGTGCAAACCAAGTCGTGCTGCTCGATCTCGCGATAAGCATAGTTGAGGCTCTGTGGAGTAAGAGGAGCCGCGCTAGATGTAGTCTGATCACCACGAAGTGCGTTGATGCAGGCTGTGAAAATCTGCTCGTCCTCTTCCTTCTGAATGGCCTCCTTGGCTTTTATTTGCATGTGTTAATAACATTTTATTGTTATGTCCCTTCAGGGAACTCTATATATCGCTATATAGTTCAGACTTTATCTTCCGTATGGCATATCAATTCAGTGGACAGAAACGGGACCGCATAAAGTCGTTGAGGATCATTGGTAAAAAGCCCTTCAAATTTGTAGCGCATACTAGGATGCACCCAAGGGAGTATAATTTGTGCAAATTTTTTACTCGTTTTGTTACTGAAAAAAACTACATACTGATTTTCTGCTCTTTTTTGTGGCTTGCAATAAATTGCTAGGTTTTGATAAAACCATTCACAAATTGATGCAACTTCATCATATCTAAAACAATTCGTATGTAGTGCTAATCCTTCATTTTTACATCTGCTACCATCATCTGAAACCAAAATGCCAAACTTATTGGAGTAAGTTTATCAAGATGTTTTCTTGTAATTGTCTTTTGTTTAGCTACATAAACAAGCTTGTAAACTTCGTCAAAATCAGGATGTCCTCCTGTAGAAAATATGTACCTCTGTCCATCTTTTCTATTTGTAGAAGTAATCTGATCACTGTAGCAGAAGTTTTTCCATATGTTGTATTTTAGTTCTATATATTCTTTTTGCGAAGTACTGTGACAGCACATGAGTCTAGCGTGCCTTGCAGTCTCAAATAAATATAAGCAATCATCACCTAAAATACTTCCATACAATATTTCTTTCTGCACCTGCGAAATATGGGTTGGATATCTACGTTCATAATCGAGATAATACAACTAATCCATATTTTTTTTGTAGACGCTGTATACACGATCTTGATACCTTATATATTTTTGCTATTTCTTTTGCGTCAATTTTTTCTTCAAACATTAGACGAGATAAAGCATCTCTGCTCAAATTATCTTTTGCCTTCATTTTACCAATTCTTTCCTGCTGATTGTCTTGTTTCAACCGACTTGTTTTTATCCTTATCGGCCTATCTTGGTCGTTGCCAAGTTCAAGATGTTCCAGCATATGGCGGTCTTACGTACCCAAATATTTATCCAGCACGGTCCACAATGTAGAAACGACGAGCTTTGATCTCGCTAAGACGGATGGTTGGGTTAGCTGCGATCTCCCAAGTTGGGACGAGGATTTCCTCACCCTCTTGGATTTGATCGGGTACTGCACCACGACGAGAAACGACGAATGCAATAGCTGCAACGTCACGCTCGTAGCGAGCGAGAGCGCCTTGTGGCAATTCCTTGCGTGGTCATCCCTTTCGGGAGCCGTGGGCTATACCATCATCTCTCAATGAACGAGAGAGTCGGACATATTAGCATCAAAACATTTCAGATTTGACGCTCCGCTCATTTTTGAGCAAGTCTCTACGGGGTTATCAAAAAGTTTATTTTTATAAGCCATGCATGGAACTGTATGTGGTTTTATAATTTCGCACACTTTCATGTACTCTTTATTATTAACTCGTATGATTTGCTTATTACTTGCCGCATTTATGGCGTATGTATCAATTTTAAATGAATCGAAAAGCATCGACCTTAAAACTTGTACATCAGAAGCCGTAAATCCTTCAGTATGAAAAGATGCAAACCAAGAATTTCTACCATTTCTACACACACTGCCATCATCATAAAACCATGCTGCTAAACTTAGAGGAGATAAATTAAAATATGGTGCAATTTTTTTCCCATTTGGATAAAAGGTTTCACGTATATCATCAAAATCTTTATGTAATACCGAAGTTAAAACGCACGTTGGTTTAGTGCCATACGTTTTTGTTTTTGTATTATCAATAATCTTGATGTCTTGATATACCAAATTATCTAATATAGACTTCCTTCCATTGCAGATATTCAATTTGATCTATGGAATGTGTTTCAGAAAATCTGCATCCGTTCTTGCCTTCGTGATGACGATAGACTCCACCATCACCGAGCAAAGATCCGAATATCAAATCCTTCTGTTGCGCATCAAGAGACTGCTCGTAGTAATACGAATACTCTCTTTTATGTCTTTTAATCTCAATTCCATTTCGTTTAAGAATCCTACCTATAACACTCTTGTCACATCCGTAAATAGATGCAATTTGACGCAAAGTACGATTCATTTCTTTGTATAAAGAAATTACTTCGCTAGTGTTAATGTTAAGTTTCTTACTCATTACGATCCTCAAGAACTTTTCTTAAACTTCCCTCGGGATTGCCTTGATAACACAAGTTATTTTAGGGTTCCCCGATATGAGTCCGATTTTTATTAAGACTCTCACGAGTCTAGGTGGACAAATTGCGTTAATCCACCATCAAAAGCTTACGACCTACTGCTTGATATTCAAGCGAACGACGGATTGGCTCGACCATCGCCTGCGCTAAAGCTGTACGACCCTCGTCGGTCTCAAGCTGCCTGAGCGATGATCATTTCCTTCTGTTCATCAGTATATGATTTAGTTAGACTCATTTTAAAACTCCTTAATTTTGTATGTTACGGTTTTTATTTCCGTGACAATTATTTCCTAGATGAAATCTAAGACAATGCAGAATTACAGCTGCATGATTAAGCTAATGAAGCCCGAACCATTGAAGGACTTCAAAGCCATCGAGTAATCCGAAGAAGAGCCACCGTCAACGCCGGGGACGCCGCTTGGATACTGAGTAATACCACTGGTAAGAATACCAATTTGTGATGCGTTAGAGGTTGTTGAGCAGGTGATCAAACCAGCGTTAGCCGTAGTATAGGCTGCGGTTGGGTTGGCATACACCTTAGCACCAACCGTGAAAGTATCGGTGCTGAGGAACATGTCGGTATAGAATTCACCACCCGTGATGTAAACAGTCAACAAACCAGAACCAAGAGTTTCGTTGAAATAATCTGAAACTCTGTTCTGCGTTGACTTCTTGCTTCCGCCTGAGCTTATAAGAACGCTGTCTTGATAAGCGGTGTGACCAGCAGAAAGCTGCAAGCGAATCGCCAGCAAGTCCTATTGGGAGGATTGTTGGTGATGCGTTGCTTGCCGTAGCATGCTTAACGTAGCCTGCGCTTGTCAAGCCTACGACTTCGCCGGCGTAAACACCGTAGGTTGCATCTGAGCTACCTGCGTTGATCAAAGCAACATCGGCTGGATCAACTGGGAACATTGCGACTGCTGTGTGATACTTGGGAATAAGTGCCATAATAAATCTCCTTAAAATTACCTAAAATTACTTGAACCTAACATTGTTATTCTTCAACTCAAAATTTGGATCGTCCTGAGCGAGTTCGTTGCTCTTATTCAACGTGAATAAGCTTTGTATTGAATCTTTCAATTCTTGTGCAACTTTTCTCTGATTACTACGCTCAGATATAACTAAAGGCTTTTCTGTGCCCTTCGCAACAGTATCGAATCCTTTCTTGGAAGCACCAAAGAGTGTTGTCTCCAAATCTTTCAAATCACTAGCCTCATAGCGTGATAACTTTTCGATTTCTGATGCAAGCTTATCTAAAGTTATCAATCCCGCCTTGAGCTTACGACCTGCAAGCTTTGTAGCAGCCTCTTTTTTGCCGCCAAGGATTCAGCATCGCCACTAGCAATGACTGTTCCTTTAATGTCTGTTTGCTTTTCTGGAGCATTCTTCTCATTCTTGTCAAACTTAGAATTCATTCCGCCGCCAACTGGAATGCTTGGAGCATCCTTGCCAGCCTTGGGTACATCCTTGATTGTATCCTCTCGTGCCCCATCAATTTGCTATCCTCTGTCTTGCCTATATCGCAGGATTCAGAAGGCTTTATTGGGTTTCCGCTATCAGGAAGATCTTTGTCTGCTGAATGCTTACCAATATCACCATGCTCGGAAACTGGCTTGGCATCGTTAATCTTCTTGTCTGATGCTGTCTTGATATTCTTCATAATCTGTTCGGCAAGAACGGTCGTGCGGGCTTTGCTGGAAGCAGCATGATTTCCTGCACCTCTGTTTCCTCCTGTCATCTCGTGAGTTTTCTCACTTGTATAACCAAGCTCTTTTTCATGACCCATTTCGCCACCGCCAGCATCAAAAGCAGGTTTATTAGTTACAACCTCAAGACCCGCATCTGCTTTCGCCACCCATCAGCGCCTTTTTACCTGCCTCAGGCACTTTGGGCTTATTCATTTCGAACTTTCTTCATGACCCATAGTCTTGTGATCCTGCACCTTACCAGCAGCTGTCTTGCACGTTCTTGAGAGTTACTTCTTTGCTTGCTTGATTTGTTTGCCCTGATTAGCAAGAACTTGAAGTACATTACTGAGATCCAAATTTATTTCTCCGGTACTAGAAATCTTGCCTTTTCTGAAAACTTGTGCCACAGAAGCCTCCTTTTTAGCTTGCTCTGTATCCTCTCCCTCATCTTCATCTCCCGTTTTCTTGAGGAAATCGGGTTTTGAATCATGAGCGTGATCATGATCTGCTGGCTCGTCTTTCTTATCATCATGCTCATGTTCATCATGCTCATGTTCCTCGCTCTCATGCTCTTCGTGCTCTTCTTCCTTGTCATGATCTTTATTGGTGTGACCTTTTGGCTTGTCACCATCATCATCGCCATCGTCCTCACCACACTCCTCGCATTCCTCATCCTCTGCATCTTCACTACTCATAGCAATTTCTTTCTCAGTTGTTGCAGAAGGAGGCATCCCAACATCAGTTGCTGCAGTTTCGGCTTCTGCAGATTCAAGTGCTGCTTCGCCCGATGGCAAATTGCCTACAGCCTCTTCAATTCCTTCAGTTGCTTCTGCTGGCGTTTCAATTGCCTCGCCAACTGGCATTTCTTCACTCATAGGCTCGTGATGAGCTTCCTCTGATGGCTTCTCGCCCATAGCCTTACCCCCATAGCCTTATCCAATGCTGCATCGAGATTCTCAAGAACATTTTGTGGCAACTCAATTGTTACCATATCGCCCTCTGGTAAACCCTCAGGCTTGGCAAATGGATCTACTTCTTTCATATCCATTACGTCGGCTTCATCAGAAGCCTCTGGCATGGGAACCTCACCAACTGGGGCTTCTGGCTCTTCTTTGATTGGAGACATTTCCTCAATTGCATCAGCAGCGCGATCCTGAACTTCAGCGTATTTATTCTTCAACTGATCACAAACTATGCACGCTTCTTTCATGCTGAACTGTGCAGTCTTAACAAAATCTTCTACACAGTTAACCATCTGATCTTCAACAGACCAAATCGAAGCTATCTTGATTGCAAGATCGTTGGCGTAAACTCCAGCTGTCGCAAGCTTCTTGCAAGCACATTCAGCAAGTGGCTTGCCCTCGCAAGGACCACTCATCGCAAGTGCATTCTCTCCAAATTTACGTGCAATCTTTTCGATGCATGTTTCGATTGGGAACTTGCTACCAAAACCAGCAGTCTTCTGCAATCCGGCTATAACATTATCTCTAGATGCGGTCTTAACCGTCTTGAACAAGCCTTTCTCGTTCATGGCAAGAATTGTTTGCCCTTCTCAGTTAAAAGCATGCCATCAAAATCTTGTTCCGCAATTCCATGAGCTGAAAGTGCAGCGTTAAAAGATGCTTTTCTGCGATTGCATGTATCACACTCTCTTGTAAGAGGTATGGCATCATAACGCCATTCAGCAAATACAGCCTTCTTGCCACCCTTATCAACGCCAGCTACATGCACCTCAAACTTTCTACCAGTATCTAGGCACATGAACGCATTACCCGCAAGCTTCATAGTGCTGTTATTGCCTGTGTAAGGGCTAACTGCGCCAAGGCTCCAAGTTTTACCCTCAGCCTTAGCAGCCTCTTGCGCAACCTTAATCATAGTGCTGTTGAGACGCGTCATAGCTGCAACAGGCATACTCTCTGGCTCCTTAGACTCTGGCATTGCAAAGCCTTCGCCCTTATCTCCCTCTTCTTCTTCTTCTCACCGGAATCTAGAACGCTTGGATACTTAGTTATTGAAATATTTACCTTAACATCAAACTCAGCCTTGCAATTATTGCAGCGGCACTTACCTTCAAGCACATCAACGTCGCTAGATCCGCATACTACGCAAACAGTTCCGGGTGGCTTGGGCTGCATATCGGTATCAGTTGCCTCATCTGCACCCTCCATTCCACCCATACCAGCTGCACCACCAGCGGCTGGAGCAGTAGACAAGGCCTCGGCCCCACCCATACCACCCGCACCCGCGTTCATATCAGCGCCGCCCATCATGCCACCAGCTGCACCACCAGGAGCTGGAGTACCCATACCGCCAGCAGGACCGCCAAATTGTGCTTGCTTTAACATATTTTTCCTATTTTCTGAACGTGCTTTACGATTCATGCCAAACCTGTTCTCATAAGCTTCACCAAACTCTTCATCCATAGATTTCTCTTCCTCATCTGAAGAAACCGACATTTGTGCAACCTTGAATTGCGATTTGATTGCACTTGCAAATGCTCGCTTCTCGCTATCGGAGCAAATCGCCGTTTCCTTGCAATCCATTTCGAATGTGCCATTCTCAGCATTAATATCAACATTAGCAATCACAAATGGCTTGTTAATATGAGACTTAGCGAAACGATAGAGAGCCTTCATAAAAGCGTTACGGTCAGATGGATCTACTGTGACATCATCAGTCAAAGTTCCGCATACCTTGTAAAGACCATCATCTTCTTGTGAAGCTTCTACAACATCAGAATCTTCAACATTCTGCGATGCAGTCTTAAATTGTGAATTTACCAATTTGCTGTAAGCAGTCTTCTCAATTTCAGTGCATATTGATTGATCTTTGCAATCCATTTCAAAAACGCCAGCCTCTTTATCAAGGCTTACATTTTCAATAATGAATGGCACATCAATATGACTTGAAGCAAATGCGTGTAATGCCTTCATGAAATTCTGACTTATTATCAGGATCAACAGTTACGTCATCAGAAAGCGTACCGCAAACCTTGTATAGGCCATCATCTGAACGATTCATTTCTGCAAATGCACTGGCAAAAATATCTTCCTTGCTCATTGGATTGCTGTTTACTGCATTGGCAGAAGCAATCTTGATTTGAGCTTGAGATTCGGCTGAAGCAAATACCTTATTATTTGATACCGCAAACTTGAGGGCATCAACAAAATCCTCAGCCTTATTATATCCTATATTATCACCCATGGCTGCGAGCATGCTATCAACTGGATTGTCAATTGATACGCTGGCTAATTTATTAAAATAATTCTTACGATCAATATTGGCTTTTCTGGTCTCTACTTTATTTGGAGCAGCATTGACAAGAGTCAACAAACCAGCCTTAATCTGTGCATATGGATTCACTGTCATCACATTTATAGCCTTAGATATGTCAGCAGGAGACAAGCCGTAGTTAGCAATAGCATCAACAATCGTATTGGAAGCAGCCTTAATCAAGTCCTTAGCAGACGAAGCAACTCTTTCGCTATCTGTTTGTAGCGCAACTTTCTTTTGCGCATTTAATTGCGCTTGCGTAATAACTTCTGGAGCAACCCACTTGTGAGACTTCTGCAAGCTAGTCAATTGAGCCTGGGTGATTTGACTAGTGTAATCAGCTCCCAAGGTAGTCGATACACGACGGCTCATTTCGTCCCACTGAGCTTCGGTAATAACTTCTGGGAAACTATTCCATCTTGCAAGATCACCTGCAAGAGCCGCAAGCTGAGCCTCGGTAATAACTTCAGCAGCTTTTCCGTGCTGCAATTGATTTGAATCGGAGGTAGTGTCCTTGAGTGGCTTGATGTCACCTTTGCCAGCTAACTGCGCTTCGGTTGTTACTGATACAAGAGTATCAGTTCGAGCATGTAGTGGGCCTGCATTATCTAATTGTTTCTGAGTAATAACTTCTTGCTGTGATGCCTCGGCAGCCGCTACTTTAGTTGTTTTGTTATCTGACATGTTAACTCCTGATTCTTTTTGATATTGATTAAAAATAATTTATGCAGCTTCCTGAGGATTAGTGGAAGCAAGTTTTACTATTTCATCGCCAAATTCTTCAGCTGATGCCCAACTAACAAGTTTATTTTCTTTCCATTTACCAACAACAAAACCGCTGCCTTCAACATTAGCAACGGTCACACGTAAATTACCATTTGTATATTCGTATACGTTCTCGGTATTGGCCACTTCGCTACTCCTTTGTGCAAGCAAAACTATAGATCTTCGCAGTTCTGAGCTTACACGATCAAGCTTGTCATTTACATTCTGTGCATTCTTTAAAAATCCTTCTTAAATTCTAAAGAACTTTGCACAAAACTTGGTCTTGTCACTGAACCTAACCCGTCAAGACTAGATGTTTGAGCTGCCAGATGGACTCCTTGTTGGTGTAACATTTGTTGCTGGTGCTGACGAAGCCGCAGGCGTTGGCGCTTGCGTTACAGGCTGTCCTACTTGTGCTGGATTCATGACTTGCTGCGATTGACTTGTTGCAGGAACTTGCGATCCTCCACTTAGCATATTTCCTATTGCAATTTCCTGTTCTGATGGAGAAGGTAATTGTCCATAACCCATTTCAGTTAATTCGTCAAGCAAACTTTGCACTTTAGCCATATGCTCTACAAGATCACTAGCATAATCTAACTCAATTTGTTGTTTATGTGCCATCATAGAACGCGCAACATGCTCCATTAAATTCATAGCTTGTGACAGAGCTTGCAACTCCGATTTACCTGCTGTTTTTTCTAACGAACCTTCATTCATCGTATCAACAGTACCGGCAAGAGAAGACGCAACCTTTTGAGTTGTTGTATGTTTTCATGCCACTTTATTTTTGATAGCATCCACATCAAGAATATCACAAACTAAAACAATCATGACATGCTGGATTTACAACGAAGCTATCTTCAATAAATTTTATATCAAAGTTCCATTCATAAACTTTAGCTTCTTTTGTGCATCATTTCATGTTTATGACCTTTTTGCAATTATCAAGCGGGCAATCGTCTTCTGGTTTACTGCTACTTTCGTGATACTTGCAATCATATTTGCCGCTTATTTTTCTATTTTTACCGTTTTGATGTGTGCGTACAATTATGGACGCTAGTATTATTAGCTACACTTAACTATGTGATTCTGTTTCAAAATTATAAACACTCTCCGATATATTCAATATCTTCAACGGAATATAGAGAATGTTTAGCAAATTGACCATCATCTGTCCAAACATTGTCTAGTTTGGTGTATTCATAACTTAAGTGTGGCTACCTTGCTTGCCTTATCTCCACCTCCAAGCAAATTGCTTTAACTTGACTATTTTCAAAGATACTCGATATATTTGCGACTCTTTCTCTCTATTTATTGGCCCACCTCTATTTACGTAACACTCATAGATGGCGATGCCCCAACAATCATAAGCAGTAGTATATTTGACTTGCTAATCCTCTACATGCAGAAGAACATGAAAGTTTTGTCTTATTGTCAATGTAACCATCGCCATCAACGCATGATAGCAATTGCTTTAAATTATCATTAGAAAGAGATAGCACATCCATATGATATTTTTCTTTTTTCTCTATGACACGCCTGGACATAGATTGACAATTATAATTCAGCAATTTTTCATTCCATAACCTAATTCTTGCTGTATTTTTTTGTGTATTCGTTCGAATAAACTTGCGGACATACATTGAAAAGTGATTTACAAATGTTTATTACATCATCTATGTAGTCTGTTTCTTCATTGGCAAATGTAATTTCAAAAGCTTTTATTTTGCCGTCTCTTTTTACTCTTGATCCTTCAGCTCCATAATAACCAAGAAGTCTTGCAAATTTTGCTTGTTGATCAGCTATTAAAATGTCCAAGCTCCATATTTTTCAAATAAAGAATTATCTTGAATTAAATTAGGTTTACAGGTGTAAAGTGTATGGTTGTCGGTTAAGTGATCCGCACAAACGAATCTATACTCACCTCTGCTAAAACCATAAATGGGTGGTTTTAGTACACAATAATTCTCCCTCGATAGCTCTTGATTTCAATGAAAGAATTTTTTCAGAAGCATTTCTTTTGAATAAATGTGTAACTTTAGTTTTGCTACCAAAAGCATCAACAACTTCGTCACCGACAACTATATCTTTGATCGGTTTGGTAGAAAGATCTGACATCAATATGGGAGTGTCACCAACAAAACAAAATTCATCTGCGGTGTGTGCTTTATTATGACAAATTGAACATAAAGAGTATCCAACTTGCGCGTCATGCTAGTGCCATTAATGTATTTTTCTTCTATACCACGAGCTAATCTTGGATAGGCGGCTCTGTCTACCATGTTGATGCAATATATGCCCTTTTACTTTCGTCGTACCAAGCGTGAACAACCTTACCACGAGCATTTTCAACATTATCATTTTGATGGTTCACAAAAACAGGAACACCAATAAATGTATGTGCAGCTTTCTTAAGCTCACTTTCATTGAAGCAGTCACCGTTGTCATTTACTTCATTTGCTTTGATTGCAAAAACTTTTACGAATAAATTATCAGGGTTATCTTTGACAGCCGCAGTCAAATCAAATCCGCCAAGATCAATTGTTTTGGTCTTGTCTAGTGAAGCTGTTTTAATTTTTGATGTGTTATAAAATGACCATGAACCTTCAGTAGGAACGTGGAGTGGCTCAATTTCCATTTTAAAATCAAGTTTAGCTCTCTTCTCAAACATTGATATGTTTCTCCCTATCGTATATACGATAAATTATTGTTTTTCCGGATTTTCAGGATTAACTGGTTTAGCTGGATTTTGCTGCATTTTTGGGGCTTCTTCTTTGTGCGGATTAATTTCTTGCTCACCTTTAGATCTTTCAAAAAGCTTCTGTGCAACACCCGTACCTTTTGAAGGTGTCAGACCTGGTAATAAGTCAACCATTACCATTTCACCCGTTTCATCTTCTTCATAGGATGCACCCATGCCTGTAATCATGTTTTTCATAATAAGCAACGCTTCGTCAAAGGTGTCTGCTAAAGCCACGGTTCTCCATGGCGGCAATCTGTGCTTTCCTGTGGCTGTCATTCTTTCTGCAAATTGCCATCTATTAGAAGCTACTGTTTGTGTATAAACACCAAATTTAAGCCTATTTACAATTTCTGGCTTGCCCTCCTCGGCAACATATTCATGCTTGGTAGTAAATATTCCGCCTCTTGTTTTTCCTGGTGCAACATTTCGTGGGCTTACAAAAAATAGGTGACAATAAGAAAAATGTATAACCCTCAAGAGCCGTATGTGCAGACAGTAGCATCCCCACCCCTAGCAGCGACCTTATCATCTAAGTATTTTTTGAATGCCTTCAACGCAGGAATTGAATAGGGATACTCTGGCGTGCCAGGCTTTGCGTTACGCAACTTTTCAAGCTGTTGCAGCGTCAAAAGCGTATACATATTTCCATTTTTCTTTCATTTCTGCAAAAGACATACCCTCAGCAGCAACATCAACATCAACGCTTTCTGCAGGCTTCACGCCATGCATTTTATTTAATTTCTCAGGTACGATCAAGTTTTCAATTTGTTCTTTTGACAGATAAACTTCATTACCCACAGGTAAAGCACCTGGTCCTGCAGAATATCTTGTCATTTTTTGTAGATAAAATGCACCAGTTTCAGGCTCTGCAAATATCTTGAATACCTTTGCGTAAGTTACTGGATCGGTTTTTCTAAGATTTTCAGCTACATTACAGCTTTCAAGCTTCTGTATATCTATAGAATCGAGAGGTCCATTAATCACAACACAACTTCTACCAATATCTAATGGCTGCTTGAACCACTTTTTCTGCATCTGGGTAGCAACTCCTGGTTCAAAAATTCTAAACTGCTCTCTGTTTCTTTCTCCATCAGGATCCATAAACCTACTGTCATCCTTCTATAACAAGAGTGAATCCATTTGCAACAGGAGCAACTTTGTAGCCTGCCATTTATATAAGATTTTGATTCAACTTCTCTTGTATTATCAACAATTTCTCGTGTCTTTTGAATTTAGAACTCTTTTACGTTAAAAGGAAAGCCCTGATCTTGCAAATCCATATAGGCATATCCATAAATGCTAAACCAATGATCCGAGCCTATATTTTTATGGATAATAGTACCAGCAACATCTTTTGGCAAACGACTTACAAGCGTTTCTGTTTCTGGGTTAAGCTGAATGTTGTATTGATCAATAAACTTGGCGGTTTCAACAAGTGTAGGAAAATTCTTTTCCAAATCCCCTAAAACCTCTGGTGTAACATGCGTATCTTTAGCAAAAGCTATTCTTATCATGCCAGCATAATTTCTTTTTTCTTGATCTGTAGTTAAATATTTTGCGAATTCATTATAGAATGAATCAATTTTTTGTGCAAGATTTTGTTTGATATCTTCTGGTAAATCTAGCATTTTTTGCTTAGCAGAACTACGATTAAATATCTTAAACTTTAAACCATGCTCTTGGGTTCTTGTTTTTGTCCAAGAGCCACCAGTTGGAGGCATGTCTGCTATCTTAAGAATTTTATTGATCAGTTGTTTTGCTAATATATTTTTCATGCTTTAACGTGCTCCGGAACCTCTGCATTCAATAAATCTTCTTTTTATATTGAGGTTGATTTTCTCGGAATGGGTGTACCCCATCTTTTATTTGCGTATACAAGAGCTGCCTTAATATTGTGAAAATACTCACCATATGGACTATAAGTTTTAGTGTCTGGATCTTTCGTAAACTCTTCAATAGGTATTTTCTTAACACCTGCAAAATAAACCTTACCTAAATTTTTATGAACCGATGGACCTATAACAACATAGTAGATTGAATTTGTTGTATAATCATGACCTTCCCAACGATAATACGATCCAGCTCCTATTTGCTTTTCGAATCGTTTCTTCAATGGTTTTGATCTGGTACGATATGTTTCTTTCCATATAATACCACGATCACGTATTCTTTTGCGACCCGCTTCTTTGTATAAATTGTATGGCTCCGTACTCATCCTTCCTTCACCTCATTAACAATTTTACCAGCTAATATCAAGCATCCGTCGAACGGACTAAATTCAATAATTTTATAATTCACATTTATTCCGCTTTCAGCCTTCTTATTTATTGATTTTTTCTCTTTGCTGCACTTGCAATTTCTCTTTGTATTACAGTTGCAACTTTATCTATATGCTCATTTATTGCTTCTTCAGTAAACCTCACAACACGCCAACCCATGCTTGCAAGGTTATAATCTCTTTCTTTATCTTTTTGCTTATCTTCTGGTGATGAATGCCATTTCTGACCATCACATTCAATATCTATGCCTAACTCAGGCACAGCAAAATCCATAAGATAAAAATTAGATTTATTTTTGACTGGCTGTTTATACTGCGCAAATAATCTAAATGGCAATTGCATCGAAATCAAAGTGCGATACATTTTTGATTCTGGTTTAGTCAATTGAATTGTGGCCATCTTAGGTTGCACAATTTCTTTTTCTTCAATCTTTGGGGCTCTGCCTCTGCGGTATATCTTTCCACTACCTGCCGCCGCCGCAGGCATCCCACCCGCAGGAGGTGCGCCTGCGCGCCTCCCATGCCCATGTCCATACCCGGCATACCACCGCCAGCAGCACCAGCTTCACCCGGAGCCCCACCAGGCATACCGCCCGCACCACCTAAATCTGCAGGCATAGCTCCTGCGCCACCACCCATACCGCCTAGACCACCAAGACCGCCTAAGCCACCGCCTGCACCACCTGCACCGCCTGCCAACTGGCCTGATTGCATAGCATTAACTTGTTCGCTACGTATTCTTTCAATTTCAATGTCATAATCTAAATCAAATTGTTCAAGCAAAGTCTGTTGCGATATAATACCACTCTGCTGTAATTGAATAAACATTTGCATTTGATTTGTATTGTCTCGCAAACGCAAATCATTCCACTTTACACGCGGATACATGTAAACTGTTTCTGCCGTATTCTTCTGTTTCTTCTTCATCAATAAAACCTTGCATCTTGGCTACAGGCAAAAATACGTGCTTCTCAATCCACTGTCCCAGTTCATTACGCCACGATTCAATTCTGCGAATCATTGTTTCAACACCAACCTGTGCAGAACTATATCCGGCCATTTCACCATTCAACAATGTTTGATTTAACATCAAACCATCAAGAATTTCTTTACCTATAGCTTCCAATTCTTGCGTAATTTGATGTATCTTTCCGCTATTGCCGTGTATTTGCAATTCTTCCATTCCTACGAGTAATGATGAAGCCAGAAGGAACAGTTACGCAATACAACTTTGCCGGTGTAATCAGACCGAGAAATATGTGACTACGCACCTCGAATTTTGTATCAGTTCGATGTTCGGACCAATAAATTCTAAAAATATCTCGGCAATTTATATTTCTGCCATTTTCTTTTCTTGAATAAGATATATAACCTAGCTTTAGAAGAATTTCTTCGAAACTATTTGCTAATTCTTTAGATGTAGTTGTATATTTATATCTCGGTTTTTTGTTATCATGCCTTGCGCAACCGTCACCAGCCATCAATGCATTATAAAGTATTTGCAATTTATCTTTTTGGCAAATCTCGTATCCAACGTGGAATTTTCTTTTCTTCCGAACGTGAACCAAACTCTTCTGCCATATAACGCGCAATTTTGACGTTGTTTATTGTGAAGTTACAGAAAGTATCGTTACCTCTATCATCCTCTGTCTCAGAGAAATTAGGATACACAAGCCCCACAACTTCTTTCATAGATGCATAAATTGGACTATGACGATTTTGTCCAATTGCACAAGCCTGAATTTTGCTTGTCTATTGCCAATCTCTTAGCTGTCTCCTCTCTCTAACTCCGCCTTCACTTAGATAGTAACCAACAAACTCAAGATAATCATCAAGAACTAAATATGCGCAAGCGGACTATCTCTGTATGGCAGATTTGCAGGAATTCTACCTTTGCCATTCAACTCTGTCAACGAATTTGTCACCATGCTTGACATGTTGCGATAGTTCTTCTATCAAATTGCCATTTCTTTCGACAAGCATTCTGTGATTAGGTGTCGCCACAAACATCCACGCCTCTCGAATTAAAGTTGATCATCTTTGTGGGTGTCTGATGATTTTAAAGTCATATTGATGATATTGCTGTATTTGCTGCCATTGCATTTTTTGACCACTTTGCTTGTCATATGCAGCAACTATTACGTCTTTGTCAATATCCCTTCAACAGCTTCCAGCCATCAACAGTAAGTATTTCTGTTTGGTTCATCGCGACATGCCGTACCACTCATAGTCAAAGTGATTGTGCGTAACTATAGTTAAGTTAGGATCATTGGCTACAGCCGCAAGTCGCGCAGAAGCGTCAGCAATTGCATCATCATCAGCTGGCCTATCATCACTACCTATCTTTACCACACGCACAGGCAAAATTAATCGTTCTGCAACGATCCAGTTTGCTGTCATGAGTTTTGTTTTATAAGCTAAAATAGTAAACAAAGCGACGTATCAACGACTCACCGTATGTACCATAAGGCACGCCACCATGTTTCAAATGACTTGTTACTCGATTAGATAACAATATTGGCTTTTTTACCGAGAATTCTGCGGCTTTTAATATTTTCAGGTATTTGATCGTACAGAAATTTAGGCTGTTTTGTTGCAATTACTCTCTGGATTTCCTCGTCTGGCAACAAAACTATTTGTGGCTCTTGCGAAATAGGAGTTTTCATAACCTCAATCCAGTCAGGATTAAGAACAGTTATCTTAGATATAGTACCGTCAGCGTGATTGCAAACTTCGCCACTATCTTTATCTACTCCGCTTCCATGACAGTGAGGGCAAGAAATTTCCGTCATCACAAAAACATCACCCAACAAAAATCGTTGGTGACTTATCATTCTACACCAGTACATCAAGTCTATTTTTTCTACTAAACGCTCAAAATAACGTAATACGCTTTTCTTCTTGCACTCTAGCTTCATGCCGTTAATTGGAAATTGGCTATAAAAGTCGATACCAGCGGCAACTTTTGGTTCATTTTCATAATAGAATCTAGCCCATTGATATACTTCTTTTCTTTTACTTGCAATTTGCCAGTTTTGAGGCGTATGCAAAGGAGAAAAGAACATGGGCTGCGTCATAATAACATTAGCACCAGCACCAGCAAACTGTGCTGCTTTTGTAATAGGCACGCTTACAACGCTACTTGCTGTATAATTAGCATTGCTTGCATCACTATTTTTTACGACTAAACCTTTTGCTGCCATAGCTTTTGCTGCCGTTTTCTTAGTAGGCAATTGCATTTTAATCGGTTTTTGATTTTCATCCATAGCTTACCTCAGTCTTCTAATCCTAAATTTTCTGCCGAAGATTTTATTTATGCGTCTAAATCTTCATCAACAGTTTCTGTTTCAACATGCGGATCAGAGTATGTTTTACTAGGATTTATCGGTTTGATGTCTAAATTTGCTTGTGCAGATTTTTGTACGGATGGATTTATTAACACATCAGTAGGTCTTGCATCAATTGGTTTTTCCTTTTTCGCATCAGCCTGCTGCGGCTTAATCGTTGTAGGAACACCTCTTAATGAGCCATTGCAATTCTCGCAATGAGTAGCAATAGCTGAATTGGTAGAAAAACAGAAAGGACATGTTTTTTGTCCCTTCAGTTTTTCCTTTTTATATATACCTTTTGAAAGCGAGAACGGATCTTTAGACGCTGTTACTTTTTTTACAGTTTGACCACTCCAATCATAAAGATTGGATGGCTCATACTCCGTCTCTGTAGGCGAATAACCACGATCTTTTGCATGTTCCTTACGTGCTGCAGTCAACGCGCCTCAAACGTCGAAAATTCTGGCATATATGGACGACGCTTTTGTCCTGGCAACAATTGCAGATTATTACCTTCAGGAATGTTGCGATCAACTTCAAAACGCTTGTTGATATAACCGCCAACGTATTCACCCTTTTCATTGCGATAAGGACGCGAATACTTGTCCATAACGTTGCCACGCCAGAATGTATCAAAGTCAATCGCCTTATCATCAAAAATAAAGTTATGATCTCTGGCTCTTAACCACGTATGCCAATCACTAGCCAAGAAACCTACGTTACTCCACTGGCAGAATTCTCGCAATGATTCTGGACCGAAGTTTAAGAACTCGGTATGATGCTGCCCATTAAACTGAGCTTGCTTTTTAAGATTATAAGACTTCGCAGTCTTAACATTAACTGATTTAGCTGCTTGCTTAGCAAATGCTTTTATTTTGCTTTCAGCTTCTTTAATTACATTTTGTATAGAAGCTTTAGTATAAGTTGCTTTCACAGATTCCACTCCTTCACCGCTTGGGCCTATAGCCTCATAAATGTCAGTCAAAATTCTTATTCTATCAACTTCGCTTCTATCGGGTTCAAAATATCTTTGTGCAGCATCTTTTACTGTCTCTTGCTTATCTACAGGAGACTGCGTAATTAAATTATTGATAAACATCGGGTCTTTTTCAGCGTCATCTTTTTTGCAATTCTTGCTCAAACATTTGCTTCAATTCATCAAAACTATTTACGCGAAACTCTTGTTCCTGAGTTGCTGGCTCCTGCGTTGGCTGATTTATTTCAGTCATTTCATTTTGTGGAGCAACTAAATTTGTGTCTATTTGAGAAATTTTTCGCAAATTATATGGCATTTTTGTTGACGCTGTAGCCAAAGCTTCTTCTACCTCAAACATCGTCTCCACAGTGTCTTGTCCTGTTTCTTTTGCTATTTGCTGCGTTTCATCCAATCCGTCTTTTAATTTTGTCAATTGATTTATTTGGCTTGCTGGTGTATCTGCGCGGATCCACCATAGGCTTGATTGTTTCCAGTTTTTTATTGAGATTATCACCTCAACAGCTGGATTACCAAGCGTTTGCGTAAGCTCTCACAGAAATTGGCAGATTGGAATTTATAGGCATTAAGATTCCTTATTTTGACTATTTAATGCATTGAACAATCTATCAACGGCATCATTGTGCATGCTTTTGTAGTTGCTACTCTTGTTTTCGTCCATAAGAGCGTCTACTAATTTATCGGTTGCTTGTTTAGCTGTTTTTACTTGCTTTGTATTATGGACTTTGGCTTGCTTTACTTCTTTTCCTCGACCTTAGGATTTACTCTATTTTCCAAAGCTGTAAGTCTATCAAAATTAGTGTTCTCATCAAACATGCTGATTTTATTGGCAGGAATCCACCCTTTACCGCTGCTATTTGCGCTTACAGAATTGACGCTTGCAGACTTGTTAGTAATAACATCTTCTGCACCAAGTTTAGGAGCAAAACTTTGCTTATACTCTGCTTGTTTGAGTTGGCGAACTCTATCAGCTGATTCTTTTCAATTTGCGTTGTTTCTCTAGAAGATAGAGTGCCAGCAATTTTCTCAAGACTTGAAGCGTCCCATATTGTGTTTTTATTTGACGTATTGCCTTGACTCTTTGTTCCGCCATTATTGGTAATACCACCATCTACCGCACAGCGACTTGATCTTACGCTTGAAGAATTACGAGCAAGAGTATCTCCATAACGACTTTGTGCAGTTTTAGGCTCAGCCCAACTACGGTCTTTTTGTATAACTTTTTCCTGCTTCATTTCAGGTTGACGCTCGTTCATTTCTTTACGATAGTCCTTTTTATCCTCATTATTGATAAACGAATTCAGAGAATTCAAATTCTGAGATTGCTTATGTAGCATGCTTTCCTCCAAATCCCTCGTTTGACGAGAGAATTTATAATATTATTTTTACTTTCTTTAATAAACGTATTGTTGCGAATGAGCTGCTTTTTCTGACTGCGGATTAAGAACCTCATCCAATGAACTATCCGTAATAGTTTCTTGAGTTTTAGGCGCAATCTTAAAGGTAAACTTATAATTTGCTTTTGTGCCTTCAATAATTTGCAAAGTTAACTTTGTAACATTAAATTTGCCAGCAAATATTTTTAGCAATATCAACCGCTTTTTCCTGCTCAAGCGATTCGCCCTTAATTTCTGCAGGTAGAATGAAAAAATCCGCTAGATCCTCCACCACCCATTACGTCTACATTTATATCAAACAGACCATTCTTTTTACCAAGTTTTATCTCGATACCCAGATCATGGCAACAATTTATAATAGGCAGATCTCATATCTTGCCTATCTGTATTAGATTTTTTGCACATCTTTTGGGCGCAGAAAATAAGCTATCAAATTTATTTTTATTAAAACCAGACGGTTTATTACCTTTGCTTTCAGAAAGATCTCTTTTGCAAATCAGCAATAGGATTATAGTTTGATCCTATATCCTCTTGTTCAATTAATGGCCTAGATTCTGGTGATGCAGAATCTAAATCACCAATAGCATCATATTGCATGGATTTCTGAGCGGTCGTAATTTTACGTTTACCATTAGGAGATATACGCATTATGCTCTCCCTTGTATTACTTGTCAGCGAACATAGCCTCTACATACTCTGATGGATAAAGCTTCTTCCAATAAGCCTTCCACTCGCTCTTGGTTTTGGCATCAAGATTGGCAATCTTTACCATGTTGGTGGAATTTGCATAGCAAGCTTCTTTTTCTTCCTTTGGCTTTTCACCATCAGATTTAGCCCCATCAGGATGACATTCGCCTTCCTTTTCTTTCTTGTCAATGATTTTTCTGCAGTTTTTCAGGCAACTTATCTTGCTTGCCCGTCTAGACACTCATCTGCGCCCTTTAACCTCTGCCTCTACAACCTTTGCAGTCACTGCTGAGGTATTTGCAGATGCTTGTTTTGCAATCTTGTTATTTGCATTAGCAATCTTTTCTATAAACTCTGCGAAATTTTGGGTCTTACCCGTTGATATCTTATTTTGTATAAAATTTCATACTTTGCTCCTTATGAAAGCTGATTTTATTGTATTCATTACAAGAAATATTTTTCCTTCATTCAACTGTTATTAATTTTTATTACGCATTCAGTCTACGTCATAACCTCCGAATTGCATTCCTCCAGGTGTCGTTGGGGTTCCAGGTGTAGTTGGGGTTCCAGGTGTGGTTGGAGCTGAAGGCATTTTTAGACCTATACTCTTAGCCAAATTAGTGCCAAAATTTTTGTCGGATCTCTGCTGCCAAATTGATTATATGGGCAGTTGTTTGACGAGATTCTTTGCCTTTGGTATTAGCTATGACATTTATATTTGTATTTATTTGTTTTATTATTTCTGCTGCTAACTAAAGGCTTGACAGCCTGATTGATTGCTTGAGTGATGTTGGTTTTAAACTTATTATCTACTGACTTCATTAAATTAGCTAATTGTGTCATTTGTATTTTATTACTCATAGCTGCAGCTTTAAGGTATTATCAATTTCTTGCACTATCATATTGAGAGCTTTGTCTCTTTTTTGAGGTAACGCAGCTTCTTTTATAAGTTCAACTTTGCTTGCTTTTTTCAAAACATTTTTCACAATATTTTCATTACCACAAATTTTCACTTTTTGCTCCAATAGTTTATGACATAAAGAAATCACGCAATGCTAATTTACGATCCGATGGTAGTTTTTGTAAATATTGGGCAACAGCCACTCTACCAGGTTGTGTGGGTGTTGGACCTTTTCCAAATACATGATTCATAATTTCCATAGCTACTGCTGGCTTAGCTTGGAATATATTCTTGATATTTGTTTCATCAGGAGTAGGACTGAAAGCCGCAGCAGCCGGGACGCGACCAGTGGCTGTGCTGATTCCATTTGCAATATTATTGGTCATATATTGCAATTGCTGCATTATCTTATCTACATCATCTTTGCTTCTTCCTAGCTGCATAATAGCCTCGCCCAGAGCCTTGTCTGTAGCTGCGTCCTTATTTATTTGCTTAAAATAGATTAGTGACTTCGACTGAGCAACAAACACAGCTTGCATTTGCTTTAACATAGCCTGGGTATTAGCAAGGCTTTTTTGTAGTGATGAAATACTTTTTTCCGCTTGATTGGCCATAGCGTCACCAGCTCTTCGATTTTTCCCTGCTTGACCTCTAAATTTATCTACAAATTTACTAATGAAGTTTTGTGATTCTTTAAAGATTTTGCAATCCAGCATTCGCGGTTTTTATAGCACTGTTTATGTCTAATTTTTTGTTACTTAAAACATCGTTTATTTGACTATGTATCTGTGCATGCTTTCTAAGAACTAATATATCAACATCTGCTGTTTTAATTTGCTCGATACTATCAAATACAGCGGTTGGAAAATCTTTACCTTGATCAATATTTGCTGTTACCAAATTTACAAATTCTTTTGTGAAGAATATTGTCTCGACTCTTGAGTTGATGCGCTCTTAATCAACTTACCATTTTCTGAAGCATATTTGTCCCACTTTGAACCATCATTATTTAATGACTCAACATATTCTTTCTGACACTCCATCCATACTTCTTGTGCTGCCATTTTTGGTTTTTCTGTTCTCTTGTGCCTATAGCAATTGCTCCAGCATCTACTATTGCGAACAGCATAACCTTGGAAACCCACGCATGCGCAGTTTTAATAAGCATTAAATCGCTTGCTACTTTATCTAATTGTAAAGCTTCTTGTACATTATTGTTTTTGTCAAGCTGCTCAGCCAATTCAATTAATGATTTGATAACTGTTTCCATATTTATCCTCTAAAATTGCAATCTTCCAACAAAATCGATTCTTATTGTTATTTGCCAGAAAAATTTACAAATCCTTTTTTTATTATACAATTAATTTTATTGATTATCTAACTACAAACTTGGGTTTAAATTGTCTACCTACAAAAGAAAACTCTTATATTCGCTAAGCGAAATGCACGTATTCCGCCTGCAGTTTCGTCGTATGTAACCAAAATTTGATGACTTGGCTCATTTTCTGGATGCGATACAAATCTACCATGCGGTTCAATATAGCGTGTTATAAGATTATTACCTAACAACTGATTTTTACGTCTTTTTCTTGTTGTTTGATAACTTATTTTCACGACTTGCTGATTTTCTAGGCCCCAATTGAAAGCGTCAGACATATTACTAAATCTTGGTATTTCTTTCTCAAGCTGATCTACCGACTTCGGCTCCAATTCTTTTATAGTCGGAGGCACGGTTGGTTCTATGCCTTCCTCTTCTTGTTTTTCTCTTTGTTCTTGAATGCTATCTTCAAGATACTGACCGATTTCATCTTGATCAAAACCGGAAGATTTCTGTAGCTGATCTTTCTTGGCTTTTTCTTCATCATAATATTTAAAATAATCTTCAAGAGTTGGATATTTTGCAACAATTTCATCTGTTACTTGTTAGTGTGCTTTTTATCTAATTTACTTTTACTTTTGTCATCTTTGACGAATTTTAAAGTTGCAAATACTTTTTATCACGATCCTTTTCAATCAATATTCGATCGCCTACACGTATACCATGATCTTCAAAAAATCCAAGATTAGTTTCAACTGCATACTTACATTTTTCAGTACTCTGCACGCTTTTTCTTGACAACGGCGTTATGATTTCTATATTTTTTATGACGCCTTCTTTGTCAACAAAAGCAATGTCTAAGGGAATGTACGTATTTTCTCCCAAAACTTAATTTTTGTGATGATCCAAATACAAATAACATACCATCGTTTTTAGCCATCTTTTTTACAAACATCAAACCTTTTGCTTGTAACTTCAGGAGTGTCAGCTATTTTAACATGTAAATTTATGGTACATTATTTATTGTCATAGTTATTCAAAATATTTTATTTTACTTATCTCAAGTGAGTTGCAAATATAATCATAAACATCATCTTCTACATTTATGGCTATTATATTGAGATCTGAGCCTTCTTCGTTTCTATCAATAAACCTGCTATTCTGCCTAATCCAGCTTTCAATATGCATCTTGTTATTGCTTTTTTCTGCAACTTTTACATTTTTTGCTCAACATCAACATCTATTTTCTTGCTTGAGAAGTTGTACTTAAATTGCAAATTGGAATCCTGAAATGTACGCATCTTCTTATCTTTGATATCATACCAGAACAATTGCTGTTCAATCTTTTTCTTTTGAACAATAGAGTTTTGTATTTCAAGATAAATAGTTTTCATATTTCATCTTATCGTACCAGCCAAGAAATTGATTATAACCTGCAGTTTTTTCCAAAGCAAAACTATTATCATTAAGTATCATTACCTTAAGTGAGGCTGCGCTTTTTCGGTTATTTTTATATATTTACCATGCTCTTCTATCAAACCAGCAGATATCATTTTTGTAATATCAGCATTTGGTAAATTCGATGGTTTTTCAAATTTCCTGTTGGCGGTTTTGCCAGAATTATTCCATAAAGAATATAAAAAGTCTCCGGTCTTGTCATTTTTCCCGAGGTTGTTATTTTTGACATTTTGTAGAGCAGGCATAATCTGCAATAACATGTCCAATAAAGATTGTTGTGCTGTCTTTTTCATTTAGTTCCTTATTCTGCTAGCTGGAAGATTCATTCCTGGCTTACGAAGTAACACTCTTATTTGATATTGCATATTTTCAAGTTCAGCAGCTTCGCCAGGAGTAATTGCAGTAAGAGAAGGTAATCGTAACAGTTTGAAATTACGAATGAGTTGCGTAACCATAGGATTCACAGGCGAATTGTAATTTTGCGCAATTTTTTTGATTGAAAAATAATTCATTTCCATAGTAAATTCCTGTGAGGATACGGATTTTCACCCTCTTTACCCCAAAGATATGGCTCATTCCTAATTTCACGCCAGTAGGTGCCATTATTGTTTAGTGGATCATTGTAGGTAGTAAAACCCTTAGTGTACCTTTATCTGTGATCGCAAATCTCTGCTTCTACCTCTTACTTCTTCATCAATCACTGACCAAGAAAAAACTCTCTTCCATAGGAAGATCAAGGTTGCTATAGGGGCCATGAACGCCTTTTGCTTCAGCCTTAAGCTTATCAGAATTTTCATATGCCAAAATAAGTGACCGCAAATAAAGATTTTTGGTTACTAAGTGGGTTAGCCACTCTATGGCTAACTTATATTCTATAACTTTTGACATCACATTATATGAAAAAGTATTTATATCAGCACATAAAGCCATGCATAGAATCTTTTCTATATCTTTATAATTTTCAAGACCTGGATATAAGTCTATTATTCTTTTCAAGCTTCCTGAAGTGAATTTATAAATATATTATCTACACCTTCGCTTGCTAGAGTTTCTTTGCAATTTCTATTTTTAAGCAAAGCTGCGAGATCATTCCATAATGTTTTGATTATATCATATGCTTTTTAGCTTTATTTTTATAATACTTACGTGCATCTTTTCAAATTAACAGTCAAAGAATCATTGATAGTAACAGAATTATTCTGCACTACTATATTATGGATAAGCAATTCTTTGGCAATTTCATTACGCAAATCCACTCCTTAGTTCACGATTTTATTCTTAGAACGCGCTACCATTTGTTTAGCACTAACTTTCTGGATATAAATTGGACCAATATCTAACGAGCTTTGCTTTGTCTCGCTTTCTCTTTTTTAACCCAATCTTTACTTACTTGTTTGCTGACAATTATTTTCATTTTGTTTTACTCAAAATTTGTTTCTCTTGAATAACTTTCTGCAATTTTGTAAGTTTTTCCTTTTTTGTTCTTTATCAACAAATTTAATGGCGTCCTGTTCTTCCGAAATTTCCTGATCCGGCGGCTATTTTTAGTATCTGACTTTTGTCATCAAGTTTTTTTGCTGGCTCATGAATATGCATGTTTGCTGGAACTTTCTGACTTTGCATCACTCTCTTGCAGAGATTTTGGATCCTTAGCAATTTCTTTGATATTAATAACTTCATCCCGCTTCCTTGTTTTATTCGCTTTCTTAGCAGTACTTTGTTTCGAGTTTTTCTGCGAAACTTTATTAATATCTTTTACGGGTACAACTCTGGTGATAAGACCCTCTTTGACAAAGCTCTTAATTTCCTCACCACCAAGATGCTTATTATCAATAAAAAAGTCTGCTTAGATCTTACGTTTTGCCCCCAAGAAAAACTTAAAGTACAATTAGCAAGATTCTTATATTCAGTTAAATAATTATCTACTTGCGAGTTATCGCCTTGCAACAAACCCATGCGAATAAAATTTTGTACTTCACTGTTTTTGAATTGCTCGTCAGTAAGATCAACTTCTGCGTGTGGCTTTGAAAACCCCATATACCCCTGGGATTACTAAAGAACCTTTTATATTTGGCGATACTTTAAACATCATATACAGCTCCTTAAATACTTCTTAATCTTACACGAAGGTCTTTCATTACGCCAACATGCGTATTGACATTATAAGGCTTTCTATCGTGTGGTTTGTCTTCGTTTTTATCGTCTAACATTCTTGTAACAGTACTATTTCGCCCTAATACTGAATCGCTACTAAAATCTCCACCCTGTCCTTCGTAATCGTCTTGCAAATCTATTCCGTAATCTGTGGTCAAACCCATACTGCTTGCGTTGCCCGTCTCAGATTGTGGCGTACCTTCAAATGTATCAAACAAAGGCACATCACTAGGCCACTCTTTGTTATTACTAAAAGAAGAACCTCCACCAGGCATGCCTTGACTTTCAGGAGGATTATGCCCAGGTCTTAGCTTATCTACAGTATCCTCACTACCAGGAACTCCAACTCGCTTGCGATATGGGTCTGTTCTCTCTGGAGCGTATGGATTAAAAGCTGTAGGTGGATCTCTTCTAGAAAATTTTTGCAAGTTAAAAGGGAACATCGGAACCTGATATCCTTGGGCCATCAATACTGTCCGCTTTTGCAACACCTTCGTTATTGGGTTCTTCATCCAAATTCGGTTCTTCATCCAATGGCTTACCTAGTCTAGATAACATCTGCGCCTCATCTTGACGCAACGGATCAACATCAACAGGATCAAATCCTTCTTTGGTTTTTACTGGGTCAGTCTCAGCCAATGCAACCAACATAGTTTCTTTATCTCTATTAATATTATTAACTAGCTCTTGTTCTTCGCTATTAATCTCTCTGTTTTCTGCACTTGCTTTTAAGTATATACCAAACAATAGCTTATCAGCTGTCTCAAGAGCTGCAACAATCTTTCTGTCTACTCTCTTATCTGGGAGACCAGCCTGATTTTCTATTGTAATTTTTTTGTTGGCATTACTTCTATTCTCATAAGCATCGCTACTAGATGGCATTCCATCAAGATTCTTGAATCGCATAGGATTTGAATTAAGCTGACTGCCCTCTTGTGGAACATTCACCAAAACTTTAGTTGGCTCACCATCTAATTGCTTGTTTACATACTTGTCCCAAAATAATGTATCTGCTTTCTTGTTTGCTTTTGAAAAAGCATTACGCCACTTCTGGTCATACGCTTCACTAAGCATATTTATAGGCATCATAAGATACTTATCATCACCATCGCTAAACTGCCTATGAGGGAAGAGTGAAGAATCACTATCAGTTAGTGATCCTTCTGTTATTTTTTCTGCTTTCTTAGCCTTTTTTACGTACATCATCAAGCATGGCCTCATGAGTTTGCGGGCCATTCTTTAGTTCGCGTCTATCTTTTTCTAGATAAGTATTAAAATTGCTTACATACTTTTCATTATCCAAAGATAAATTATATTTTTCATTCATTTCAGGCAGAGCGGTTGACAATGGCATGACGCTCTGATTTACTTTTGTGCTTTTTTCAAATTAAAACTCATTTTAAACTCCTCTACGGGGATAAGATGCCGTTTTTCTAAATCGTGAGCAACTTTTCCACCAGACCCAATTCCATAAGGCACGCCCTGCATAGATCTCCACACAATATCGTTATTACCATTTACTGGTAAATTAATCAATTTTCCTTGCGGCAATCTGTCAACTTCTTTTTTCAATACAATTATAACAAGCACCTGCTAAAGCGTCTACGATATCATCAGTTGTAACGTCTCCATCTCTTTTGGGGTATACTTTATATCCACTATTCAACCACTTTCGTTGTAAATTTTTCATTTCATTCTTTAGCAATAGATGATTAGGAATAAACAACTTCCTCTGAACAACTAATTGATATAAATTGTCATAAATAATGTTCTTATATCTTTTAGTAAACGGCGTCATCTTGGTAGGAACGCCTTTTTTACGTAATTTTTCAATGCTATAATGGCTATTAAAATGGTCATATGTCACAACTCCAAGACAAAAATCGAACGTTTAAACTTGCAACATATTCATCCACCTCGTCTATAAGTATTGGCCTATTAGGAGCAGGACTCCAGTATTTAATATGATCTACTATTATTCGCCAATCCTTTTTCATGTTCTCTTTATCAAAATATACCTCTTTGTGGGCCATTACAAGAGCGTAATTGTGACTAGATGTCGCAGGATCTAAATGTGCAAAATAATAAACACCAGCTTTTCCATGATCAATTAATTTAAGCAACTTGTCGTTGAAACAGTCCTCAACTGCTTCTTCTGGAAAAAGTTTTCACCAGAAGTACCTGAGGAATTCTGCACCAAATTCCATTCTGAATTTTTCTTCAGGCATACTTGGAAATGCAGCCATAAGGCCTTCTTTGCTCTGCATAGGGTTTACCTGCCATGTTGCAGCCTGACAAACTAATCTATGATCAACCTCTGCATGATTGACATACAAATCGTAAAAAATACCTTCTTTGCCTCTTGGCGTACTCAAACATATGATTTTACCATCATATATCTTATCTACAATCTGTTTATTATCCTTATCAAGTACTGGTTCGCCTTTATCATCAACTTTAGGCACTTCACGTACATATGTTTTTACTGCAGGGGCAAGAGAGTTAAATATCGCATCACCAGAAGATGCACCAGCCGTGTTTTTATAAAGTCCAATTTCGTCAAGCAACAAAACATAACATGATATACCTACTAGCGTGTCTGAGTTACTGTGACCGCTTTTGACAACTATACTCCCAAGATTTGGCGCGAAAACCTTTTGATACGAGTTCTTCGTTTCTCTTTCTATCTTCTGGTGTTAAGAAATGTATACCATCCGAAGTTACACCCTCAGGCAATATTTTATCTCTAAAATATTCGCTTTGTAAAACTTTATCTTTGATTTCGCGAAGAGAATTTTTGCTTGCAGAAGAATTTGCAATTGTTAAAATTGTGAATGGTGTAGCTGAACCCAAATTATAAATTTTATACGGATCTCCGCCAGGCAATTCTAACAACCTCATCGCTTCATACAACGCAATAATTGAACACAAAAATCTTTGCCTGAATTTTTTACGATGGAATCCCTGACAAACAAAATTTTGCAAATGCTCTTGATCACTAACTTGTAAGTCAAATACTCTTTTTCATCAATTGATAGATTTTATTTTAGAAAATGAAACTTTCGCATGTCTCTTTGACACTTTGCATTTTTTATAAGATTGTCTATTAGATTATTTATATTACTGTTTCTTCCTATAAATCTAATTTCATCAAGAAAAGTTTTTATATGTCGATATTTTTTAAACTCTAGACAATATGATAAACAATCATAATTGTAAAGTTTTCCTTCTGTCTTTATTTTAGTTTTTTGCTTTCTTGTTCTAATCGTTGCTATTATTCCGAATTTTTGCAACAGTGCTTGCACGGCCTGCACTTGCGATTTATTTATCGATGCAAAACCCACAGTCATATTTGCTTGGTTATTTTTTCTAAAATGATAAACCCATCCGTCACAGCTAAACAGGGATTTCAGATAAGCGGCCACAACATTCTTGGGGCAATTAAATAATGCACTTGGCACGCACTTGTTGTGACTCGTTTTACCCATAAGATCGTGCTTTATTAGAAGTTTTACAAGATCGTTTTTATCTCTTGTTGATATGTTTCTCTGCTTTTTTCTCATCAAAATAATTTAGAGTAACAAATTTTTTGGATCGTATTTTATAAGCATATTTTTTACTGTCAGCCTTAGTCCATGTATCCTTGATTAATTCGAGATTATCACTCAGATTATTCAAATGCTTTTACAAAATCTGCACGTATATCTTCGTTTTTTGCAGTAAAAAAAACTGCTGCTTGAGAACAACAGCCATCACCTGTTATATATCCTAATATAGCAGCTTCATCCTCACTAATTGCATTTGAATTGCCAAAAAATGGAATTGATTCGGTTATTGCTATTCTATCACCAGTATTTAAATCTTTACACTCGATCCATCCCCTGTCAGTAAGCATCGGATGATTGTCTGTAACTTCTATTTCATGCCCTGTAGAAGATGTAATCTTGTAAACACTTCTTCGACCCTGCGGTATGACGCCGCAATTGTCCATCACAACCATTTTGTTTTGCGATTCATCGTATGTCCAAGAAGATACTATTTTCTGTTCTTCCCACGCCTGTTTAGAAGTAAATTTCTCACCTGTTCTAGCATCAATCAAAACGCCATCTTCAGAAATACAATTGTGGCATATAAAACCATTTGCCACAAAATTTTGCAAGCTTTCATGTTCACTAACTTGAAGATCAAAAGTTCTTTTTGTACCTATTTTTTTGATTATTTTTACTGTCGCAAAAATTGGAGCTATCTAAATCATGCTCACCCTTAACATTCTGTTGAACAAGTTCGCTCTCATATGAATAATTAAGCAAACCAATTTCTTGTATAAATGTTTTAACATGCACATTTTTATCAATTGTAATAATAAAACTAGAACGATATTTATCGAGCTTATTTTTAATCGTAGCAAATATGCCAAACCTTGACAGCAGATGCTGAATATGCTTAGCTAACAAAGAACTGTAAACTTTTAGTTCTAGCTTTGCTGTAAACTTTTTCCTTGCTTACAAATAAACACTGCATCACTACTATATATTGCTCTCAAATATGTACTAATAATATTCTTAGATGAATTGAAAATACGCACAGGAACAAACTTTTTGACTTGGACTTTTGTTTTTTAATCCATTTTGAGCCAGTAAGTTTATAATATTTGTATCGTTGTCTAAATAATTTTTCATCGTATATAAATACGAGTACTTTCTTTCATCAAAAGATCGTATATTATGTTTATCTGCAAAATCTACAAGCATTTCTGTTTTTAGCGATTTCAAATTTGCTTTGAAATCATCATAAACAGCACCATCATACAGCGTTGTAGCTATATGTATACCCGTTGAATCAAAACTGTTACTGCATATATATCCTAATATAGCGGCTTGTGATTCTTGCAAATCAAAATTGTTACCAAAGAAAGGCTGTGATGCTGCAATAGCAATCTTATCTTTTATTTTTAAGTCTTTTGAGTTTCTTCCATCCCTTATTTGTAAGCATTGGATGGTTTTCAGTTGCTTCTATCTCGTGACCAGAGTCAGTTTGTATCTTATAAACTTCACGCATACCTTGATATATCAAGTTTGAATTTGGCATGAGAGTCATGACTTTGTTTTTTCATCAAATGTCCACGCATCTAATGTTGTTTTCCAAAATTCCATAAATCGCCCAATCTCCAGATTCTGCCTGTTTTGGGTTCAACAATTTCACAATCTTCACTAAGGCATCTACGACCCCATACTAAAACTAACTCTCTAAAATCATGCTTTGAATTCCATTTATCAATCAAGTTGCCTTTTTCAATAGAATTTAGAGAGTTTTTATTGATGAGATCAATATCTTCCTTACTAAGCGCAAGGTCTTCGTTACCTTGACTGCCTCTGTAGAAGCATTTTAAGAACTAATTTTTGTAGATCAAATAGCTTATATGGAAGTCCCAAATACTTTTTGTTATCCACAAACTCTAGGATACTAGGTATTTTTGTCAAAGACTTGCGAATCGTGCTGTATCTTTTCGCGAAGACCTTTGAACAATAGATTATCATTAGTTTTTTTATTTTGTTTATCCTTAGCCATTTTTATCTCAAATCAGAGCCCTGCTTATATACGTACCAGACATTCCCGCCATCAATACTTATAAACTTTAATATATCTACAGCCCCAGCCGTAGCACTTAAACTTATAGAAGCAGCACCAGGAGTTTTAAACGTTCCACTGAAATTTAATGAATGTCCTCCGGTAGACTGCGCCACCAATAAAGTCAATTCAAATGCTGCATCGTCATTCAAATTTGACAATATACTAAAGTAGTATTTCCTGTCAAAGTAATTTTTTGCATGTTTCCAGCAGCTTGTACTTATTTGATATGTTGTAGCAATAGATCCAGCATTATTTGGTTTTATAAAATAACAATCTAATAAAGGCTTCTTGCAACTTGCTTTGTTGAAATCTACTGCAAAAGACGTTTCGCTTATTTGCATAGTTGTTTTGTGCCATTACCGCTATACAAGAATCGCAAATCAGAATCTATACCTAAATTTGAATTATTCAAATAAAACAAATCATTATAAGATTGTGCTGGAGTTTTGCTGCCAAGATTATTGCTCATGGTTTTCCTTTTTACAAATTAACCCAACCTATGAATTGATACTCCAAATCTATATCTGCCCAAGAGATTGTACAAATCGCCAAACCTACCTTTTGAGTCTCCTACTATAGTAATCGGATAACCAATCGACTCGGATAGAACTGCATAAGTAAGCGGCACTGATATATATTGATCTATAAGAAATTGGTCTATAGTTTGATAACCATAAACAGAACCATACTGTGTTAATATATGATCATTTAATGATCTAATTGCATCAAAAATGGTTCTAGCATTATTAAAATGCTCAGTTATAATTAATGCATAGCTTTTTACTATACAATGATCAAGATCTATTCTTCTTGTTGCATCAGTATTTACATTTGCCTTCTGTAACTCCGTATGCATGTTATATAAATACTTGAGACTCGTGAGGCTTAGATCGTAAGCTTCAGATATAAACTCAGTTACAACGCGATAGTCATATGTCCCAATTCTACCAGTTACAGAAGTCATATTATTTTCCAATTAACGATATATAATCATTTCAAAATAACGCCAATCAAATGATTGTAACTCATCTATCTGTCGAAATCTAAACCAATAATATTCGCCTCTTTGCAACAATTCTGTGTCTTTGCAAACGTATTTTATTTTTTGCCCTACAAAATTACTTGTTATACCATTTGCAGAGAATGGCTTGTAATTACCATCCAAGATCTTCAAAATACCAATTCTGTACATCATCAAAAGTTTTCTTAATGAATATCTGTTGTCCCAAATCAAAATCATCGTAATATTTTGCTATCTCCAATTCCAAGATTGTAAAATCTAAAATCACCAGAATAATGTTCCAAATCAGCAATAAATTCCCATGAACCTATTGTTCTTATATTTTCCAGCAGGTATAACAGCCTCATAATTGGCATCTATCTGCGTTTGTAATATAATATCGCAAATCTTATTTTTAGTGTAACTGAGATAATCTCCAATTGTCGTGTAAGTTACATCATATTGTTTTCTATTCAGATCTGTAGCGTAGTTGAAAAAATCTTTCACTACACGATAATAATCTGATCTCCAAGAAGTATCGTTGTACTTAATATAGAGATCATTAAATGGATATAATAAATCCTGAAGTACTTGAACGTCTGTTCCTCTTGCAATTTTGTTTCGCAAATTTTTTATTACATTACTTCTTCGATTATCAAAAATAATTGCTTTTGCAAGAATATCTTCCATATTCTGCCAAGACGTATCGATTGGCAAAAGATTAGATGTTTCAAAAGCTGTTGGAAACTGAAATACTTGCAAAGGGTCGCCAAAACAACAGAGGCTACTATCTAGATATGGTTGCATAAAGAAAAGCCTCGCAACGTCGCTCCTCTATATAATGTATCCATAAAGGAGTTGGACGTAAAAATTCTTTGGCGTCGTCAGCCTTCATACTACCAGCTGTAGCTATATAATCACTACGCAAAGCAAGAATAGGCCAAGTTCTACCAGCTATATTACGAACTGTTCTTGCTCCATCACTGTCAGCATTATAGAAAAAACCTCTTATATGCGCAGTTGTCTTAAAAAAACTTGTTGATCCTCTGTTGATTCCCCATCCCCAATAAAATGAGTCGTCTGACAAACCTGAGAAGAACGGATCGCGATTGGCAGCAATTTGTACTGTTTTTCTTACAGGCGACCAATTCTACCTATAGTTATTTCCAAATTCAACTAAATCAGAAGTATATGATGAAGCCCCACTATATGTATAGTTAGAATATGCGTCAAGATAAAAAAGCACCACTAGCCAACAATCTTGAGTTTGTATTTTCTATGTTTTCCTAACCACCTTTCCACAACTGAATATTGGTCCATCTATTCTGCTACAAATCATAAAATTTATAGCATCGTCATCATTGAATCTTTTGAATATCTGTCTATTATATATTGGATTTGTATTATTTCTTGCATAGCTAGATTGCATTCTACTCAGTCTACTTGTAGCTGAAACTATATTTTCACCATCATAGAAACCACCAGGAACGAATGGCATCAACACAAAACCAAAAACATTTCTATTCACAAGAGTTCCGCTATTCATTGCTGCAAATATTGGCAACTCTACTTGTGTCTGAAAATCTGTATAATTTGCAAGTATTTCAACGTTAGAACATGGTATGGGTACTAACTGGTCATTATCTAAATTATGCAGTTTCTTATATTTTTGCGCAAAGAATAACTGTCACTGTCGTTATTGCGATATATACAAATTAGATTTTCTTTTGCGAAATTGCCCATTTATAATTTTGCCTAATATATAGATTATCGTACTAAAAAAAATACCATAGAATATATCTATGGTACTAAAAAAACATCGTTTTTACCTTTAGACAGAAATCAAGTTCCTGTCGATCCAAAACCACCAGTCCCTCTATCAGATTCAGTCAAAGTATCTACTATTACAAAATTCGCTTCCTCAGTTTTCCTAATTACTAATTGTGCAATTTTGTCACCTTTTTTATATTTATTGTAAATGTCTGGAACAATTAAATAATCTTCATTATTAACTTCTGGTGCTATTGCTCGCAAGACAGCCTTGAATCTTACTAAAATTTCTCCTCGATACCCATTGTCAACTAAACCAATAGAATTTGCCAAAACTAGATCATATTTACTAATGCTGCTTCGTGGAAAAATTTCAATATGATAGCCTATATCTGGACATACACTCAGGCCAGTTCTATATTGTATAAATCCTTCTTTGCTTACAACGCCATCATCAATTGCAACGATATCGTAACCAGCATCTGTTGCATTTGCTTTAGCAGGAATAACTGCATCCTCTGACAACTTCTTTACTTGTATATTCATCTCATTCTCCTTAACCACACTTTGATCCGCCGCAATCCTTGCAAGTCAAACATCCTTCCATTCTTACGACATTCGCTCCGCCGCATGAAGAGCATTGAGAACCGGTAACCTTAGTTCCATCAGCTATATACTTTTTCAAAACTCTAGCCATAGCTTTACCAAAATTAGTCATGTCTCCCGGCGACTTCTCTAGCTGATCAACGATAAATGATATGTCGGAACCATGCCTCAAAGCCAAACTAATCATGCGTGTGATAACTGCCTGTTCGTCAGTAAGTAAATCGCAAACATTTTCAACCTTTGACCCGTCCTCTGCATGCAACTCGTAATGTCCTCGTTTATTTTTGGTAAGAGTTCCTTTCTTTAGTGTTGTGATGCATCCGTTCTTACCCGCAAATACTTCGTACGGATGACCCTCAAGCATGCTAACAAGAACAAAGAAATCTTCACCACGAGATTTGATATGATGTATATCACAATCAAGAGTCTTGGGTCGCTTTGGAGCATTCGTCTTAGTAAGCGATTCCTTCTTCTTTTCAGTGTTTGATACAAGAACGCCAGTGCGACATCCGTCACGATATACAGTAAATCCTTTGCAGCCAGCCTGCCATGCTTTCATGTAAACTTCTGCAACAACTTCTTGCGTTGCTTCGTTAGGCAAGTTACATGTTTTGCTAATAGCGTGATCAACCCATTTTTGAGCAACGCCCTGCAAATCTACGCTAGCAGCCCAATCTACGTCGTTGCTTGTTGCCTTGTAATAAGGTGACTCCTTGTAAAATTCAAGATCTTCGGCAGTTGCTATGTTCTTAATTTGATTCGTCTGGAATTTCATATCCATTAGCGTCCATCCACGCCTTGAATTGATGATGGAATACTGGGAATTCTTGCCACTTATCTCCGTTCTGATCAACAAAATCAACTCGCACATTCTGGCCATCACCGGGATTTATTTTCTTACGACGCTTGTAGAAGACTAAATATGCTGGCTCGATACCAGAGGTGGTTTGGCGTAACTGTTGATACAGAACCCGTAAGGCGCAGTTGTTAGGTTAGCGATATTTCTGCGACCGTACTTGCTATACAATTCATATACATCTGGTGCGGCATCCCAAATTCTTTGCAAATAAGGATGATTCTTTTCAAGCTTGTGATCAAAAATAGGGAATGCACCACGATCTTTGCCATCTTGCAACTAGAGCGATAAGAACCAACAGCAAGACTCTTATAAATCATTTCTGTAATCTCAATGCTCTCTTTGCTACCATATCGGACATTCAAAGCAGCAATAGCGTCACCTAGAGCAGTAATTCCAAGTCCCGTTCTACGCCCCTCAATACATGCCTTGCGTATGTTAAGCCACAACTCTTTTTCAACCAGTTTTACTTCATCAGATTCTGGATCGCTCTCTATTTTAGCTAATATTTTAGCAATCTGCTCTAATTCAAGGTCGATCATGTCGTCCATGAGTCTCTGTGCAATTTCCGCCATTTGCTCAAGTTTTTTGATAATTAAACTTGGCATTTTTGTAAATTTATCTGTCTACAAAACTCAACAAATTAACGCACATAAGCCGGCACGAATCTCTAGGACTTAAGATGATTTCGCCACAATTTTTGCTGCAAATCATATGCCATTCTTTTGCCATCTTTTTCATTTGACCAACCACCCATGTAGTAGTTATTAAATTCATCAACTGTACCATTATAGACAATATCTTTGCCTAGGTATTCAACAGATTGGACACGATGATTGTGCTGCAAAGCTGCTGCTTTGAGTTCGGAAAAACTATAAAATCCGTTTTTAGTTCGCAATCTAAAAGATATCTTTTGAGTTCTACACTCGTTTTCCCACTCCTTAAGCAAAGGCTCTCGACACAAAGCCTGCTTGAGTTTTGTATAGATATCTAACTTGTCTTTTTTGTTTTTGTTAGCGTAATTATGATACGTTGCATTTATTGATTCTTTTCTGCGAATATTTACATTAGTAGTATTGTTAAGATAAATATTGCTGCAGCTCAGGCTACATACAGATTGCTCTCTATTGTAGTAATTTACAGCGTATGAATTTTTGCAGCATTTACAATTCTTGATTACATAAACTTCAGATCCTTCGATGTAAGCTTCATAACCTTGCTCGATAGCCTTTCGATGAGTTTTAACTAAACGCGGATCAATATCGATATCAGCAAAATTGAGAGCAAGAGCACATTCCTTTGCTAAATCCAAAATATTACCCAATTCAGAAGATCGATATGCGGTAAATGTTTGTGGCAAGTTGTTTTTCTTTGCGTACTCAATCCACTCAAGATGTGAAAATCTTGCTCCAACTTGCTTAGTAAGAATCATTGCGTGTTCTCTAATTTCATCATTGGTATAATTTTTGCGTTTCCATTTTTATCATTACTACAAGCCTCAGACATTACTTGTGAGTAAGCGGCAAATCTTTCTTTATCAGATTTGATCTTGTAGATGGGGGTTCGCTAATCCACGAATCATGTTGCCGTGATACTGTGCATGAGCATCCTTGTGCATGCTTTCTAAATTGCTCGGGTTATTATTCTTAGGATTATGATCCTTATGATGCACATGATGATGCTTAGCTACTGGCCCATAATGATGTTCGAACACGTAACGATGCTCTGACTTTTTAAAATTAGAATTACTATTAGCGAGTATATAATATAAAAGCTTATTGTTTGTAGACTTTTGGGTTGAGAATGCATCTACTATTGTTGACTCAGAATTTTCTTGCAATGTGCAAGCTGTCGCCATGTTTCAAATTTTTTACTTCGACGAAATCACCAGTATTCAATAGCACTTTATGGTTGCCAGTAGTTTTAAATTCCGAACCATCATCCAAAACAACTTTATAAACATCCTCACTATGTCCAGTTATTCTTGGGTTACGCATTGTCCTTACAGCAATCCTGCCTTGATGATCGCAACAATAAACAGGCACATCTAAGCCTTCTTCCGCAAGCTTTTGTATTTCAACGAAACCACGTCCATCAGCGACAGCAATCTTGGTGTCACCCGTTACACAAGGATTAGTTGCTGTCGATGCGAAACCAAAATCCTTATAAATATCAGATGGGGTATACTTCTGAGCGGTATCCCAAAATAAGCAGATCCTGGCTCGGCTGATTCCCAAGCAGCATGTATAATTTCTTTCCACAACTCTACTGCATCAACTTCTTGCCGCACTTTTGGATTGCTGGAATTTACTGGCCAACGTAATTCAACTTTGCTCTTATTCTTGACTGCATTCATAAATTCATCAGACAAGCGTATAGATATATTTGCTCCAGTGACTTTAGTTTTATCTTTCTTAATATTGATGAATGTGCGTATCTCAGGATGATGGCAAGATATTGTTAGCATCAATGCCCCACGACGACCATTTTGCGCAACCTCACGGCAAGTATTACTAAATCGCTCCATAAATACGCCAATACCATCAGTAGTACGAGCTGCGTTCTTAGTAATGATTCCTTTCGGTCGAATGTGGCTGATATCAAATCCAACACCACCACGACGCTTCATAATTTGAGCTTGCTCTTGGTCTGTTTTTAATATTCCACCATATGAGTCTTCAGGCGATGGTATCACGAAACAATTCGAACAGCTCTGTATTTGATAATCATTTCCAATAGCGCTCATAGGTGAGCCTTGAGGAATTATCCACTGGAAATCCTTGAAATAGTTGCATATTTCTTCTTCACTCAATGCATTGCTATAATTCTTTTCTATTCTCGCAAATTCTTTTGCTAATCTTCTGTGCATTTCGTTTGGCGTTGGTTCTAAAATATTACCATTTTGGTCTCGCATAGCATACTTGCTTACGAAGACACTGGCTGCTAAATTGTCTCCGTCAAAATATTCTAAACTCATTTTCATGGCCTCTTCATGAGTGTAGACGCTTTGACCTTTAGCTATATCTTGATTAGCATTTGCGAACGTTGTCATATTCAATTTCTCCATTTTAATTTATTGGTAAACAGTATTTTCGGCTAAAAAAAATTCGTTCCTTCGACAATTATTTTTTTATTATTTTTGTGATGTCTATATGTGTGTTTTTATATTTTTATTCAAATATATTAGTGTTTTGTTATCTTTCGTCTATATTTTTTATTTTTGCTTTAATAAAAAATAATCAAATGATAGTAAATATTTACTCTTTGATGAAGGAGTTTTTTTCCTTCTGTTTCTTTTTATTTTAAGGTTTCTTTTTAGCCTTCTAAAAATTGGATTTGTTATGTATAGATTTTGCATTCTATCTTCATCGTCGTATTCTTCATAACCATCAGAGTAGTTGTAATCGTTCATATTTCACTCAAATTATCGTAATTTCCAATGATCAATACAACAAGCAACACTGTCAATAAGAAAAAATCATTGATCCACCCAACCGAATGGATTACCATCAAGAGTAATAAACTTCATCCACGACTTTGGAACATTTACGGTAGCCAACCTTGCAAATCTAGCAAAAATTGGACTCCATTTTGGTCTTTCAGGCTTTCTTAAAAGCTTTAAACCTGCTTCTTCGGGGGTTCTGTCTGCTTTTTTAGCATTGACTTCAAGCGAGCACATAACAAGATTTTCCCAAGTACTTTTTCCTCCTCTACTACGAGGAAGTATATGATCAATCGTTCCTGTTTCATAAGTGATTTTCTTACCTGAATATTGACAAGTATAATTATCTCTAATAAGTAGAATTTCTACGTGTCAACTCTAACTTCTCGCAAAGGAAATCTTTCATATTCTGTGAGCACTATAACTTCTGGAACTTTGATTATAGTTCTTGAGGTTTTTATATGCTTGTCATGAAGAGACACTGGAATTTGCATCCAATCTTCAAAATTGAATAAACTAAACGTTTCAGTATCCAGAATAGAAGCTAAGCCTAGCATTGTTTTGCTAATAGCTTTCTTTACTGGAGTGATTGATATTGGTATCCAACTTTTGTTAAGAACAAGAGTTGGCAAACACATGACGCTTTTTTCTTGCAGCATATCAGGTTTCGTATGGTATTTGCAAATTGTTTATAAAAGAATTTATAAATCTTGGACTAGATCTACAACATGTATTTTATTTTACCGGCATATGAGGAAACTACCGAACTCATACTTTTTGCAACGTCTTCATACATAAGACCGCCTATACCGCATCCTAAACCACATAAAGCAATAGATCTTACATTATTTTCTATGGCTAATTCCATAACTTTTTCTGTCAATTTAGGAACAACACCTATAGAGCATAAGCTTCCTGGATAAGTCATAGTAACTGCGTGATAAATATATTTGATTCCTCTACGCTTGAGCAAGCCAGAGTCTGTCGTGTAAACATCACCAGTTTGAAACGGACCTTTTTCAATGATAACTTGCTCTACAATATCGTGTATGTTGGTACCATTTTTATCATTACTTTGACCTGCGGACCTTGCTATCGCTCCCGCTACTCCTGCCCCATAATTCCCAGTCCATTGGCTGCGCTGACAATTGCATCAATATTCTCAACTTTTGTAATATCACCAGCATACACTTTCATTTCTATTCCTTACGATTGCAACATAGATTCTAAGTTAGCCATGTACTCGGGATTAAGCTGCACTCTTCTGTAATCTTTCAATTATTTTTGTATGCATCTGACTAATTCTTGATTCACTGTAACCTATTCTATCAGCAATTTCTTTCATAGTCATATTTTCATAATAATGCATATGAATTATTTTTCTTTCGATTGGGATAAAATTGCGTCCCATCAATTTTTTAAACATTTCTTCCTTCAAAATAGCTTCTCTAGGTGAATCATCAAAAGATCTTATGCTTTCTATTTGTATTTCTTCAAATTCGTTTTCATCAGAACTATTAGTTGCATAAATGCTTAAACAGCCAACGGGGTTAGATTTAGATTTTATTTCTAAAAATCCTCAACCGTCATGCTCATATATTGAGCAAGCTCTTCGTCAGTTGGAATTCTACCAAGATCTGTTTGTAGAGCTTGCGTTGCTTTTTGTATTTTACTATAACGCTGCCGAACCAAACGAGGCACCCAATCAACTTTTCGTATATTATCTAAAATCGCACCACGTATACGATGTATAGCGTAGGTTTCAAATTTAATATTTAAAGTAGGATCAAATCGATCGACGGCATGGAAAAGTCCATCAGTCCCCCATTGCACAAAATCATCATAATCTACCTCTTTAATTTTTTTGCCATGTTATCGGCAACTTTAAATACAAGGTGATAATAAAGTTCTAAAAAGAAATTCCTTTCTAACTGATACTGGGGATCATCTTTTTTGCAAACGATTCTAGTTTCACAAAACTTCATCCAACGCATTTTGACATCTTCGGTATTCTGCATTTTTACTCCTTATTTTCGACGTGCAAGCATAGATGCCATGTTTTTCACATGTACATTTAAATTTTATTAGTTATCTTTTTTTATGCCACTGATGGAGCTATGCCAATGTTGTTTATCTTTTTAGCTTTATTTCTTATTTTTCTTACAATACTCATGGTACTATCAGACTGTATTACATGGGCTACTCCGGGCAAAACTTTATTTCCAAATATTTTTTCTCTCGAATCATTTGGTAAAAATGTTTTCACAACTTCTCCAGTATGTACAAGCTCACTAACTGCCTTATCTTGAGTCTTGATTTGCCAAGCCACGTAAATCACTGCTATTACAAAACCTATACCAAGCAAAACTAACGCTATCCAAGCAATATATTGCACATATATTGAGACAGCAACTGATACGCCAAGTGTAACTAGGCAACCGGCTGCTATAATAAAAGCTGTAGGCGTTTTGAAGAAAGCACCTATAACAAGACAAGCACCTATACCCACAACACAACAAACACTTATCCAAGCCATCATGGTTTTTAACAATTTTTGATTTGAACTTTCAAGCTCTTTTATTTTTTCTTGTAATTTTGCAATCTCGACCTGAGATTTCTGCGTAAAAGCAGTATACTCTTTTATTAAATTTTGTTGTTCTTCTAACTGAGTTTGCGTGTCTTTAAGTTTTTCTTCTGTAATTAAAAGAGTTGTTTTGTCATTCCGCAACCCTTGTGTTTCATCTTTTATGCCTTTGATATCGACTGCTATATTTTGTTTTTCTTCATCAGTTGATTTGTTTTCTATTGAATTTGTGTGTTTATCTATCGTATCGGCTTTTGCTCCTATACCAGATGCTACTTCACTTATCGTTTTGGATACTTCAGCTATTTTCTCTTTTTCTTTTTCAACGTTTGGTGTTTGCGGATTTTTTGCATTTGCTTTCTGAACAGAACTACAGGAACTCATGAAGACTACTGCAGACAGTAAAAAACAAACAACAATTGTATAATGACAAATTTTATTCGAGATCACGGCAAGAGTCCTTTCTATTGTTACTTAGTGACTTTTTCACATCATAAGTTATAGATTAAAAGTCACAATACTTGAAGATTCGCTCATTACCGATATACGTTGTTTTTGAGTATAATCCTACTTTTGTATTCTTTCTTTTTGTTTTTGGTTTTGAAAATCCAAAAAGATGTCTAATCATATTATTTTAATTTTATGAAGTTTACTGTTTTTGCGATGTTTCTAAGGAATTAAGAAAATCTATAACAAACCAAGTAAAACCCAACGTTATAATACCACTAAAAGGCCACATGAATATGTTTGTATACAAGAAATATAAAACAATTTCTCCAATTAAGGTTGTCCAAAAAGATGTGCAAACTGTGCAACTAAGCATATTTTTAAGGTTGTTATTGATTTTGCCAAACAACCATATTATTGGTTTTTTAAAAAAAATAACTGGCCAATCGTCGCCTTTTTCCACAATAAGAATTGCTAATGAAAATCCAAATAAAACAGAGAGAAAAACATGTACTAATAACGCCATTTTACAATCTCCTTGAAATCATACATGTAACGATAGCTATCTATGTATGACAATATTTCATCAAATCCACAAAACTCTTTTTTCTTGTTAACTGTTGATATTATGAATATGTATTCTTCATCGTATAATATAAAATCATGCTTTATATTTCTACTAATCAATAGATCACTAATTAAAAAACTTTTTACATCTACATTCCCATAGAAAATGGCCGAATACTCACTCATGCCTTTTTTTTATTTTGCTTCGTTGCATTCTCAACTGCTGATTGAATTATTTCCCACGCCGTTTTTCCGGCTGGATTTTCTTGATCAAATAGAACCTGATTGCTTTTGGTAATAATCATCGCTATTACAGTAACATACAAGAATTTATTTTGAGATTCAGTTATGCTGTACTTTTCCAAAAACCCCCACTCTACAAGTTCGTTATAAATTTTGAGAACTTCTCCTCCGATTGCTCGATCTGGTCTTTGCACGCTTCTTTAATTTGTTCATACATAATTACAGCTTTATCTACTGCCTTCATTTTGGAACTAAGTGTAATAGCCATAAAAAGCCTCCAGTAATTCAAAGTATCGTCAATTATTAAATTGACAATTTTGAAAAAAATCCTTCCACCAACTCCAAGGTTAGGAAACTTTATTGTCGTATACAAATATATGAATAATACATGTTACAATCGAAAACTTTGGATGGTACAAAAGGCTTCTTTTCAAGATTTTTGCAATTAAAGAGGCTGATTTCAATTGGAAAGGCCCAGCGGCTGCAGCCGCAGGAGCCGCAGCAGGAGCGGCTGCTATTGGCTTAGGATCATTACTTTACAACCCCACACCAACCAAAACACCTACGCAAAAAGTTTCGCCTTACACTCAAATAGGTCCTACGCATGAAGAAGACAATACTACTTCTAAATTGCAAAAGTATCGCCAAACGACACGAGTAAACAACAGTCTGTATCAGAGAAAATAAAGCTACGCCTAATGATAAGGAATCAGACATGGACGCCATCATGTACGCCATACATATGATGGAATCTTCTGGTGGAATAAATAATAAACCTAGACACGAGCCTGGTTTTCAAAAAAGATATGTAGAAAAATGTCTCACAGACAAGAAATTCCAAACACCACAATATCAATTTCGTGCGTGATTTAGTTAAAAAGCACGGTAAAAAAGCAGCTGCAACAAGTTACGGTCCCTATCAAGTTATGCTTTTTGAAGCATGGAGAATTGGCTACAGAGTATCTCCAGAAGAACTTTCAGATCCAGTAAAATCAAAAGAAATAGCTAAAGCCTATATTAAAAATACCTCATCCGGAAAGACTCCACCAAATATTTTTAAAATACAACGGAAGTCCCAACTACGCGAAAAAAGCCATGACATATTATAATGCCTACAAGAAGAAACAATAAAATCAAGATGTTTTTTGTCATTGATTGCTTTTGCTATATAAGCTGCTGCTAATGCATCACTAGTCCTCTGTGTAGAACTTCTGAAAAATTTATATCTTCTCTTAACAAAACAGTTTTAATACTGCATTTGTCAACAATGCCGTGGTTTCCCGTGTTTTTGCGTAAATATTTCTTAAATTACGATGCTCGCCAAATGGAAAATTAATATTTTGACGCACACAATCATTATTGAGGCATTTTAAATCCCAATCACCCCAAGTAAACCATATGCTGTTGTTTGTTTTTATATTATACGTATTATCAAAATAAAATATAAACTGTTCGATTACAATACTTAGATAATTTGCTTCGTCTATATGTTTTTGCTGTATTTTAGTAAGTTTCTTACAAAAAGGGAGATAAAATTGAATTTACTTTTGGTTTTACAAGACTTACTCCATGATTGTAAAATTGTAAAATTATCATCACACAAAACGATGCCAATATCAATAATTTCGTTCAAATCTTTTTCTTACTCACTTCCCAGCACGTAGCTTCAATATCCACAAAGAAAAACATAAAAATTACTCAATAGACTTTTGATACTCTAATAATAGATTATTAAGATCGCATTTGCGATTTTCCTCTACAAAGTGATGTCTATACTAGTTGCCAGCCTACAAAATTACCCTTGTATTCTTTAGATGCGATACAGGCATGCTCAGCAGGTGACCACTGCATTCCGCTTGAAGCTAATGCATCGTGCGGCTCTATATCTTTTTCAACATTTATTTCACCAGTAATCGTAAGATAAGAGACGTTCTAGCAGCTCTAGCAACTGCAACTTTAAGTTTCGTTTGCAAAATCATAAACCGCATCTATCTGATCTCCAAATGGTAAATGCCATCAGCCTGCCCCAATCACTTTCTTGAAGCTTATTAGATAAGTACTCTTGTAACATTAAAAAAGCAAGATGCTGAAACTCAGGTTACGCGTCATATGCAATCTAAGTGAAGAAATTTTCCCACTCAGTAGCGGTTACCAACGTCGTCATCCACATGTAGGGCTCTAAAATACGATTTACGACCTGCTTGTGAAGCCCAGCGTCTTTCAGCTTATTTGCATGCTCTACAGCCGATCGTACTGCATTTATCCAAGAGTTTTCTATCTTCTGCTTCAGCGTCACAAAAGAAACCGTGATCTTGCATGCTGCTTTTTCCATTTTTGCCCCAACGGATAGGCGTTGCAGGATTAATACTTACTTGTTCTATAATTTTTTCAATGGGGAATAGCTCTACTACTTGCAGCGTTACGACTGAAAGCTCTATGCGTCGATATATTTCGGAGTGTATAAACCTTGGATATGTTAACAGAAAAGTTGTTACTCTGTTGTTTTCGGGATTTATGCTATCAGCAATAATCTTAGCTTCAAAGTTAGCCATTTTACTCTCCATAACTAGTTTGATTTGATTTGAATAGATATCGTCTAATAAAATCAAGCTTTCCTTACTACCACAATTGTCTTACAAAAACCACAAAAAGAAAAGGTTGACGTAAATTTTTTCCGAAACTACAAATGTAACTACTTTAGAAAGATATTATATGAAATGGTACGAAAAGCAATTCCAAAGATTAAAGATATAATTCCATCAATCACAGAAATGTGTAAACATATACATAAGCTTCCTAATGTTAAAAATGTTTATGCTTGGAGAATTTTGCTGAAAAATATAAATTCTTCAGAATCAAGAATTAAAAGATATTGACATTCTTATAGAATCAAATTTCGATTCAGGTAGATCTTTTAGTCCATAGACAATAGTAATACCAGGTGCTTTAAAAATTGCAAAAAACAAATTAGAAGATTTAGGTTCAATCCTGACTGCTGTGAATTTTACCAAATCGTTATTGATGAACAAAGTAGCAACAATTGAAATTTGGGCTATTTCAGCTGACAATAAACTATTGCATTGGGGTCCTATATCAGAAACGCTAGAAGACTGGAATCAGCTTAAAGAAGCTGAAACAAAAGCAATAAACATGACTGGATCTCAACAAAAAGAAATCTTACAGTCAAATGAAGAAAATCGTAAAAAATGGCAACGAATATATGAAAACCATATTCAAGAATTCTCCCAAGGATGCCCACAAGGATGGTATGCCTCTCAAAATAATATAGATAAAGTAATTGACAAAGCTGTAAAACTTTTTTGAGTTAAAAAAAATCTAAGTTATTATCATTATATTGATCATCGTTTTTGCAAATAAATAACTGTCTCCAATCTAAAAGCATAGATTCTTCATTTTCCTCGTAAATATAAAACAAAACTTCATCATTTATGTAACTCGCTAAGGTTTCATAATCCATGTATTGAGATGGCATTCTCAATGGTATTCTCTGTGATTCTGTCACCAAAATAACCTCTCATAAAGGTTGTGTACAATAGTAGAATTAGCAGATCCAACAAGGCTATATCTATCTTTATCAATAGTTTCTTCACGAATATTGATTAAATTTTGTACAAATGCTTTTTGTGTTTTGTTCATGTAATTACTTCCAATGTCTTAATTGTGTATATTGTTTTTTCCATAATAAATACTCGAATTTAAATTTATGTCGATTTTATAAAAAAATGAGCTATTTATAGTTTGTAAATATTTTAAAATCAACTCAAAATTTAATAGCAAAAATAATTCATGATATAAACAACACTAATACTATTTTCTATAGGCAACAAAAATATAAATATTACTAAGTGTGATAATTCTGTGATAGAAACACAATAACAATATATCTACTAATTTTTATCTTATAAACAAAAAAATGATAATACTATTGACAATACTCGTAACGAAAATTTATTTTCAACCCAATTCTATAGGTAGCAAATATGAATTCCGTAGTTTCAGAAAGAGCCAAAACTAGATAAAAATCAATTCACTCACAAAATTGTTATTGATTGTAATCAAAAAACTGTTTTACAGATTGAAAATCTTTGTAGATATTTTGAATTAACTCCAAATTCTCTTATTTTGCGAGGTCTTTGGATGTTGAATATGATTAAGGAAGTAGAATTATCTAATAAAAAAATCGGTATCATCACTTTGGATAACTCTAATATTGTAACTGATATATCACCAATAAATATTGTTTGAAATCTCAATATTGTCTTATTTAAAATATCAGATATTCCTAAACTTATTTGTTATGAGAATTATATAAATATCGATTGTAAATGTAAATATAAATATAATAAAGAGTTGAAAATATTCGATTATTCGCAAACTCCTTCGTCGTTTGCGGAATACGAACTTCTCCGAAGACTCCGAAGTTCATATTCTTTGTAAAATCATTTCTTTTGTAAAAGTCAAGTTACATTTATTTTGGATATTGGATATTTGATATTGCGCTTACGCCGCACTCCCTTTCAGCCGGAAAGAATTTTGAGGAAAAAACTTTTTCTGGCCGAAAGACAATTCCATGCGATATGCATGAAACGCTACTAAGTCGGTCTTCTTAAGGTCGGCGTTAATACTTAGTTCTCAATCAGTCACACCGTCTCTTTTACGCTATCACAATAGAAAGGGAGCAACTATGGTGAACGCTAGACTTAATTACTTAAGTCATCATAGAGTATAAAGTAAGATATTTTATCTTTATACACCGCTTGTCAAGCAGTCTAGTACCTAGGCTCTAGACCCAAGCCTCGTCAATATTAAATGGTTATTGACCGACTCGATAAAATATGATCGAAACTGAGCAAATATCTACTCATGGAATCTGTTTGATCTACAGATTCGACCATATTTTTTGTTAAACTTTAATGATTCACTTTAACGAATTGCAAGGGAGATTCTTTTTCACCTTTTTTATCGTCACAAGAGCAGCATTTATTAGTGCAAGATTTTATTTCTTTATTATTCTGATAGAATGGCATGTGTTCGTCATCATCGTAGTATGGCTCGTTATTTTCAAGATTTGTCATAGTTGCTCCTAATAAATTGAGTGCAAACGAGTATTAGTTCTTCAAAACTTCGCATCTTCCTTTTCTATATCGATTTTTTTGTAAGGCAACGATGAAATTCCAATGCAAACGTCCCAGACATACTCAGATACGAAATATTGCATTATTGTAACTTCTACGCCAGTCTTTCCTGTAATTGTTCTGTAACTCGTTATAAGCCTATCAACAAGAACGTCTACTTCTTCTGGGCTCGTTATCCTATATTTTTTAAGAGGATACCTATAAGCTGGTATAAGACCCCTTTTGAGGAAAAAAATATCTTTCGATTTGCTTCTGTAATGATTTGCAAAAAAATCTGAATCGTTTTCTTGCAAAACTAAAAGCTCGTTCACGTTGTCGTCAAGATTCGTTCCGCCAAAAAAATGTTGAGTAACAACTATTTTGGGATCCTCAAAATCCAGAACTTCCGTATTATTTATTTTTACCAAAGCAGTATCATCAGATTTATTGTTGTATTCTTCTAACAACATACACCATGAATGTATAGAATCCGTATTATTGCAATTTAGCTTTGTCGTACGAATATTAAGTTTTTTAATAGTTTCATCTTTTTGCAAAAGATTTATACCGCCGATGGCTACGTATCGTTTTCCGGTGCTCGTATCTACGTACTTGTATGCATATATTTTGACTAAGCTTTTATTCTCATACTCTATTGCTTTTTTTACACTTTCGGATACAAGTTGATTACAATGCGAAAATGCAAGACAAAGCAAATCTACTAAATCGTCAATGCGATTGATCATATCTTGCTTGCTTTGCATATTCAACGAAGGGAATATAAAAGCAGCCAGTATCGCAATTGTCGTTGATAAAATTTATGTTTTGTTCGAAATTAGCAAAGCCAAAAAAAGCTATATTCCTATCTAACGGGAAAGAAATATAACCAGAATCTGGTTTTTCACTGTCAATAATATTCAATTCGTAGTAGTAATTGTTTTTAGAACATAGCGTCGTCGTATAGGTCTTCATCTTTTCCTTCGGGTTGATCGATTGTGCTGGTAATTCCATACTCGTTCAACTCAAAATTGTCTATTGTGTTTGAAACGTTTTTTCCACACACCGCAAGTAACAAGCATAAAGAACGCACAAAAAATTCTTGTGCTGGTAAATCTAAGTGTTCTAGCTCACAAATTTGAAAATACGTACCTTCCGATTGACAACTGATTGTGTTGTCCTTTAAACATACCGCAATCGATTTTCTTTGCTTCAAGAAATCACATAAACTTTCACAAAAGACCAAATCGCTCTCTTGTGTTGAAACATTTATATTTGCTGATTTTAAAGATGCAATCACAAGATCTTGCAAGAAACTTGTGTTATGAAAACCTATACAACAAAATAAGACAATTTTTTTCTGAGTTGGGCTTACAGAAAATCTTTGTCGACCCACTTATTTGATTTGTGCTGTAAGAAAATCTTTTCGTTGGAGAAAATTATATCTTTTGTATCGAAAAGATATTTAACGATTTGATCAACTACATGTTTGTTGAATTCGTGTATGGGTATTTTTTTCATGTTCAATCTATGAGTGGTTGACCTTTGATGACAGGTATGTCGTACAGGCACTCGTTGCCATATATTTGACCAACATGTTCTATCATAATACCACTATGGCTAGTAACGATGAATTGTTTGTTTGGAAAAGAATCTAATATCGAATCAATCATTTTTTTGTGCCGTTTGAAGTAAACGTGCAGCTCTATATTATCTACCAGTACAATATCACTTCTATCTATGACGGTTGGGTCGCATAGGTTTCTCAAAAGTGTTGCTATCTTTTTTTCACCAGCACTCATTGACTTGTAGTGAACCTTGACATCACCTTTGTTTATGACAAAATCTTGATAAAAACAAAATTCTTCATTTGCGACATTTGTTGTCAGAGCTGTATATATTTCTTGTTTTGTCAACAAAACATCTTGAGTTTTTATGGTTGTGTCTTTGATGCTGGCATATGCAGCTAGAGCTTGCTTTAAAGCGTCTTTGTTTGCGTTTACGCCTTCTGCTGCGATTGGTTTCTCTAAGCAACAATCATACCCGTAAATGGCTTTTGCGAGGGTTATAAATGTCTGGGATCTGTCTGTTGGTATTTGAAATTTAGCAGTGCTTAGTGGGTTGTCAGCATCAATAAATATTACGCTATCACCTTTTCTGTCAACCAAATCATTTCTTACAACATCATCATTAATTATTTCTACATGATAATCTTTGATGCCATCTGAAAAAATTCCATGAATATGCATTTCATCTGTGTATTTTGTAAAACCAGCATAATTTGGGTCGTAGTCAGGATGAAACTGCAACTTACGTAAAAGCAAATTATCGTCTTCTGTGCTTCTCTTTATGTACGCTTTTGCTCTACCAAGTAAAGTAATTGCGTTCAAAGCTGTGCTTTTACCGCAGCCGTTTGGGCCGAAAAACATATTTATAGGCTTATATATATTGTAATTTGTAAAATCAAAAGTAACTGGATCCTTAAATCCAGCGTAATTCTTCAAAAATAAAGATTTTATCTTTAGCATATCTTACTCCATATAGATATGCTATCGGCATTATTAATTACAAACCAAAATTACTGTAATTCAATATCGTATCAATATTTTCGTTATAGAAAAACCATCCGATATACTGCTCATTGTAATAGCTGCATATTACTATGACAACATGCGTTGTCGCCCAGTCTATTTCTGGGCAATATTTACCATTGTATGTTGCGCTAGCGATATCATTTAGAATAATCCCATTTACCATGGAATCATAAGAAATATCAGCATAAGTCCATCCTGATTCCATCGCGCTATCGTATACAAATTGTATATTTTGTCCAGAATCTTTCAAAACTTTCATAGCAGCACTTATGATTTTTTTGCTTGAAATAACATGAAGAGGATGTGACGTTACTTTTTGATTACTATTACGTAAAACATTCACATACGTCAAACGTGCATCATTTTGTAACTCAGCCGTTACGGAATCTTTAATTAAATGAATTTTTGTTTTGATACCACATAACTCAGTTGGAGTAAGAGCTGCCAATTCTTTCACGTAGAGGACCAGGTAAAGATCTAAATTTCATTACAACTCTCCGTATGGCAGATTTGTATATAATCGAAATTAATTTTAATAATTAAAAATGTACACTTTTTTTAGGGTATATTTTTATTATTTCTTTTCATCTTCTGCTTCTGCTTCTTTTTGATTATTTTCAATAGCCTTAGCTATAATCTTTTGCATTTCTTGAATCTTCTGTGCTTCTGTCAAACCTGGATTTTCCATGATTGCGTCAAAATCTATATTCTGTTGCTGTGCATAATCTTCTATATCTTCAAGGGTTTGTGCGATATCTCCCTCGCCAAACAAAAATTCTTGGTCATTTTCTATTCCGCCCGCCTGTTTCAAATTTTTATTCAGTTCAATTTCTGCTGCTGCTCTTTGTTTTTCAAGATCAACCATTTTTGCAGAATTTCCGCAAGACGCTTTTTGTCAGGTGCACTATTTAAACCACGTAAAATAATTTTCTGCGTATCATGATCAAGTTTTTGTATTTGATCTGCTATTTCAATTTTGTTACGTACATAATCGTAGAAAATTTGATCTAAAGAACTTTGTTGGGGAGTGCCTTCTATAAGCATATAAAAAGTATTCACGCCGGAAATATTATTAATTCTAAACGCTCTGCCTTCAGTTTGTTTTGCGGTTGAGGGAGACCAATCGAAATCATTCATGATAACATAACTTGCCGTATTTTCCAAACTTAAACCTGTGCCACCCTTTTTAGCTGATATAACCATAGCACGCGACAAGCTATCTTGGTCCTTAAATTTTGCAACTTTATTTTGTATATTAGGGCCTTCATCGTTTTGACTAATTTTCAAAACTCTTTCTCCACCAAAAGCCGCTTCAATTTCAGGGTCGAATCCATCTTGCTCTCGCAAAAAAGTTTCAAGTTCTGCTTTGATCTTATTAACACAGCTTATGAAGTTAGAAAAAATTAAAACTTTATTGCCTTGTTCTGCCAAGATTTTTTAGCAAAGGCAACAGTAGCAGGCACTTTAAGATTAGCCATTTCAACGCGAGCATGAATCATAGCGGCAAGTTTTTCATGTGCTTCGCCATGGAGAAATGCATATTCGTAGCTTCGAACCATAGTATCATATGCATCACCGTCTATTTGTTCTTTTGGTACATTACTTTTATCAACAATGTGATCTGGTAAATCGGGGTTTATGTCACGCATAGATCTGCTGAAAAATATACCAGATAGCACGAGTATTTTCTTTAGCTCGAACGCCTTATCTTGTACTTCTTCAAGCAATTCATCAATATTTGGCGATTGATAGCCTTTTTAATTTAAGTTTCTTTACATAACCTTTTTTGAATCTTCCTAAACTCATTTCGCCCAACGTATGACCTGTCAAGTTTAAAATATTATGAATGTCTCGCGGGTGTGTTGGCTACGGTTGTTGCCGATGCAGCCCACCTGAAAGGAACAGATTTTACAATCTCTTGTAAATTTATCGAGGCTGCAGTTTGGCTGTTTTTAACTGTATGTGATTCATCTACGATTACTACTTCAAATTTCATGGTCAACAAAGTATTCATAATTGCACGAATACGATTTTTTTCGTACAAGTATCTACCTTCAAAATCTTTTTTATATTCCTTAGTGGTGATGTCATTTAGGATACTGACCAATATTTGAGTATGAAATTACTATCCAGTCAGCATTTTTAACAGCATCAGCAGTAAGGTCTTGACTAATAATATAGGGTATATCTTCAAGACCTTTTTGTCTCTCCATAGTGCATACAACTATTTTTTGAGGCGAAACTCCAAGCTTATTCATACCTTCATTTGCCCATTGGAATTTCAGATTGTTCAGAGTTACTATAAGAACCTTTACCACCTTCTTTTACTCTCCTTACCTGCAGCAGTTAACGTTGAAAGAGTTTTTCCGGTTCCAGGATCGTCTCCTAATATTGCGCCATTTCTTTCGTATAACCATCTAACTCCGTATTTTTGTTGATCGAACAAAGTAATATCTGGCGTTACAACTTCTTTGATATCATCATAAAAAGCCTGATAATCAAAGCTTGGGTTACCATTTTCGTCTCTTGTTTGTTCCGTTACTTTTTGATATACTTGCTCGCCATCTTCGTCGTATACGGGCTCTCCTCGGCGTTAAGCATAGGTATGTAATGAGTTCGAAGCACCTCATAACCATCAAGGGTCGCAGTATATCATAAGGCGACCTTTGTACACGAGGCTTTTGTAAAAGCCCACTTTTTGTATTTCTATAAAAGCCTGTCTATATTCTGTAACGTCCCAGCCTGTGTTGCTTAATATTTTGCCAAACTTATATAAATCATCATATTTTCCGTAAACAAAAAATCTGCCATTATGCCTATCATCTATAAGCATACCTTCGGGTTTTTCTCTGCGGTCTACAGGTATTTCCAAATTTGGACGAACAAGATCTTTTTCCATGTTAGCAAATGTTGGAAAGCTAAACCTTAAATAACTGTATAAATCCGTCATTAGATCTAAATCTCGTGGTGCTTCAATTTCAATATGCATTTTTGTTGTATTTGAAACATTACGAGCATGAATTACTTTACGGAAATCCGTAAAATACTCAGGGTTTTCTTGTAAAAATATTTTATAATTTTGTATTCTTTCGTCAAGTGCTGATGAGTTTATATTTTGCTGTTTAAGAATTGATGATAATTTTTCCAATTGTTCAGCAGGTACTTTTGTGCATAATAAATGCACCCTCTGTTCCGTCAAATTTAGAAGTTCCCGGTTCTAGATATGCACTTCTAGTAAAGTTCTCATCAATAAGTTTTGTTACTGTGTCTCTTATTTGTTTTGGCGTATTATTGCCGTCACTCTGACGCACTGCAATTCCAATTATATCTTTATTTGCACTTTTTTGATATGCTGCGTTTTTGAAATTCTGCAAAACAACTATGTCATAAGTGATAAGCTTTGTTCAGCCGCTTGCTGCATTTGTTGTTTCGATTGCACTAAGTAGGCCGCAAGAGGAGTTGTATCAAAGCCAAAAGCCGTTAATTTTTGCACTTAGATTTATGAACAAAACTGATAAATTTGATTGTACTATAATTACATTTTCTTTAGGCGATCTTCTTTTTAAGATATTCGCAACAGATCTTTTTCCTTTGTCATCTTTTGCCCAGCGGGGAATTATGTTATTTTTGTATTATCAGTTATAAATTTGTCAGCGATAGATTCTAGTTGTTTATACTCGGATCTAGTCAAGTCAGGTAAATCAATAGAAACGTAAGGTCTAACGCCTACAGTCTCTGTTCCTACTATTTGAAGATTTCGTTTCTGGCCAGGGATTTTTTTCTTTGGTGCTTCTTTTGCGATATCTTGAGCATCATCTTCTGGTAGCTCAGGTAAGTCAAAATCGTTGTCAGGTTTATCTGCTAATTTAAAGTAATTCTGTACATAAAAGTCTCCGGGACCTATCTTATTTTTGTGTATATTTACCATACCAACCGGTTGAGCTGACGTTTGTTGATTCGTTCTTCTCTAGCTTTGAAGGCTGCGATTAAGCTATCATTATCTAAAAATCTAGGATCTAAAAATACGCCACGACGATTTGGGGTGCCATCAGCTAGTAGATAAAACTCGTCATTTGTTTGTGCTCGCATAATTGATTCAATAGCAGCATCAATATATCCAGCAACCGCCTCTGGTCTTTGTTTGAGACTTTCTGGCAGTGAATGCCATTCTTTCAATACAATTCTACGTTTATTTGGATTTGCCTGTATTCTATTTACTATGTAAGCATCCTGCAAAATCTGATTTTCTTGCAGCTGTGGCGGAAGATTCAAAAATGCTGCAGTGTTGCTTATAATCAATTTTCTAAATTTCTCGACATCAATATTAGCCTGACCAACTCCAATTTCTCTTATAAAATCGGGATCTTCTAAAGCCGTTGGTCAAAAATCTTAGCAGACTCTGGTTTGCCTTTATATGCCACATAAAGTTTTTGCGCACCAAGTTTGAATATTTTGTCCTATAAGCAGCGTAGATTGAGTCGTCTCTTTTGAATTCAGGAGCGAATGTAGGGAAGTTCAAAATGTTTGCAAACAAAACGCCTTTGAGAATATCAATGGCTAATTTTGTAAATTTGTCTTTTCTTCGCATAATACCAGGCGCTAAAGCTCGCAAATACGATTCAATATATTCTTGAGTATACACCCTTTGCATAAGCGTTTGTTTTCTGCTTTCTGTTTTGGCGACATTTGGAGATTCAAGTATTTGACTTATCACTTTATTTTTCAGTGTTTCATAATTTTCTGGATCATCTAAGAAATTTTCCATTGTATCTTGTGGCATTTCTCTAGAAACAAAACCCTCTTTTACTGCTGCGTTAATTGCTTCGTTGTTTGCAGCTTCCATAGCGGCAATAAATTCTGGATCTGCATTCAAATCTGCTGCGAAGTCTGCTATGATTTTCATCATTTCATTGTAATATGCACTGCTTGTGATTGCGGCATTTTTATCGGCTGCTGATTTTTTAGACATACCAACAGCTCTACCTTTCCAAAATATTCCTGTACGCAGTTTTGCAAGAACAGCTTCTTTAAAAATTTCTTTACCCTCAGGATATATTTCCCAGTGCTGAGGCACTTTGGGCAATACATATTGCAAATAATTAGGATTATCTTTATAAGAATTAGCTAATCTTGCGTGTATGGACACTATAAATCTTGGATCTTTTATAACAAAGTCAGGCATTTCAGGAAATAGATCTGTTTGCATTTTTTCAACTGCAGCTAGAGCGTCAAGTCTATTGAGTTGTGCAATTTTTATAGCCCATGCCTGTCTGCAAGCGTCTTGGAATATATCTTTTATTTGATCAAATTCTTTGTAAGCAGCAAATTGATTAAAGTCAACACGATTGTATAATTCAGGTTTTGTAATAATTAATTTAGCGAATTCATCAATTTCCGCCATATCAATTGTGCCGTCTTCTTGGAAGAAACTTTGATTAAGATTGCGTTCCTTTAATAATTCTTCCCAGTGTCTTTTTGCGAAATATCCTGTAATTCTATCCTCCCAATTGTTTTTCTTTACGAATTGCAAAACTTCTCGCCAAAATTTTCGAGGAACCTCACGATCGCCACCTAATTGGGGACCAGCAATTTCTGCTATTTTTTCGCCTTCAAAACGAATACCGACTTCAGCGGAGCCATTTACTATGTAAACATAAAAATCACCCGCGTTCAGATAAGGTATACCGTTTCTTTCACGAGTAGTGCACCAGTTCTGCGGTGTTGATAGTTCTGTACATTCGTCAAGATTTCTTTCAAATACTTCATCAGTTGATAATTGTTTTCCGTTTTCATCAACTTCTGGTTGTAACTTATCTTTCCTTGGAAAGTGCCTCCATATACCGCCTTGATTCTTGTGTTTGGAAGCGGCTGCTCTTAATTTAGTAATTTCGAGCATGTGCTCTTTAAGCATTAACTGATATAAACCAGCAAAATCTTTATCTTTTACATATGATTTATGAATTGCCTTTTGTACCATATCGACAGTAATTTTATTTTCTGCTTCTGGGTTTTCGTCGTTAAGTATTTGTGCTATTTGCTCGTAATTTTTGGATTCTTCATCATCTTTTTGTGGCATCAAAAGATTTTTAATTCTGTCTTTCAATGCTTTTGTTTTTAGCATATCTTCTTCATCCAGATTAGCATCACGCATAAAATTAAACATCGTACCAATAACAGCAGGGTTTGCTGGTAAAACTGGATTGAATGCGTTTTTCCTGACGTTCCAAGCATTTTGTCAAGTAGTGTATAAACGAAAGCCGGATTTTTGTCAAATAAGGGATGTTCTTTGAAGAATTCTATCCAAGTATCATACCCTGCTTTTTTAGTTTTATTTTTAAGAGTTAAGTATTGCTTTTCGCCTGCTATTGGATCTTGTAAAAAAACCGTATACGCACGAGCAAAATCAGCGTCTATTTCTTTAATTCTTTCAAAAGCAAATTGCGGATCGTCAAATTGCTTTCTTATTTCTTCATCATCAGTTTGTTTTTTGAGTTTTTTGATAAAATCATCTAAGTGTTTTTGCATATCTATTTCTTGACGAAATAGAGTTCCGTCTGGTTTGGCTTTTCCATCCGCACCTTTTTCGTAATCCACTTTGCTAATATCAACTTTTCTATATAGTTGAGGCAACGCAATTCGGCTGATCCAGTCATTGATGTCTTGTTCTTTGTTCTCTGGCTTGATTCTAACTGTTATAGCTTTTGCTTCACCCTCAGGATCGTTTGGATCTTTGACGTTAATTTCGTACCCAGCCCACGGTATGATTCTGTCACGATGTAATACGAAAAACTTTACAAAAGGATCTTTAATGCCAAATGTCTCTATTCTTCGCAAAGCGGAATTATCATAATGTTCTGCCGCTAATTTAAGAAGAAATCTTAATGTAAAGAAATTCATAAACCATCTCCAGCCAAAGCAAGTATAGAATAATTAATTTGCATATACATCAAAATTATATAAAAACGCCAGACTTCCTCTGCAATAAAACAAATTGATGAACTTATGACAGTTTTTTATAGTTTTTTGCAAACTCATCTTCTGTAACAGACCAGGTTTTAGATTTGTTTTGTATTTCATGCATTTTGTAAGTATTATCATTTTTCTTTTCGGCCATGTTAATTGCGTTTTCTGTAGGCTTATATAAACACCAAACCGAATCTGTTGCTTTCTGTGTTTTTTTATATCTTTTATCGAAGCTTTTTTAGTTTCTGTCCAAATATTATTATCGTAATCTTTGCAAATCATCATGTCTTTACGAACTGATATTGTTTGATCTTCAAGTCTAAATCTATTGTTGCGGTCTAATAAATCATTTTCTTTAGCATCGTTGAAAGAAATAGCAAAAATGTTTCTAATTTTTTGCACTCGGAAAGATTTAGCATATTTATGTAAATTAAAATAATTCATACATTATCCGGTTACATCAACTCCGTGAATTAAATCTTCCATAAATTTTTTGCAATACTTATCGTTCCATGGCGATCCTTCGCAGTCGTAGGAGATATTCTTGTCTAAAACATTTTGTCCCTTAAGAAGGACCACCAACATTTTGTCTGGATTACTTTCTAACATTGCAACGATAGCCGCTGTATTGTGCGGGTTGCCTCCGTTGCTATTCCAGTATCCAACAACTTTAGCGGCATATGGCAGAGATTCTTTGTTGGTCATAAAAGTTGCACCGTGTCTAAAGAAATATCCGTCATGTGCGTAAATCATCCATCTATCAACACTGCCACGCTCAATACTGTATTCGTATATTGTCTTTTTAGCCCAATTTATATCATGTAAATCTTCATTTACTTCATTGTAGGAGCTTCTTCGATCTGTTTGCCACGGTGGCGTCACTGGAGCTTCACGTTGTTTGTATGAAAAATCCGTCCTACTTGATCTAGGCTTGGTAGTGCTAAGTATTTGATTTGCATCATTAAGATCAATAAATTTTTGTGTATCGCCACCCTGTTTGTCTGGATGTAGAATTTGCGCAAGTTCACGATATCTTTTGCGTATTTCTTCTGAAGTGGGCGTATGCGTAAATCCAAATATTTGCAAGGCTTCATCATACGTAAACCTTGGCCTTGCTGCTAGTTTAACTTTTGTATACCAATTCATATTTATACTCTAAAATATTGTTGTGCTATGCCTTTGCCGAAAGATTCCGCCTGTGACTCAGAAGACTGAAACTGTCCTGTAGGAAATGTAGAGTGATAGTGTCTTTCGTGTTCGCTTTCGTGCGCTGCTGTTTCGGCTAATTGATTCATAATATAAGCAGATATTTTATTTATTATATTGTTTTTTACATCGGGATCAATTTTTGCACCGTCCAATTGCGTTATAGATGGTAATGCTTGATTCTGGATTGAACGTAATATTTTAGATATGTCAACATGAACAATTCCTGGTTCGGAACTTACATCAAGTCCAATTGCGTCTGCTCTAGATATGGGGCTGGTGTCTATAGTATGCACATTATTTTTTGTAAGAATGGGTTGTATTTTCATCAAAACTTGATTCATCAATTGACCGCCTCGTATGCTTACTCCTAGACCAGGAATATTAAACGTTGCAGACATGCCAGAGCCTATGAGCTTGACAGAGCCTGGTTGTTTGAATTGCACATACTGTTGTATTTGCTGCGGCGTAAGCATTTGTGCTTTTTTGAACCAGCCATAAGTTTTTTGCATACTTGCTTCCTTTTGTTCAGTTTTTTGCTCTTGTGATAATACGTGCAGTTTTTTCATTGCTCTAGTAAGTCCTACATATTTTGCATTTGCTTCCTGCGCTAGCTCTTCTTCAGTTTTTGCAAGTGGGCTTGGGAAATTTGAGGGATCGAAAAATACACGATCGAATTCCAAGCCTTTAGATCTATGTGCTGTAGTAAATGCTATATATTCATCTGGCGACTGCGATTTAATCAAATCCTCTTTATCTGGATCAAACATCATAAACTTGCTTTTCAGGTATTCCAAGAAGTCGAATCCTGTATTTATTTTTTTGCCAGTTTTCTTGTCAGTAAAATCATGTTGTTCAAGGTTTTCAATTACCTCTTTGATCAGTTGTTCCATTTTTTCTTTTTCATAGATTTGTGCTTTGAATTTTGCTTGATTACGGTATCTGTCAGCAAAAAGCTCTATTTGATTGCGAATTCTAAACAATAAATATTCTATATCTATGTTTGCGAGATACCTGCCAGATTTATCTTTTCTTTGACCCATCGGCGTAGTATTGTCTAATATGAAATTTTTAATATCACTAAACAGGTCTACGCCTATAATCATAAAGTTTACATCGTTTGATAAGCAGCGAAGAGCCTCATCAGTGAGTGATTTATTCGTTCGTGCAATAAATGCTGTAGACTCAGTAAATTTGCCATTTTCTTTGTATTCAGCAAAAATTGAAGCGAAAGCATCATCAGATTCTGTACCTTCAGTAACTTCTCCTTCGAAATCTAATCCAGCCACAAGATCTTTAACGTGCGTATTATTTCTTACATATTCTATAATCTTCTTACCACTACGATAATTTGTTGGTAAAGTACGAATTACTCCGCCATTAGGCATTGCTTCTATTGCTTTTGCTACATTATTGAAAGATTCAGAATCACTACCTCTGAATCTATAGATAGATTGGTTCGGATCGCCAACTGCAACTATTCTAGCACCAGCATCCGATAGTTTCTTAAGCATGATAGATTGACAAGCATTGAAATCTTGCACTTCATCAGCAAGTACAACGTCGTACTTAGGAAATTGCATGCGGTCATTTATGCTTGTAAACCATAGAGTATCATTATGGTCCCGCATTTTATTTAATTCAGGAATATTGCATCTTCCTGGAATGCTGTAGTTTAGAGCTTTGTATACTGCTTCTATTATTTGCAATCTATAGTCAGGTAATTCAACTTTAGCTTGACCACCAAAAAAGTCAGTCTCTTCTTTATGAACTAATTTGGTATTGATTGCATATTTTGTAATCAAATCTGATATTTTATTTCTTGCATCCCCATCAAGAGGCGATATTGCGTAATTTTTTGCAAGATTAGACAACATCAAAACTGTTGAATAGGCGAGGCCATGCAGGTTTGCTGGAATTCCAAGATTTTCACCAATGTCAGAATCGAACATCTTAGAAACAATTGAATTTATTTTGTCATGGATTCGTAATTCGAATGGAAGCTTTTGTGATTCTGGGCTACCCTTTAAGAATGTTGCTGTGCCAATATTATAGTCTTTTGCATTGCCCTGAAGTACTTGTCCCAAAAATGAATGGCTTGTCATGACATCAACGCCAGCAGGGAACTTTTCTTTGCTTTCAACTTGATTCTTTTTATTAAAAACCAAATACAACCATCGTTCATTAGGTTTTTTATAACTTGCGATATGCCTCAATACAGTTGTTTTTCCGCTACCAGCTAAAGCATTTATCATTATGTTTTCTTTAGTACCAATAAATGATTGTTCGATTTCTTTTTGATGCGTGCTTATTTTGTCTTCTGGAATTCTTCCTTTAATTACTGTTTTTTTATTGTCTGCTTTTTGATCTTCTTGCTTCTTGTGTTCTTCTGTTTCTTCTTGCGGGATCTTTTGCCTGTTCTTCTTGTTCAGGAATTTCTTTTTGCATATTTGCAAATATGCCAAATAAAGTGAGTGGATTATCTGCTAATATTTTTTGACCATTATCATCAAGGACTGATTTGAAATGTCTTTTCATCATTTCAACATCAAGAATTTCCGTGTTTTTATCTTCAGACATAATTAGCCAACTAGTACCAGCTTGATCAACTTTCATACATGCAAAAGGCTTATTGTCTCTATTGCTTGTTACAAGAACAAAGTTTTTTTGTCCGCCTGGTTGTGGTTTTGGTGCAGGTATATTTGGTTTGATTTCATCTGCTTTCGGCGGCTTGGTGCAGCAGGCTTGTTTTGTATTTGCGGTATTTGTACAACTAGGGCATCTTCTTGTCCTAATTCCGCATTTTCTAATTTGTTATACTCAGCAACGCTCATGCTGCTTTTGCAATTTTTTGCATGAAAATTTGAACAACCATAAAACTTGTGGCCAGTTGCTTTATTTGTGCGTTCAACCATGGTGCCGCCGCAACCTGGAACTTGGCATTTAACAGCTGCAGTTTTTACTAAAGATAAGATTTTTTTCGCAAAATTGAAAGCTTTCATAAATTCTCCTGCTTGATACCATATTTAATTTATCTTATTTTACGCAAAAGTCCTTGATTCAAAAGATATAAATAGTTGTTATTATTAAAATAATAAAACCCCTTATGCAGGGGTCTTATCGTTAGTTTGTAATTTTTGTGATGTTTCGTTCTATGTTTTAATTTCTGCTTTTGTTTTTTGCAAAATTATTTGTATATCTTTGCAAATAAGAGATTTCAAAAGATCAATTATTTTTGGGATTTGATTTCCTCAGCCAACGGTTTTAATTTGGCCATTATTGCATCATAGTTTTTACGCTCTTCTGGCTTGAGTGAATCCATGGGATCCCATTGTAAAAGACCTTTACCTTTTAGATCATAAGGTGCATTCATTGCTTGATTTACAAGAGTTGTGGCTGCCACCCCAAGACCAATCAAAGCAGTTGCAACTAGTTTAGGACCGTATTTTTTTATAGCATTTGAGAGGCTCTGCATTATCGCTGCCTCTTTTTGCATTTTATATGATGCTGTCTTTATAACAATCACGCTAGCACTCCTTTTTCTACAATAATCTTGATAATAGTTATAGGATTTGCACTCGCTAATCAGCAATTCCATTTACGCAGTGCCTTGTTAATTCTGCTATCTGGATCTCTTGCTGTTTTCTTGCTTGTAAGCTTCTTCTTCATTCCCTTCATTCTAAGCGCAAAAAGACTTACGACGCTTCTTCCTTTTACCAGTTGGATTCTTTTCAGTTACTGGAGCCTTTAAGGTGTCCGCCAGTTGCTCTGTTATAGCTATCACGACCCTTTTGATTCAAGCCACCCTTTTGTTTTTCCTTCACTGCGTTGCCATGCTGGGGTTTTCTTGGCTTCTTTGCTCATAGCTGATTTTTGATGCATATAAGTGTCGTAGTCAAAACCTTCCGTTTCATCTAAAGACTCTTCCATGTCGAAATTAGGCATGTTCACATCGTCTTCAGAATTATACTCTTCGTCTTCTTGCTCATACATGTCCTCATCATGATCATCATAATCTTCATCATCTTCAAAATCATCATCTTCTAACTCTTCCTCATCAGAATCTTCATCATAGAAATCGTCTTCATCTTCTTCATCTATGTCATAATCTTCATCCTCATCCATGTCATCATGATCATTCTTCATGAAGAGATTTTCATACAAGTTATGGTCAAGATCAAAGTTTTCCGAATCTAGGTCAAAATGCTGTAATACCTCATCAACGTTTTGTTCTGTTATTGGCATTTCATATGCAAAGTCATGTTGTTTGCCATGGGGATCAACCGCGTGATAAGCAAATTCAACATTTCCCGTTGCATGGTGCTCGCCATCGTCATCCATGCTGTCGTGATGGTGAAAATCATGATGCGGATGATGACCATGACATTCTTCGCATTCCTCACCCTCTTGATGCTCAAGCTCTTCCTCTTCTTCTTCTCTTGCCCAATCATCGAAGCTAAAATTCTCACCCATAGCTGCGTGTTCTGGCTCGTTCAACTCATCTTGTGCCCATTCATCAAAGGTCATTACGCCATCTGCAAGACTGTCCTCGTGATGCTCTTCTTGTAACTCTTGATTTGCCCAATCTTCAAAACGTTTGACTAGCCGTTTTCTTTGTTTTCTTTTTACCTTTTACAGGAACGCAATTAGGTACTTCTTTGCCACCTTTACCTGGTTTGGTTCCAATCATTTTGTAACCTTTCCAACAAGGGTCTTCGGTTTTCATTTTGTTTGCAGCGGTTCGAATATCTGCGTTTCGCCTCTTTGTTATCTACTGGCACACATATTTTGGCACTCTCTCGCCCGTTTTTATTTTTTGTCCCGATCATTTTATAACCCTTCCAGCAGGGGTCTTTGCCTTTCATTTTTAGCAGCTGTTTTGATTGAAAAATAATTTATCATGTTATTCATATAATTCTCCAAAATTTATCTGTGTTCCTTATAAATCATACTATACTGTTCGTATATAAACCCAGTAATTATAGAATGCAATTTTTCCTTTTTAATAAAACTAAAAAATTAACATCATTCATATTCGGATAAAGTGGATTTTACGCGAGACATTAGCGATTTTAGATTATTATTACATTCCTTTATAGTTTGCTTAAATGCATCATCCAAGAATTCAATCATTTTTCCATTCGAAGTTACTTGCAATAATTCAATCATAGTCTGTATCATGCCTTGAATTGTTTGTATTACTTGAATAATGCCGATTTTGTCTGCAAATTCGAATATTTCATTTAGAACCGCCGTAGCTTCTTGATAGCCTAATTGAAGCATATCTCCTAGCTGTTCTATTTTAGTTTTTGCTTCTTGTATAAGGGCTGGCTTGTTATTAGCATCAACTGTCCATGAGTCATTATCTTTGAGCATCTGGAATATTTTCAACAACGTTGATTTGCATTCTTCGTCTAACGATTGTAATCTTTCAAATCTTACTCTCAAAGCTCGCATGTAGCCTTCGTGCCCTGGTCTCAATATGTTAGCCGTACCTTCTTGTAAAGCTTTTTCAAGATCATCTTGTATATTGTAATCTGGATCTTGTAGTTTTTTAATTGTTCCTGGAGCAAAAGTATAGGCAAACTTGCGTGTTGAATTTGCGGAATAATTTGATAAATTAAAATAGCGAATATTGTTCATTTTATTACCTTTTTTGCAATTATATATTGCACCACTTATTCTTTTTCATATAATTTATTACATTTTGGATAGATTTCATAGGTGGCATAGTTTTTAGCATTTCGTTGTATCTTTCATGCAAACCAATCCAGTACCAAATATAACAATTTCCAACTTTTACTGCCATTGCTCTTACATATTGCCCAACTTCTGCTGAATAAACCGGAATTGGTGATGGATTTTGACGTATTCTTTTTATGCTAGCTGTTTTTGGGTCAGAAGTCATAAATTTATAACCTCTGAGAGCTGATTTTTGATCTGCTTTCTGCAATTCAGCAAAATTATCAATAAATTCTTTGGTTTTGAAGTGACCAGAAAGCCCGGCTTCTCTAATCAGAAGATTTGCATACCATCCAGAGCTGTTATTTTCTGCAAAATTGATTGATTTACTGTAAATTTTATTCATAAATTGGCTTTTTTATCAGCGAAAACATAAAATCTATCTTTTTTTGCAAAAAAATCAGTTACTTATCCTCTAAATTGCTAAAACTTCATTTTTTTTCAGCAAAACTGAAATTTTACTGCGAAAAACAAGAAATTACACCAAAAATGAAAGTTTTTTGCAATTATTGTGCATTTTTACCGTATTTTTTCCTTGCGTATGCCATCCAAAGTGAGAAAATATCATTTTATTTGCTTTTTCATCTCCAATTCTGGATTTTCATAGTCAGAAAAACGACTTAATCAGCCTTTTTCATAGACGGGTAGAACAATTTTACGCAAATATTCCGAAAAAGGCATGCCAGAACGTTTAGCTTGTTGATAAAACTGCGGCTACGAATGCTTCAACTTCATATGGTTGCATAAAAATAACCTCAATCCAGCTCCGCTAATACCTCGGGTGGAACGATATTTCTCTCGCATATTTCCAATATATTGTTTCATCTTTTCATTACAATCAAAATTTGCATAGCTTCTATTTCTAAATCCTGTACACCATAGCATGTGTATGTCACTAATTCGTGCCTTATCGTAGTTATTGTTTTAATATATATATGTCTTGCAGTAAATGTTGATATCATCGAATATGGTAACATTATTGTTGTTATACAAAAACTTCTACATCAAAGGTTGAGTCGCCTCGAAAAGATCCATGAACTACAACTTTTTTACACCGCATTTGTAATAGTGATAAAACAATGTAATTACAAGTTAAATATGAAAAATATTCCCTAATTTGCGATTTTGTCAGGTTGGAATGTTTGTTTATCAATAGCGTCTTGTAATAAATCTTCACACAGCATAAAAACCCCTAAACTGGTCATCTAGCTTTAATTCGATTTCATTCTTTATTGCAACAATAAACATTCTAGCCAAACTTACGGCGATGCTCTCCGTATACATGCCCATGCTTGCAGCAACCTTGTAGTTGTGTGAATATATTTTTTCATTACTATAGACCTATCGCTTTTTGCAATAAAAACTTAACTTTACTCTTGCAAACCAGCCGTTTGCTTGTTTCATTTTTCCTAAAGTCCCAAGATCAATCATTTTGGTCTTTGTCTACAAGCCACACTTGTATTGGAATATTAAAAAATTCATACTCGTTTTCTTTGTTTATGTTATCTCTATATCTTTGTGGTGCATTTTCTTGTGCAATTTCTTTGATCGCAGCTTTTGCTTGTTCTAAGAACGCTGAATTTACATAAAATGTAAGAGAATCTTTGCCGTATTGCATGTCTACATTTAAAACAGCATGCATCAAACCGTTATCAAAGCCATTTTTTCGAGTATACTGGGACCAATCTTATTTGCTTCCTCTAAAATACTATCATTGTCAGGCTCCCAATCGCCTTCTTCACGACGAATTTTGCTTTGTCGCCACTCAATAAACCCGTCACGATATTCCTGATTGTTTTTAACAAATTCTACAACATCCGCATAATCTGCATTTATGTATTTTTCGCCTTCTTCTGACTCGAAAAAACCTATATCTTCTAAATAATCATCGCCATAAAAATATATATCTTCATTTACATCATCCTGATTTTCTCCATACGAGTCTGAAGGCCTTGGTGGCATGTCTTCGTATGCTTTTGATGAGGCATCATCATATAAACGTTGCCTGAACTTATCTTCATCAAACCAATCAAATTCTAATCTATCATATTTTTTATATAAATATTCACCCAAGCCTTCAGTTCTACCCAGACTGACGAAGCCTCCGCCTTTGATTAAATCAACATACGCCTCATCAAAGTTGATTCGCAAACTCTTTTTTCTTTTTTCTTCTGCTATTTGCTTTTCTTGTAATTCTTCTTGTTCTTTTTTCTTGCGATTAACTTCTTGTACGTGCTTTGTTATCTGCTTAATAGCTTCATCGTATTCTTCTGGCAAATCTAATGCAGCAAGGTTTGGGCATATATCACGAGGTAAACTTGTAGAATGCGTTGGCGTCACCTTTCATGGTTGCTTCGATTACGTTTTTTGCAAATTCATGCACCGACTCTAAATACTGCGAAACTTGTTTTTGATATCCCGCAGCCCCAAGTGCTTCTCGTACTGTTGGATCTAGTATCAACCTATGCAGAATCGAAGGTCCATTAGCTTGAAACTCCAACAATTCATAAAAGTAGTTTTCGTTCGAAAAATCAGACAAAAGACTGTCTAAATTATGCACGTCAATATTTTTTCGCGCAAAATATTAAACATAGTCTCATAATTAGCTAATTTTTTGGCATCCATTCGCAACATCATGGCATTTATTTGCTGCACAAATGTACCAGCATGCTCAACAAAATCTTGTATTATTGGCGATTCTATCAAATTTACTTTTAACGTTTTTCTGTGGCGGAATTTCCTCATGCCACGAATTTACGATTCTACTCATTTCTGCATGTAAAGACGGATATTGACGCAAAACAGCATTAATAACATACTTGTAATAACCAAATACGTTTGTTCGATTTTGCTTTTGCTCTAATTCGTGTAATTTGCCTTTTTCGCTAAAAACGGTTTTATTACCAGCTACATTTGAATTTATTATGTAGTATCGTGCTAGATTATTGTCTATATATGGTTTGGCAAGATTTTCAAATGTTTGTAAAACAGATCTGATCATGTATTCCATGCTGTCAGGATAAGGTCCAGCAACAAGTGTAAATTCCTGACCAGAATAAAATCCTGTAACACCTTGCATCTCTTGTGTGCTGTCAGTTTTATTGTCTTTTTCTAATTTTACTTCTTCATCTGATTCGATTTTTGATTGTTCTTCTTGAATTTTGTTTAGAGCGTTAAGTAGTGGATTGCCATCAACTTTAACTTTCTTAGACTCTAATTTGCTCAACGCTTGTTTTACTTGCGATAGAAACTGAATTTCTACTGCATCGCCAGATGTTCTATAATCTTTTGTAATTACGAGATAATTTGGATTATAAACTAAATTACCAGTCTTCAAGGCTAAAACACGTATCGTATAAGAATTGTATGCCTCGTCTGTGCCTAAGACAAATTGACTCATCAAGCGAGAGCTAGATGAGCCAACGACGAGTTCACCCCAAAAACCTGGTTGATATTCTATATTCCACATATGCTAATATTAGTATTTTTTTTCTTGTATCCTTTTATAATACATTTGGATATTTTAACCTTGCTCGCTTCATGTATGTATCATATATTTCCGTAACCGCATCTTTGGCCGCTTCCTCATCGTTATGGTTTTGCACTAGTAAATTTGCAAAACAAAAGGCAAAAATTTCTGTTGCAAAATTTCAGATAATGACAAATTTTCATATTTAGTCTGTTGATGATATTCAGCTATATGCCTTCGATTTCACATTCTTGCAAATAGTAACCCTTCAGGTCTTTATTATATTGTACATATCCGCATGATATGTTTTATGCATCGACTGGTTTGCGTTCAAATTCATGTCGTAATGACATTGCTGTTGCAATATATAGCTTGTGTATATATTTACCTTGAAGCGGCGCAGCAACGCGAAAGCGTTTCCACGATAAATGCGAAAACGGTTAAACACCCAAATTCGGATTATCCGAACGAAGTACA